AATAATTAAATTTAATGAAAGAACATCAGAAAATCATAATAGCTTATATATAAAGTTTGACGGATATGATGCACAACGCTACGAGAAGGGGAATATCTTTGAGGGTGAACTCGTGTTTAATTACGCAAGGTATGCTAAAGTTCATGAAGATATGGATTTTTATGGTATGTTAGTAAATGGAGTCAAGCATAAAGCTAATAGATACAAAGAACCACCAGTAAGCAAGATGCCTTCATTAGCTGGTTATCAGAATGCAAACGACCAGATAGCTAAGCAAGAGCGCAGAATAGAAATGTCGGAAGAACTTAGAGACTCACTTTTAGAGGCAATAGATAGAATGCATAGAGGTCTTGAAAAGGCCTGTGTAGCTAAACTGTCAGTATTACAATATACTAAGATAAGAACTCAAGAGGTAGCTAAACGTAAAGAAGAATTAAATAGTAAGGTGCCTTTAAGAAACGTACCAGACTACGAAATACATTCGACAGACTTCGTCAATACGCGTTTACCACATATTATGAGTAAACGACTTTACTCGTCCTTTAGCTTTCTACTTGTAGACTATACTTCATTTCTTGGAGAGGAAGCTTTTGAAATGAGTACATTCATGTCAGAATATGCAGACTCAAATACGAGACTACTAACGTTCTCTCAAACCCTGGGTAAGATAGACGAGAAGCGTCGTGATGGGTTAATGTCATTAGAACAGGTACAAGAGATGGCTAAATTCTTAAAGGATAGAAGGGAGATTAATCGTGAACAAAATAGTTAATCGCCTCTTAGAGGCAGTCAATCCTGTTAATAAAGATATAAACGATTTGATTATCCAAGCGCTTGTGGACCGAAACTTGCGTGACCGATTACCCGAGGAACTAAAAACCTCTTCTAGTAATGGCGGAGATAATGCCTCATACGCTATTAGGAACATACATACTGGTAACTACTTTTATATTCGTTATGAGAATTACGATGAGAGATATAATGCATATATGAGCAAAGACCCTAAAGACATTTTAAAAGGCACTCTCGTAGTTAATGATATCTCACGTGACCTACCGCTGGAATCTCTACTACAGATAGACTTTAAAACTCTATTAGAAAAGCATAAAGATAATGAAGGTGAAATGTATGGCGATGAGATGCCCTCTATAGAAGACTATAAGAGTTATACAAATGAAATAGGCCGTGCAGCGGGTGCAATACAGAAATCATCCGACATCGCATTACAAAGAATCAAACGAGAAGCAATCACGTCTATGCAGCAAAATATAAATACTGTTCTCCGTAATATCATCAGCACTTTAACCAATAAGTTTAATGCACACGAGATAGTTATGAAGAGGAAGGATGAACTTGGCAGTGTAGTTAAAGTGTCATCCATAGATAAATTTATTGTATCTTCTAATAATGTTGCAGATATAGGATTCCCACACATGTTTGTTCAAGACCCTACAATAAGTAGCTATGCGGTCTTGATAGTAGACTTCTCAGAATTTGCGAAGACGCCTACTTATACCTTAACTTATTACTACGGTGGCACTGCACGCGAATCAGATATGTATAATAAAGGTGAGTTGCTTGGGAAGCTAGACGAGTACCGTAAGAAGGACATTATCTCTATGGACCAACTGAAGAGCTTAGCAAAGTTTGTTATGGGTAAGTAACATGAAGCAGACTAAGGCGATAATAGAATCACTTAAGAACTTAGACATCGATGCAGCGAACAATCTATTTAGTTCGCTAACACATAGTGAGCAGTATGCATTCGAAGAGAAGGCCACACCTGACGCCAGTGCAATGTTTATCTTTCCCGATGGTAGAATACTAGGCGCAACAGATAGTGCGATGCAGGACAATTACGGGCTTGGTAGGGATATATTTCACCAAGAGATATATGACCGCGGAGTATTTAGTTATGGTATAGATATAACTAAACGCAAAAGTAACGGCCACTACGACCAGCATCCTGTAATGGATAAGGAACTAGCAGAGATATATAATTTAATTGTAGTCGCTGAATTCCATACAGATGGTGTCGTAGTTGTGCCTTCACGAGTTGAACCAACGCCGCAGCAGATAGAACGGCTAAAGGACTTTCATAAAGCAGGATTCAAGATAGAAGGTTATCCACGAATTTACGATATGATACTTGAGGATGAATCTCATGAGGTTGCGTGACGAAGAGATATTCTTAATCTTAGTTGGATTAGAGGATATGGAAGAAGAATTAATCTTACTTACGGTAGTGGATTCGGTAACTAAAGATATGCAGAATAAACTCGTAAAACTTACGAATTGAGGAGACATATGCAAACTAAGAATAAGAAACCTGTCGTAAGGCACTATAATAAAAAATTCATTATTAAACAAGACCAGGATATCGTAACCGAGAGCCTGGCTTCTGTCGTTGAGGCATACAATCCAGAAGTATCTTACCGACTATATGGTGATAAGATATTTCGTGCTGGTGCTATAAATGCTTGGCGATGGTGGTCAGGCTGGCAGAAGTCCGGAATAGACTTCGACCCAAAGGACCACAAAGATGAAATTACCAAGTGGACTATAGATGAACTTGCAAAGATGGACCCTACGCCTAATAAAACTTACGCTACATTTATTATAAAGAATTATGCAGCAGGTGGATGGGGTACAGCATTTGAAGATATAAGAAGCAAAGTTGTTCCTGCCTTAATAAAGTATGATACACTAAAAAGAAAGAATAAGATACCTGCACCTTATAACGATATACTAAAGTTTAGAGGGTTCAAGGACTTTGTAGAATATGTTAGTCCACTAGGGGTACCTGACGACGCTAAATCTAAAGGTAAGTCAACGGAAATCTTTAGCAACAGTGAAGTGCGTATTGTTAGACCAGACGACGAGGAAGCAGCTATCTATTATGGACAAGGTACTCGCTGGTGTACAGCAGCTACTGAGGGTAAGAACTACTTCGACGACTATAACCAAGACGGCGACTTGTATATCTTAATACCCAAGCACCCTAAACATCCAGGCGAGAAGTATCAATTACACTTCGACAGCAATTCATTTATGGATGAAAAAGATGATGCTGTCAGAGTAGAGGTTATTGTTAAAAAACGCTTCGGTGATTTGACAGATGCATTCAATGTAGACCTTAAGAACTGGGTGCTATTTGCGCCAGATGAATTGTTAGAGAGTTTATGGCAACGTATGGGTAAAGCAGTTCGCGAACATCTTACAGAAGTATTTAATGAGATTGAAGATAATGACTACGGATACCGCCTGTGGCTTGAGGAACAAGGGTTTATTGTTCAGGGTCATGCAATATATACAGACTCTGATAAATATCTAGTAAATGATACCACTGGCCTCAGATATACAGATTATTCTTATGAGGCGTCAGAGTTTGAGACAGAATTAAATACTCAATTAAATCAGACTGCTGAGTCTATTAGAGATTTTGTTACTTTAGACTACGGGTACTATGACAACAATGGATTAGATTTTAACAGTGAATTAAGTAATTTACCCTTCATACTAGAAGATGTCTTACTTATTAAATTTAACGGTGAGGACTTTGAACTCAGTGACTGGGTGAAGGAATCTATAGAAGTTAAAAACCTCAGTGGTAAATGGCAGGTTAGAGTGTATAGTGATACAGGCAAGTCAACTGTAGTTGAATCACTTAGTCCTGCCTTCGAGGCATACAACGTAGACACGACCTATCGGTTATACGGTGAGAAGATATATGAAAGGATGTGGAGAGACCAAAGTGAGATACTAGACTTAATAAAGATGGGGCATGACTACTTGCCATTTAAAGAAGTAGATGAGAAAACTAGAAGAAGCCTCGTCAATGACGTCCTAAATATAATGGAAGTATACGACCCAACGAAGAATAAAGAGTACATGCAATTCTATATAAAGAACTATGTCAAAGGAACTTGGGGCGCAAACTTAGAGGATATCTCTAGTACGATACAAGGTTACGTCGTTAAATACGACCTGCTTAAGAAGCAGAACAAGGTACCTTCACCTTACAACGATATCCTACGATTTGAAGACTTTGAAGCATTTGCAACGTTTGCTAGCAATCTACCTGAGCCTATAAAGAAAGCAGAGACAATAGACAAAGGGTCGTCAGTAGAACCTTATGCGGATGAAGATGTTAGAATGATTGTTCCTAAGGACAAAGCTGCAGCGATATACTACGGACAGAATACAGAATGGTGTACAGCTGCAACACGAGGTAATAATTACTTCGACAGCTATAACAACAAAGGTAACCTACTTATCTTATTGCCTAAGCAACCTGAACACGTAGGAGAGAAGTACCAATTGCATTTCGCAGAAGGTGACTTCATGAATGAACATGATGACCCAATAGATTTGTACTGGTTACTTAATACACGGTTCCCTCACGGGTTGAAAGCGTATATACTCAAGCAGTACCCTGACCTAAAGAAGTCCATCCTGTTTGCATCAGATGAATTGCTAGAGAGCGTGTCTGCTCAAGTATGTATGTTAGCTCTAGACCACTACAAAGACCTCATATATAATGCAGATAACTATAGTAGTGATGATATAAATGAAGAGGGTGAAGTACAATGGAATCCAGAGGATGAAGAGCACTATCACGAGATGGCGTATACAATAGACTCTATTAAAGCAGTAGACCTTAGACAACAGATTGTAGAACCCTATTATTATTCATTAGATACTAATGATAATGTCGATGTACTCGAATGGATTATAGCTGACATCATACGGGAAGTATATGCGCCAAGATATATGAGAATGGATTATCAACATTTAGATGCGGAATTCTGCGACTGGATTAAAGACTATATAACAATAGATTATAAGTCTAGCACAAACGAATATATAGCAAGAGTAATTTAAACAAGGAGGCAGTATGAATACTACAAGACAAATAATAAGAAACCTAGAGTCCATACTGCCTTCGCCCTTGTGGGCAGAATTGGATTCAAGAACTACAATAGAACCTTCCGGAGAACCTTTCTCCTGGGATGCAGGTTTAACCGTACAGGTATTCACTTTAAATGTACATGACAAAAACAATCCAAAAGTAATTGCATACACTAGAGTGCTACACCTAACATATACAGATGAAGACTCCATGCGACAAAGCTATGGGGAAGTTCTTCCTGTGAATCCAATTGTACTCATAAAGATGATTCACGTAGACTCAACGCAGAGACGTAACGGCATAGGTTCATATATGATAGAGAAGATATTAGACTACTTCAAATCATGTGGCAGCTACAGCGAGATGTTATTCTGGGGTGAAGTATATCCAGATGGTGTTCAGCTAAAGAAACAATTTGATGCTAAGTATGGTATCAACAAAGCAGATGAGAGACGACGATTACGTAAAGGTCAGGCAGCTACAGAAGCTATCAAGCCAACTATATGGGATGACCTAGACTTATCTGCGGAGGTAAGCACCGACGGTGTTAAGCGAACAGAAGATGGACCAGTAAAAAGTATGGTCCTAAATATATCTGTTGCAGATGAGAACGCAGGTCACTTAGACTTCAGCTTAGGGAAATATCCAGACGGGTCTAGAAATTTTATTACTATCGACTGGATAAATGTTTATCCACAATTCAGACGCATGGGACTAGGAACCTTTATGGTAGAATATCTTATTAAACGTTATGTACCTTATAAAGATATCTACTGGCACTACCTTATGAACGATGGTAAAGCACTTAAGGCAACACTAGATATTAAGTATGGTAAGAATGAATTGGATTCAGAGTGGCGTAGACGGCAAGGATTAGAATCAGATAAGTTCGACTACACCGAATAAATAGAATACAACTAACAGAATAATGTGCTTATATGTTGTAGAAATCAGGAGGTACATATGAAGACAATCAAAAGTATAATCGAAAATATAACCGCAGTTAACGAAGCAGTTAACACAGCAAATAAAGAAATAAATGAAAAGATAATGCAAGCATTCTTTCAAGATAGCGTAGCAGACGCTCGTAAGATATTAAAAGGCACAGGGCTCGGCGCTGCAGCTAGAAATGGCAAGCGGTACTCTATAGGCGTATATAACATGGCAGACCCTAATAAACATGATATCTATATTGATTTTGAACGTGATTATGATAACTGGAATATTATTCGAGTTGAAAATATAAACGCGTTTAGAGTTAAATTCAACGGTGAAGTTATATCAGAACCTACGATGAAGTTTGACTGGCATTCTACAGAACGCCGTAATGTATTGGTACCTATGAACCGCCGCATGCCTAAGATGAGAGACAACACAAAAATAGACTACTATGGGATACTTACTGCAAAGCATTACCCCACGTACAGCGATGCGCCCTCATGGATACCTTACGAGTACAATGACATAGAGCGTCCGAATACTAGAGACTCCTATAATACAGATGCAGAATATCAGAACTATTTACAGAATGAGCTTCCGGCAATACAAAGAAAATATAAGGACTGGGTAAATTCAGAGATATCAAATAGCCTAAACCCTAACTTAAAAGAATTAAAAAATTTAAAGGAAAAGGTTTCAGATAAATCACACGAAATTTCACTTACAGATATAAGTGAAACAAAAATAGACCTTATTAAGAATTATAATAATCGTATTAAGGACCTTGCAGAGGAACTATATGAAGAGTTATTATTGAAAGCAATAGCAACCAACTATGTAGAGAATATCCGCAGAAAGAAACAAGGACTAGAGAAAGTATCTGTACTTAGCGATGAGATTAATACTAACAGCCTATATGACTTCGGCTATCCTCACTTTGCATACAAGGGGCCAGATGAAACTGCCTTAGGATTGATTATAGATTATTCTGCATTTATGGGTGCACCTTACTTCGGGGTTGTATTATTAGACGCTCGTATGCATGAGAATAGCACCTCCTTCTACGTTTCCAAAGCAGGTGAGCGTGTAGGAACTATTGCAGAAATATCTGGATGGTTGAACGACGCCTCTCGTGGAGACTACCCTAAAATATCTACACACATGATGGCAACACTCGCGCGATTCATTGCGCAGTCTAAGGGACGCAAATGAGAATCATAAACGAAGTAGCGAACCTTGCAAATGCAAGAGTCAACGATATAATATTAGGTTCATTAATTATTACACCTGGAGGTGCTAAGGACCGCTTGTCAAAAGATGAACGTACCAGTAAGGACTTCGAGGTATTACCTCCAGAGGAATACAACGGTCCAATAGGAATACGTCATAAGCCTACAGGAAACGTATTACAAATATCAAGTAGAGACTTCAATACTGCTACCTTATATATTAACGGTAACCCAGTACGGGGTATGAAAGATATTTATAAAGTGGATTTGTATACCCTGTTAACAACTAGGAACACGGCACAGGATGAACAGTGGAGATTGCTAAACAGTATGTCCCCTAAGTACCGTATGCAATTTAAGAAACAAAAGCAGCAAATGCCATCAGTTGTTAAATACAATAAGATAAAAGCAGACCGCGGTAATAGTGAGAAGACCCACGCAAATCAAGTAGTCATAGGTATGCTTAAAGATTTTAACTATAAAATCGCCATCTCATTAAATGGTATTATAGAAGACCTATGTATATTGCAGCAAGGAAGATATGTTCTTTTAGAACGTAAACTTGAACTTGGTAAAATTAAAGAAGAAGATATGCCTAAGTTTTTTGTACACGATAGTAGCGTAGCAAGTCTACAGTTTGATTACTTAATCTTAGTAGAGAAGGTGGACAGCGAGTTTACAACACTAATCATAGACTATTCTAAGCTTGTAGGTAGTCCTTACTTTGGACTGATACTCTATAAGGGCATGACATCAGAATCAATTCCTAGAATAGATATGGATACCGTAGGAGATATAGGACATGTCTCGTCTGTAGTAGACAGCTACCGTACACTAAAAAAAGTATCTATAGCTACTGTGTTAGAAGTAAGTAAATTTATTGCAGCGAGAAGAACTAAAAAGAAATAGGAGGGGCTATGAAGAATTCAGTAATAGAAAAATTAATATCACAGAATGAAGCGGTCAATCCTACAAATAAGGATGCCAACGAAAGAATTATAAAAGCATTACTATCTAAAGATGTGCGCACAGCTAAGAGTCTCCTTAAAGGATTAGACCTACGTGCTGAACGTCACTCCTCCCGTTATGGAAGCTATGGGGATATAAAGATTACCGAACCTAATACACATAAGTTGTTAATGGTAAAGCCACTCTATTATACCTTAAATACTATAGATGATTTTAATAAAGCAACTATTCTTATTGATGATGTATCACTTCAAGAGCTTGAGAAGGTACGTCGGAATGCTAGCACTAATCGCCATGGACCAGGCAAAGCCCATAAGAAATTAAGGAATTCAGATATAGATTTTCTTACACTATTAAGAACCCCTAAAGCGGAGTATGTTCCCTATAAGGGCACAGAGAACCCTGCGGTAACCGCAATGAAAACAGTACTTAAGAGGTCAGGTCGTGATGTTCAAGATATGGAAGCTAGGCGCACGGTGTTAGCCAATGAGTGGAGAACTAAATTAATTAGTTATCAAGACGGTGCGGTTAAATACACTACTAAGCTGTTTGACAGTATAGCCTTGAATGCAACTAAGAAAATAATCTATTCCAACCGATTAAAAGAACTACGCGGCTTACCTGTACAGCCTCACGAAGACGGTGAAGGTGACGACCGATATTACACACGACTAGGATTTCTCACACCTATAAATATGCTAAACAATGATGCTATTCGTTTCCCAAGTCTATTCTATAAGGATGAAGGTGTATTGCGTGCAGTACTTATTGTAGATTATAGTGAGGTAACAGATGAACCTTACTTCGGTACGTCTTTAATAATAGGCGACCCAAGAGGGTGGACTCAAGAAGATAAGTCAAGAGACGGGTCGCTATCCGTAACACTAGGCTTTATAGATTTGCTTAGAACCAATGGGGACATCTCTGTAGAAACTGTTCGAGCTGTTGCTAAGTTTATTAACGACAGAAAGAAGGCAAACAATGCTAAGAGATAATAAACTATTTAGCGTTACAGAAACCTTTGTAGACAAGGACGCAAATCTTAAGTTACTACAAGCACTTACCGCTCAGACTAAAGCTGAACTCGAACCTCTATTAAAAGGAACACCAATTCAGATTAAAAATTCCCCAGAAGGGTGGTATTCAGCAACTTTAACTGGACCTTCAAAGAATACAGTATATGTCAGAAAAGACGACCATGCAGAGAAAAAGAAGTTAACCGTACAGGATATTCAACGACAGGATGACTGCAGGATATTTCTTAACGGGTATTACTTTAATATCTCAGCGGCGGACTTCGACTTCTATAATTTTCTAGTGAAGGAAAAATCGCGTTATAGTAAATATTTCTTTGCACCTAATGATTATGACGAGGACAGTAACCACGTACTATATATGAATAAGCTTAGAGGTATGCAGCCAACACCAAACATTGCGGAGTATAAAAAGATAAAAGGCAAGCTAACGGAAGATAAAGATGAAGGCGCCTACTATACTAATCATGTGAGCATGCAGCTATTCGGCGCAGCTAAAGACATTATAAATGAAGCTAGATGGTATCTGAGAGTAGTTCTCATTGAGGCACAAAGGCAAAAGAAATTAAAAGACTTAGTAGATAAGGCTAGATTTAGAGCAAAAAAGATTCCTATACCGGAAGCCAGTCCTACAGAGTTATATCAGACTTCGATGCCGAATTTAAATATGCCGGTCTTATTCTATAAAGCAACAGATTCCCCTACAGCATTTGTGCTCATTGATTTTGCACCTCTAGTTAACGCCCCGTATATCGGGATAGCGTACATAGATGCAACGGATGCTACAGAATATAATCTTTATAATGTAGGAAGCATGTCAGAGACAACTTCGTTTATTGATGAGGGACTCCGCGCAGGACACCTTACTCAGAGTGATGTTGTTGTAATAGCTAAATTTATACGAGATAACGTTTTAAAACCGATAAGGAGAAAATAATATGAAAAAATACACAGTTTCGTTTTTGCTGGAGGTGGAAGACGGTCACCCAAAACAATGGATACCTGCTGCCCTAAAACAGAACTTAGATGGTGCTGAAAGTGCTTCTAATTTTAAATTTGAATTAATGGTACCGGATGTCCGTGAAGATGATATGCCAGACTTTGAAGAGGATGTTGCTGAGACAGTAGATATCCCAGAGCCAGAAATGCCAGAGCAAGAACCGCAGCAAGAGTCCGATGAAGAACTCGAAGCGTCTATGCGACAGAAGTTGGCTAGCCTAGAAGAAAGTTTACAGGAAGATTACGAAGCACTGCAAGAAGCTTTTACTAAAATGGGCAGTGCTGTTAACGAAGGACTTTCATCCGGGTTTGAAAATGAAGATGAACAACCCGCAGAGCCAATGAATATCATCTATACAATTACAGATGATGCTGATACTTTATGGGAAGACTTTGAAACCTTAGAGGAAGCTCGCGCACGTTTTGAAGTGTTGCGTAGAGAAATCATAGACGGGACATCTCAATACCATGAAATTAGATTGGACAAGGACGACATCAACTACGAAGATAGCGGTGAAGTTATAGATACATTTACAGCAAGTGAAAGTGTAAATGAATATAGAGATTTCCCAATTAGAAAACTTCCTAACCCAGAACACGAAACAGAACGTGAACTAGAAGATAACCAAGCAGACAGCAACATGGATGGGGAGTTCCCTGCGTTCGACCCAGAAGATGCTGCTGGGCCGAAGGAAGAGTACAACAGACATATAGCACTCGTTGAATACGTTAGAGCTAACTATATGCCAGACTTCTTAGAACACTTACAAGCAAATCAATTAATCGATGAGCTTGCAGATGAAGAGACCATCGACGATTACTACATAACTACCTACTCAGGTAACGATACAGCTCAAGATGATTCCGATGAATCAAGCGCACAAGAACATGCACAGATGATAGAACAGATTACATCTATTCTTAAATCAGGTGGTATGAACGACGTGGAAATAGAAGAGTGGCTTAGAGAAAACGGAGAGGGCTTTCAGCCTGCGACAGAAGCAGTAGACATGCTAGATTCTGAGGAAGATGAGTACGCGTCTGTAGAACAAATAAATGCTATGCCACAAGAGGAACTAAATGCTTTCTTCGTGAAGGCTTGGAATTGTCCGGAGGCCGACTTATACAAAGCAAACGATTCAGACAATATGTTTATTTACGACCATTACATGACGCATGAATATCATGCTGGGCCCGCAGATAAACTAGCAGACTGGTATGAAGAAGAGATATTACCTAACCCAGACACTTATTTAACAAACAATATCTGGGATGAAGAAACCTTTAACTTAGAATCCGCGTTAGCAAATTTGAAACAACACATCGTAAATTTACGTGAACATGGTTCAGACGTTGTAGGCGATACTTGGGATGGTGAGGTACCTCAGTGGTATATTAGCCAAGAAGTAGTTGGAGAACTATTCCCATTTGATATCTTCAAAGTTCTTGCGGAGTGTGATACAAATGCAAAAACAAAGTAAATTAATTTTAGAGAACTTAAGTGCTAAACCGATTGCAATCAAGGAAGCTATTCAAGAGATAGACCCACGGACACTTCATGTATACTACGAGGACCCTGAGGGTCCTGTGATGGATGAACCTCTTTATGTATTGCAAGATACAGCTACTGGTACATACTATAGTATCTTTAAGCATGGTGACAATGACTGGAGCTTAGCCGTCTTCGATGAAGATAGCGAAACAAGTGGTTGGTCAACACGTGGTGAGATATGGGATGAAATACTTCGACAGCTTACCGAACTAGAGCGCACCGATGCATTAGACGAAGAGATAACAAATCGCTTCGTAGGATTCATTCATGCTAGCGACCCAACGCCATTCGACTTTGGTAATGACGCAAGAGATAGAATGGTTACTGAGGATATAGACAACTCAGATTTAACTATAGGCTCATGGTATGTAGTAATGATGAATGGGACCATATATGCCCCTGACCCTTTCTATGAATTTGACTTTGAGTCTAGTGCAAAAATATACCTTCGCGAAGCAGAACAAAAATTCCCAGAACTAAGGGGTGAACTCCGTGTTGCACAATTCATATCTACTAATAATAGGAATCAATTAGTTATAACAGGTGGAAGTCAATCTGCTCCTCTAGTAGAACATAGTGTTGAATACGATAATGAGACTTACCTTGTTAATAAGTACACGGCAAATCTTTGGAAGTTTGTTATTATGGATTCTACAGAGGATAAAGAGAAAGCATTAAGTTCTCGTGGAGCTTCAGTAGGTCAAAAAGAAGATATTATAGAAGAGATTCAAGAAGTTCAAGTGTTAGGATTACCTAGTAAACTAGCACAAGAGTTAATTAATTTTATAAATAATTATTAAAGGAGGTAGAACATGGACTTGAGTATTATAGTTACTTCGTATAATCTCGAGAATTATATTAGTCGTTGTCTGTGTTCTATTCTTCCGCAGCTTACAAGTAAATGTGAATTGATTATTATAGACGATTACTCTACAGATAGAACAGTAGATAAAATAAATCAATGTATGTTTGTTCACAATAAGAAATGTAAGGTAGTTGTAAACGACATTAACAAAGGTGTAAGCTATTCCAGAAATGCTGGACTAGCATTAGCGACAGGTAACTACGTTGCCTTCATCGACGGTGATGATGAAGTTACTACAGACTACATTAAAGTTATATTAAATAACCTGCCTAGAAAGAATGACATCTTCCTAATCAGTTGGAAGACGACGTGTGCAAATCACTTCGAATACAAGTCAGACAATCTACCTGCATGGAATACGGCAGTGTGGTGTAGGATATGGAAACGAAGTATCATCAAGCATACCTTCAACGAAGATAAGTCTTGGGCAGAGGATAAACAATTTATAGAGGATAACATAACAGATAAACATATTATAGGATATATCACCCCTACAATATATCTCTACCGTAATGACCGACCGGGAAGTTTAACCGAAAGAGCTACGGCAGGATTTACGGCAAAGGAACAGAAGTTAGTTAAACTTATCTTCTACAGCCCACGATTTGTTATGGGCGGTATGGAAACTGTTGTCTATAATATTATATGGTTCTTACTTAGAACAGGCAAGTACGATATTAAATTATTATATGAGGATAATATTAAATCATCTAAGAAGATGATGGACAAGTATAGAAAGTTATGCGATGTAGAACTTGTTAAGGATAATCAGTCTAAGATATTTGTCTGTGATGCATTAATCAATTGTACATATACAAAACTTAACTTGTCTTTCGTTAAAGCAAATAAAACTATCCACGCACTCTATTCAAATATACCAATAGAAATTGCAAACCTATTCAATGCAAACAATGTTATTATCGCACAAAGTAAATGGCATAAGGATAAATTAATGGATGTTGGATTAAATTCTACAATAATAACAAATGCTGTTGATATAAATGCGATAAATGCACTTGCAACTGAACCATGTGAACGCTTTAATGTTGTTGAAGATAACAACATTACCTATTTGATGGTATGTAGAATCTCAATTGAAAAAGGTTTTGACAAAGCAATTGAATTTATGTCTAGAGAATATAACTTAAAGAACAAACTAGTTATCGTAGGCAGTCCATTCAATACAGCAGACAAACACCTTCAAGATGAAGTATCTGCAGCACTGGGTGACCGTGTGACCTTCATAGGAGAGAAAGAGAATCCTTTCCCCTGTATTAAGGCAGCGGATTATTTATGCAGTTTCTCGGACCATGAGCTCTACGGCTTAGCGACCGAGGAAGCACATATACTAGGTACACCAGTTATCTTTAGTCACTATGAAACTGCACAAGACCAGTTCATAGAAGGCTTTGACCAATGGATAGATGAGTTCATCCCAGTAAAAAGAACACATGCAGTATATTACGATGATAGTAAGAATGCAGCAAGTGTAAAACTTTGGGAGGATATCATCTCAGCAGAACAAACACACTTTCAAAAAGTAAACTTTTATGCGCAAGCAGTACAGTATATAGACCACATGATTCCAGTATGGCAAGCATTGCCTGAGGAGTATCGTGGAATATTCTATATCAATCCAGATTGCGCAGAGCGAGCTAAAGCAGCTCATATACCGGTTGTACACACGATGCCACGACCTGGGTTAACCTTGGTTGCAGCGTATGATGATTACATGCAAACGGTAGGCCCAGTTATTTGGATGGACCACGGGATAGGCAATACGTATGGTAACGACAATCCTTATTATGCAGGTGGTCCAGGAAAAGACCGTGTAGTGCTATTCTTAAATCCACATCAAATGATTCAGAATAAGAACGCTGCGACATATCCTAAAGCTAAACAAGTTATTGTAGGCACACCTAAGTTAGATAATGTAGAACCAAATATTCCTATGAAGAAAGACAAGAAGACAGTTTGTCTGTCCTTCCATTGGAATTGTGAAGTAGCACCTGAAACTAGAAGTGCATTTCCGCATTACGAGTCTATATTGCATACACTTGCAGCAAGCGATGATTTTAATTTGATATTTCACGGACACCCTAGAGAAGATAAACACTGGGATGAAGTCTGTGCAAAATATAAAATAACACGAGTAAAGAATTTAAAAGATGTCTTCGAGCAAGCAGATGTATATATTTGCGACAACAGCTCTACCATCTATGAATTTGCCGCCACAGGCCGTCCAGTCATTGTACTGAACGCACCGTGGTACCGTAAAGGAATGCGACTTGGGATACGCTTCTGGGATTATATCCCGGGACCACAAGTCGACGACCCTAAGGACTTATATAAGACAATATTAAAAATGCTTAAGGACCCAACAGACTGGCAAGACATGCGGAATAAAATAGTACGCACGCTCTATCCACTAAGAGGTCAGGCTGCACAGAAAGCAGCGGACACAATAGTGTCCTACATAAAAGGAGAACTATGAAAAGTTTAATTAGAAGTATAACAGAAGCTATGGCACAGCCCTCATCCTCATGGTCTGGTACGTTGTACCAGGCAGATTATGAAGGCGAAGATGAAGTTATCGAAGAAGTAACACATCCTTCGTTTGAAGAAGTATATTCTCATTTAAAAGAAATATGTAATACTTTTGGTGATAACGAAATAAAAGAAGACTTTATAGAGAATGATATTTTTGCCTACGATGTATATTTCCATCGAGGAGAAGACTTACATATTATTATAAAGAAGAGTAATTAAATACAAGGAGGTAGAATATGCCAGATATTAAAAAATTACCAGTAGGGTTTGAACAGAACGACATGCTAGGTAGTTTAGATGTGGTCTCACACGAAGAGTCCTCTAAGAGTGGAGTGCTAGCTACAATAGGCGGTAAGTTCTCAACTTCAGCAGAACCAAGTCGCAATGACCGTACGTATACTCCCGACCTATGGAGGTCAGTAGTTGCGTCAGACCGCGTTAAAGAAATGTTAGAGACAAAGACATTCTATGGAGAGTTATCTCATCCGCCGCGTGCTGCTGAATTCTTAAGTGAACTTCAAATGCAGAACGTATCACATAACATTACAAAATTAGAGTTCGATGAACAGTCGCAAGACCTCATCGGTACAATAGATATTTTGGATACACCTTCAGGAAAGATTGCGAACACTCTCATTAAATATGGAAGTAAGTTGGGTATTTCTTCAAGAGGTATTGTTATGGACGACAACAAGTATAATGCAAAATCTAACGAAATGAATCCAGATAATTATTACCTGGTTACCTTTGACTTGGTTGCATTACCTGGAATCATGGGTGCTAGATTAGATACTGTTACAGAATCACTTGCACCAGAACGTAAAGCAAAATTAATCCTAGAGTCGCTCAATGAGTTGGAAACAACTATTGCTGCAGCCGCAGAGATTAAAGATGATGCGTCAGTTGCTGCATTAGAGGCTATCGCAACAAGTCTTAAGACAGACAGTGAAATGAAGGAAGACCCTGAAATTCAGAAGGCTGTACAAGAATTAACTAAACGCGATGAAGCTCCTAAGGAAGAACCTAAGGAAGACAAGCCAGTAGAAAAAGATAACGATGTGATAGACTCAGACAAAGTTGCAGGAGCGGTTCTAGAGAAAGAACTCGAATCTGAAGGTGCTATACTGGACTCTTATCAAACACAAAAAGAAAAATTCAATGTAGATGAAGACGGTACTTACGATTTAACAACAGGACAACCTGTTAACTTTACAGATGGCTACCAGGTCTCATTTGAACGTCCAGGTGACACATATACATCCGACCAGTATAGTGATATTGTAAAAGAATTAATCGCACGTACAGACTCTCCTGTGTACTTAGGTTCATGGGGTGGGACAAAAGAATTAAGCTTCCATGTAGCAGATTATCAGGAAGCGATGGATATTGCTAAGCAATTCTATCAGGATGCAATCTGGGATTGGGCACAAGGTGACGCTATCGTGAGAAAAGAATTAGATACAGAAGTTAAACCTACAGAACCCGTAGAACCTATTGCACCAGAAGAACCTGAAGCAGTAGTAAAAGAAGAGGCTGCTCCTAAGATTATTAAAACTACATCGAAAAAGAAAATCGTTGTAAAGAAAAATAAAGCAAAGGATAACAAGGACGTTAAGTCTACGTTAGAAGATGCTGCCGACGGTGTTACACAGTCAGATGATATTCAAGGTGGAATGAAGAGTTCCGTCAATATGATAGGCGACCCTATGAATCCAGACGATAAGAAAAAGAAATCTTTCTTAGAATCATTCGATAACATTAAAACTGTAGAAGACGTTGCGAAGTATATTGAATCATTAGAGGGCGTTGAGAAGACACCTAACGGTAAAGTTATTATCAATAAGGATACTGTATTATTTAATACAATGTTATCCATGATTAATACTATGCGTTTACGTAGTGATGCTAATCCTTTAGTTAAACAAGGGACATCAATTACGAACATGAAAGAGCTAGACAAGGAGCTATTAGGTGAAGAACCTGGTAAGCCAGAATATAATCAAGAAGACAAAAAGATTGAGCCGATTAAAAAGTCCATAAAAGGTACAGAAAATCCGCACAACGCGTCACTTGAGAGCGCTTTAAAGATAGTGAAGTCCACGACAAATAAGGTTGAGAAACTACAAGTCGCGTTGGCAGAAGCTAAACTAGAGGCTCAAGCTTATCTACACGATAAGGAAATCCTTGCATCTAGATTAAAATCTAACTATGAATCTGCTATGGAGACACTAGCAAAGAAAGATGCTCTCATTAAAGAATTGTCTGTTAAGGTTACAGAGTCTGATAAGTCGAGAAAACGCACAGCCACCGAAGCAGCAACTCAATTCAAATCTTACCAAGCCCTTGAATCTGCGAATCAAGAACTAAAGACTAACCTTTACTCTTTGGATAAACAGAACAAGCTCTTGAAAGATACTAACGATAAGTTAAGCGGTCTTTCTGCCGAAAGTAGAAAAGATGGTCGCATTAGAAAACTTATTGAAGCGCAATCGATTATGGGAATGACACTTAGTTCAGATGAAGAAGCGATTCGGGCAGCTACCGAAAGTGCTAAAGATTATGAACTACCAGCCTTAGCCGTATCAGATGAGCAGCGACTAGCTAAAATGATGCCTTACAAGAATGTATCTAAACGAAAATAAACCATATGGAGGAAATTAATTAATGGCAACAAGTTCATTAGAAGCTATGCAGCTTCAAGCAAAAGCAGTCAAAGACCGTTGGAGCAAGAATGTTCAGGCAGTTGACAACGCACGCGTTGGCGCTGGTTTGGATAAAATGGATGATTGGAGAGCAACGACTTTAAGTCAAGTACTCGAAACATTCTCTCGTCGTACGGAAGCTTATGACGCAGTAACAAAGATTGGTGGTCGTAGTGCAAATGAAGCTACCCAACCTCAAGACGTATCATTCATTCGTAAACACGGTATTAATATTCTTACCGCAGCTGTTCCGAATTTCATCGCGCATGATTTAGTATCCGTACAACCTTTACAGGCTCGTATCGGGGAAATCCGTTACTTAGATGTTAAGTATGGTAATACTAAAGGCGCTATCCAAGCCGGTACCGCATTCAGTTCTTACCAACGTATTGGTGGCGCTGCTGGTTCATTCGATTACACTTCTAGTGCAATCACAAATGAAACCGCTGTTTACGCTTCCAGTCCACAAACTATTACTTTAGATTGGAAACCAGTTGTTGCAGGTTCAATCGTTGTCGACGTTGACGGCGTATTATTCCACGACAATGGTGAAGGCGATTTGTTGAATGCTGCTAACGCTGTAAAAGGTGATGTAAATTACTCTACAGGCGTTGTTCATTTTGACGATGCTCAGACCCCTACATTAGTATTGGCTGCCTATTCCCAAGACAATTTAACTGTTCCAGTTGAAGCGCCTGAAGTTTATTTGACAATCACTGCTATTCCAGTTATGGCCCAAAGCCGTAAGCTAAAAACCATCATGGCATTCGATGCTATGTATGACTTCCAAATTCAATACGGCTACGATTCAGAAACTGAAACAGCTGGCTTAATCGCTAACTTCTTACAGTACGAAATCGACGGCGAATTAATTGAAGATATGTTTAAGGGCGCTACCGCTACCTCGACCACATTCAATAAAACAGTTCCTAATGCTGTTTCTACCTTGGACCACTTTGAAGGTTTCGTTGTTAAATTCAATGAAGCTTCAAACAACATCTTTGAAGAAACACGTTTCGGTACTGCGACTTGGGCTGTTCTCGGTTTGGATGCTTCCACAGTAGTTGAATCCTTGGCCAACCGTGGCTTCGTTGCTTCAGGTCAAACTGGCAATGGTCCTCATTTCATCGGCACAATGGGCAATTACCAAGTCTTCAAGACACCAGTATTGTCTAACCGCGCTGGTTACGTTTTAGGTTATAAGGGCGATTCCATGTTCCACGCCGGAATGGTTTATGCTCCTTACATGCCTATCATGACAACCGACTTGCTAGCTTACGAGAACTTCAATGTTGCTCAGGGCTATGCTACAGCCTACGCTAAGAAGCTAATCAACGGCAAATTGTACTCAAAAGGTACAGTAACCGTTTCCGGTTCCTAGTAGTTTAATCATTTAATATTAGAGCATTCATTCCACGGAGTGGATGCTCTTCTTTACTTAGTGCCCTTATATAAGTACATTAAGTAAAGAAGTCAGGAGGCAATATGTCAATTTTCAAGGATACAATTAAAAACATTAATAAATCTTCTGAAAATGAAGAATTGCCTAGCAAACCTATAAAGACATTTCATGTTTACAAACATACCTTTCCAAATGGCAAGGTGTACATTGGAATAACTGGTAACGAACTTGTAGAACACCGCTATGGTAACAACGGTAATCATTATCACAAATGGGCACAACCTCTAATGCTACGAGCAATAGAAAAGTATGGCTGGGAAAATATACGTCATGAAACTCTTGCGAGCGGATTATCAAAAGAAGATGCTTGTACATTAGAAATAAAATTAATTGCTGAGTATCAGTCAAGCAACCCAGTGTATGGATATAATCTAACGCTTGGAGGACAATATCCAACATATACTGATGAGTCACGGGCTAAGATGTCAGCTGCCCGTTTAGGTACTCATCCGACGGATGAAACACGCGCTAAAATGAGCGCCGCCAAGAAGGGCACTACGCCATGGAATAAAGGTCAGCCGACCTCCCCTGAAACATTAGCCAAGTTATCTGCAGCGCGCAAAGGCCGCGTAGCACCTAACAAAGGTATCGCTATGACAGATGAACAGAAGCAGAAAATTTCCGATAGCAAGAAGGGTACACCTGCATGGAACAAAGGAACCACAGTTCCATATAAAGCACGCCGTCCATTAACACCAGAAGAGAAAGCAGTTATCTCCGCAAAGACTAAAGCGGGCATGGCAGCTAAGAAGGCTTCAAAGTTAGTAGAGGAAGTATAACATGAATAAACAACCCAAGGCTATATTAGAGTCTATAAAGGACCTAGACGTCGGGGCAACTGCAGAGTTGTTCCATAAGCTTACCCATACATATGGTTATGTCGAACAAGACAATCTCTCCGAAGCATCTATGTTCATCTTCCCGGATGGTAAAATTGTCGGCACAGAGTATGTAGAAGTTGGTGCTGAGGTTGTCAAAGGGAAGGGACAGCGACGACTTTCTCGTAAAAATCATCAGATACTTAACTTCTTAGTTAGACCTGAGTATGCCGGACCAGATGCTAAAGCAGACTATATGCACCGTATGCACCCAGCTTTCATCGACGAGATTAATACTTATTACAATATTATATTTGTTGCTGTTTTCCACACGTCGGGTGCATTACTAATACCCGCGAAAACAGACCCGACATTAAATCAACAAGAACGTATACAGGAAGCACGGTCACTGGGCTGGCGAATAGAAAGAGGTTAACATGGGTCAAATTAGAAGTATACTAGAAAACATGAAAGCAGTCGCAGTAGAGGAAGCATTATCAGAAGCTCAGCAAGCGCGACTATCAGAAGATGTTGTACGTGCAATGCTTGACGACGCAACAATAGACCCACGAACAAAGGGGTTTATCGAACAAGGATTACAACAAGGGTTCTCAGGATATCAACTTAACGGTATCTACAGCGAGTTATCCGGTGAACTTAAGAAGATTGACCCAACACCTCAACACACATATGTTAATTTTATGTTACGCATGTATGCTAAAGGTGGTGTAGAATTCGGCACATATGTTAATCAAGACTTTACGGATTTGTTAACAACTTACGACAGCCTAAAGAAAAGAAATAAAATTAAACCTCCTTTCAACGATATGAATCAATTTCAATCTTTACAAGAATTTATAGACTTTACGAAATCAACTGGGGAAGTAGTTGCTTCACAGTCAGAGGTAGGAAGAGTAGATAAAGTTTACGAAGATGATAAAGTAACCATCGTAGTACCTCTAGACGAAGCTGCATCATGCACTTACGGGCGTGGCACTAAATGGTGTGTATCCGGTAGAGCAGCAAATCAATTCGACATATATAATGGTAGAGGCAAGCTCTACTTCCTTATACCTAAAGAACCAGAATACCCTGAAGAAAAGTATGCAATACATTTTGTAAACGGTATCTTTATGGATGACCATGATGCACCGTCAGGTTCGGGCTGGGTTCTAACCAGACGATTCGGGGACTTAGTAGAAAAGTATTTTAAAGACAATCCAGACTATCTGGCATGGCAAGCACGAGAGGAAAGAGGAGCATGAGAAAAACAGACATATCAGAATTCAATAACATAGCAAAATCGCATAACGCACAATCTCCTGCAGATTTTAGTTACAGATTGCTAAACAGCATCGCAGTAACAAACACAGACCTTTCAGGTGCATCTTTTGACAAGTGCACTATATCAGGTGCTACCTTTAATAAAGCAAACCTGACTGGTGCTAGTTTTTTAGGTGTTGAGTGGGTTAACCCGTCATTTGTATCATGCACCCTAGTGGGAGCGGACTTCAGATATGCAGATTTATCTGGAGGAAAATTTACTGGGTCAGACTTTACAAATGCAAATTTAAAGAACGCAAAATTAGACAAAGCGAACCTAGGTGGAGGTAATTTTTCCAATGCCAATCTTGCAGGAGCAAGTTTAAAAGGCGCAAATATAAGTGATGCAAATCTATCAGGAGTTAACTTAAATGGCATCGACTTAAGTAATACAAACATAAGTAATGTAGATTTAACAGGAGCTAAGCTTCGTAATTCTAATATGTCAAGTGTAACAGGAATGTTCGCTAACTTTAGAAAAGCAGACCTGCGAGGTGTAGACTTTACAAACGCAAACTTAATCTATGCAGATTTACGTGGTGCTAACTTACGCGGGGCTATCCTTACAGGAGCATTCCTACAAGACGCACAAGTAGACCGTTATACAGTAGGCTTAGAGAAGCCGGAGGAACAGGTATGAAGAACATAATTAAACAATCTATCCTCGAGAGTAAAGCTATTGCCGTACTAGAATATAATGCGGAAGTAACGATAAAGAACTACGGATTAAATAAATTGTTTGCAGCTCTATGGGCGGACACCTCTAATGAGGTATACGCAATTAAGCAAAAGATTAGTAGTTTACCACGCATTGATGAGAAAATGCCAAAAGAAGAAGAAGAGGCGGAATTAATAAAAAGAAAAACAGAAGCGGTACTCGAGTTGTTTAAAGTATTCGAAAAAGTGGACCCAACACCTAACCATGCGTACGTGCAATTCATTGCACAGAACTATGCTAAGGGCGGATGGGGCGCTAAGGTAGAAGACTTAATGAGTGAAGTTCGGCCAGCTATAACTAAGTTCGAACAGCTTAAGAAAAAGAATAAAATTAAAGCACCTTGGAATGACATTTTAAAGTACAAAGATACTGTCAATGAACAGGGTACTACAATAAACGGTTTACAAAACTTTGTATTTAAAATGGATGAATTCGGAATGGCAGACCCAGGTGAAGATGAAGATGCAGGTAAGTATAGAAAAGTATTTGAGAATGACCAGGTTATTATCATCGAAGAATTAGATAAGATTGCGGGCGCTTATTTCGGTAAGAAAAGTTCATGGTGTACCAGACGACTTGATATGGGTTACTTCGACTCCTATCATCAGAAGGGTCCGTTGTGGGTATTCTTCCCAACACATCCTGCTAAGTCGCAGTACAGTTCTAATTTTAAAGAACAGTATCAAGCAAACTTTACTCCTACGAGTATTGAGCTACGTGATGAGGGTGATAACTTAGTCCCAGATTACGATTACCTATTCTTGGAACGCTTCGGCAATCTATCTGCAGTATTGAATCCAGTACTGCCGCCAGAATATAAATACAAACTAGGGTACACTCCAGATGGAACACTTGCAGCAATCGTTAATACATTCCTAAAACTCGTTATGGAATATGCACATGCACAATTCCCAGAGAAGGATGAGTCGTGGTTTGCGACATTAGAGAAAGTCCTAAGCATACGCCCTGCAAGAGTTAAGGAAGTAGGGATAAAGCTTTCTACAAATATGTCATCTAAATATATAGATTATATTGTAGCAGACGAGTTAAGACAAGCAACACAGCTGGGTGAAGCTGAATGCAGAGCACTTAGTATGTTTGTTAAGAAGCAAATAGTAATGAAAGAAATAAATGGGTATTACTTCCCTGTATTATTAGATTAACCGGAGGCACTATGAAAAACAAAATTAATATGATTAGACAGACCGCACTAGAATCTATGCGACCTACGGTTATTACGGAAGCAGTTAAGATTAAAGCAATCAAGAAGGCTAGAGTAACAGAGAGTTTAAATACTCCAGATAATTTGCCTCCTATCTTGCGTAGACTTATTGACAGAATTAACAATTCAGGCGTAGGTAAGATAGAAAACGTTAAGTTAGTAGACGGTCCATCAGATGTAGAAATATTTAGTAATGCTACTCCAGAAGATTGTGAAGCAGGGTACTGGGTGGGTGACGGTATGCTTACAAATGAGAATGGGCACTTAAGATTACAACGACTTATCCAACGTGAAGAGAAGCAATGGATAGGGTCGTCATACGATACTTATACTATTTACGAATCATACTTCGGGGACTTCTTAGTCTCGCTAAGATTCGAAGATAGCCCAGGCAGCGATGAACAGAAGTTTATATTTTACGCTTTAGAAATTCAGAATTTAACATAAGGAGGTTTCCTATGGGAAGACCAAAAAAAGTAGCAGTAGACATACCATCAGAAGTTATAGATGCATTAGATGAAGTTGCATCATTAGTTGAGGCAGCAGTCATCGAGACCTTGCCTACCCCTATTCATGTTGTCACCGAGGAGTTACCTCCAGAGATAATCGTAGTTCCACAGCGTAAAATGGTAAAGAAAATATACCTTACAGTAGGCAAGGTTGCATTAGCAGACCTGCGTGCACCTGTCGGATACGACTTTGTTTGGAATGAAGACAAAGTTACAATGTATAGAATCAAACCTAACACTCCATTAGAAATAGTTATACCAGAAGAATGCTCACTCACTCGTTGGGTTGGGTACTACCGTAGTTTAGGTAGCCTAGGTATTCAAGTTGTTAAGTTTGGCTCTGAAGAAGTTAAGTAAGTTAAGGAGGTGAACATATGTTAGATATTGTTGTAACGCCAGAAGATAATCAGGAAGTTCTCGATTATATAAAAGAATCCGTGCGTTTCGAACTCGGTGCTCCTATCGTAGAGGTAGAGCTATCCGACGCCGTAATAGAGTCATTAGTTAAACGTGCACTGATTATAATGGCAAAATATTCTTTACTTGTAGTATGGCATTATGTTCCCATAGTAAGAATGGATGTTAACGGACAATTATCTTATTATAAAGAGATAGATACCTCAACGTTCCCTTTAGAAATTTCCTACATTTTAGATGTAATTAAATCTAGGGGCAGTAATGACGTCTTAACAAATACATCAGATATTTCTGGTATCCCGCTAGGTTGGGCAATCCGTTCAGGACGTTCATCCATGAATAACTATACAGATACTATTAGTAACATCGCAACGATGTATAACGAACGTATCTTAGTGTCTCGACTATCAGGTGGATTTAAAGACGCTTGCACATACGATTATGATAAAGCTAGAAAGAAATTAAGAATGGACGTAGGGTATCCTGCGAGTAGTAATGTTACTATTGAGTACGTGCCTATTTTAACAACAGACCAAGTTGGTATTGTTAAGAACGTTCCTGAAGCTTATGACTTCCTGACACAATATGCAATCGCATTAGCGATGATATCCCTCGGAAGAGCCCGCGGTAAATATACCGTTAGTAATTACGACTGGTCGATTTCTTCTTCAGAACTAATCGACACCGGCAAAGCTAAAATAGAAAAACTTCTAGAAATGGTTAACACCAGTTACAGCCGGGCTATAGGAGACTAAGATGGCAAAATATAAAATCTCAATGGAGATATTTGGAATAGAAGTTGGTGTACGTAATATAGCCGCAACAAATGATGAGGAAGCAATGGCAGAATTTATCGACTTTGTTAGCACAGAAAAGTTTAAGATAGGCGAACGACTTGCTCTATACGAAGTCGCAAAATCCAATGTCGCTTTTGAAGAAGTTGCAGAACTTGCTTACGCACGGTCGAATAAAGAAATTATAGAACTAGAATATCCGGAGGACCAATATGAATGATTTAAAAAATAAAAAAGTATTATTAGAGAGTTTAATTGTAGATACTCCTCTTAAAAAGATAAACGCCACGGAGGCATCCGGAGCCCCAGGTGAAGCGAATACGTGGAAGAGAGTTATGTCTCTTAAGACTAACGATACGCGTCACCAGGGAATAGCAAACAACCTTACCCGCGATGAAATAAGAACTATCGCCGCTACGGCAGAATACTTCGGCGCAGAAACTCAAATGATTATGTTTGACCTCGCCGTTGCCCGCTATCGTGTCTTCGATTGGCTTGCGATGTGTGTACAAGGTCGTATGGAGAAAACTCCTACTAAAGTACTTGTATACGCCTTCCTGAAGGCTAACGGTAATATCGATAAGTTTATTCAAGACCTTAGAGACACAGACTACGAGATTAGAACCGAATGGGAAAATATCGTATTAGAATCTCTCCGTGTTAGAAAACCTAAAGTGGTAAAAGAATCTATCGGACGTTATGCAACAGGTGGTTCAATTGAATCAGAAGAACCAATAGATAAACCTGTAGATGAGTTAGAAGATATGAATGAAGCTGGACCATTCGTTACAGACAGCTATTCGGAATCAGAGGAAGTTGAACCCGCAGAAGAGATTCTAGCTAACTTGAATGAAAGTGTGAAAGGTAAAATGAACAAATTAAATTTAAATATTGTTAAAGAATTAAAAGTAGTTAACGAAGCAGCAGATAATCAGGAAGCACTGAAGAGAGCAACAATTAGAAAATGGGTTCATGAAGACATTATTAAAGTTGTTGAGGACTCTGCACCTGGAATGTTTCAGCAAAAGAGCCCTGGAAATGTATTGAGCAGAGATAAACAAACTGACATGGGCGAAGAAACTATAATGTTTTACCACAGTTCAAAAGATACTCGAACACCAGAACAGGCTATGAAAGAACTCGGAGCACTCATAGAAAAAGAAATGCATGTTAAGAACAGAGGACCTGTGTATGCTAGGAAAGATGTTATAGATGCAGTACAGAAAAAAGGTTCATTACAACAAGGTGGAGTAGAAGTAAAAGAAGCACCGTGGTGTCAAGACTTTGTGTTCTCGGAAAGCGAAGGCTATCAAGGTCGTGAAGAATTTATTGGATATCAGTTCTTGCTTGAGTTATCAATGGCTAAGAAATCCTTAGACGTTCGGATTAAGTACTCAGGTAAAGCATTACGTTAAATATACCAATAAACACTAAATTTAACTATGTAACTCAAGAATTTCCGAGCTTATTATTATGTAGGATAGCTGCCTACATAAATCAGTTTGGATTAATGGTGTTACCTTCTTCACAGAAGGACAAATACCAATATCGAGTATCGCACAACACAGTAGGATGTATAGCCAGTATGAAACAAACTGGCGATGACCATGTTCTATTGTTTGACCATATTAATGGTCTCGAGTATGAGCTTTCAACGGTGGAAGAATTTGTTAGTAAATTTGTCCATGCAGAAGGAAGAATTCCGCTTGAAGATTTCATTAGTAAATACTCGAATTCAGTAACTGTATCTATTAATAAGTCTAGTGACTCCGTCAAGTCATTAGTAAACTTAATTCAGTATTTGATTTTAAATAACGGATTGAGTATGTATGTTAGCCGAATGTCATTAGACAAAGATAGGTTATTGCAATTCGAAAATTATAATAACACTAACTCATTTACTATCTGTTCCGATAAAGTTGTTGACGGTAACGGGGCTACGATAAGAGATGAAATCGATATTTATTTGTATCTACATATGATATAACACAAGAGGAGGATATTTATATAATGAACAAAAAGGTTATAGTTGCTTCTAAGGATATTAGAAGTAAACTGACAAAGAACATTATTAGCGATTTAAATCTCGCAACCAATTCCGCGTCGTTAGAAAGCGCACCTGTGCTTGAACGCTTAGGTACCGTCGACAAAGAAAAAGAAAAAGAAGCTCGCAAGAAAAAATTGCAAGCTTTACGTGCGAAACGTTTGCACAAGAATGATGCTGTAAGCAAAGAAAAAGAAAACGAATTCAAAGATGAAAAACGTGTAAAAGATTCTGACGAAAGTTATGCATCTGCGCGCGATGACTTCTACGCAGAAGATGCAAAAGCTCGTAAGGCTCAAGAAGAAAAAGACAGATTTGGGAAACCAAAAACTGTTCAATCTGAAAAAGTTTATGGTGGTAACACAACTCAGGCTCGTGCATCCTGGAAAGAAGCTGCTGCACCTAAGGCTGCATCAGAAGCTCAGAACACCCGTATTTCTTTGATGAACGATATCGTTAATGCTGCTGCATCAATCAAAGGAATGGGTAAATCCGCTCCTGATGCCTGGAAGTCACGTAAGAGCCTTGCAGGGCTAAGCAATGCGGAATTATGGAAACTTCGTGGTGAAGCTACTCGTGCAGCCACATCAGCAAACGCAGACAAGGCAGTTAAGAAATCAGTCTCAGGCAAAGCTGAATTGATGAAGGGTAACGGTGGGGAAAAGACTACATTAGAAGCAGGCAAAGTTCGTATTCAAGGTGGCGTAAAAGCTGCTAAAGAATCTGCTGATGCTATCGTGTTGTCCACCAGTTCTTTCGAAGATGCTAAGTTTGACTCAGCAAAAGAAAAAGTAACACTCACCAAAGTTACTAAAAAGAATGTAGAAGTTGGAGACACTATTAAGTTTACCTTGGCAGACCCAAAAGAAACTTTCTTATGTGAAGTTACTAAAATAAATCCGCAGACTGGTTCAGTAAGCGCGATAGTATTAGACGTTAACGAATCTTTTAAGAAGGCCACCGGAAAAGACGTAAAAGAATCACAAGCAGTTAGCAAAAACACAAGCGGCTTATCGCTAGCTATTTGTCCTCTGTGTGGCTCTAAAGAATTCAACGCAAATGAAAGTACATGTCCAGTATGCTCTACCTCCTATAGAAAATATAGTGCAGTAGAAGCAGTCGACTTCGAATGGGATAATGAAGATGACGAATTTACAACAATCGATATCGATGGAACTCAAAAAGTTTTAATCGACGATGAAGGTAATACATCTGTAATATCTCCCGACGAACTCGAAGGGCAGTTAATTGAACACACTCATGACTTAGTTATCGACGACGAAGAAAATCCAGTTCAGATAGATTCTGGTATGGCTCAGGTGCCTGCAGAATCCGAAGGGGAATTCAATGAATTCGAAGAAGATGCTGAAGTTGAAGGTGGAAAAGAAATTGCGTTTGTTAAGATTCAGATGACGATTGAAGAATGCTTAGACTTGTTACAGGAAGAGAACGAAGATTCTATTGAAGTCGTTCCTACTGATAACGGGTATGAAATAGTTGTATCACTTGAATCTGTAGAGGAAGAAGGCGATGACGAATTTGAAGAAGAAATATCAGAAGAGGAAGAAGATGAAGACCTCGAAGATGTATCCGAATCCGAAGAACCAGAAACTCCTGAAGAAGATATCATAGAAATAGACGAAGAACCTGAAGAAGACTTTGAAGAGGAATCAGATGAAGGCGACGAAAAGGTTGTCTTATCCCTCGAGGAGCTTGCTGAAGGCACTGTTATTTCTGCAGAAGGTATCGTCTCTGTTGATTCATTAGTAGACATCCTGAACCAATTACTCCCAGAAAAAGCAAACATTGTAGATGCTACAGAAGATACTGACGGGGAAGACGTTGTTGAAGGCGATGTTGCTAAGTTAAAAGAAGGTGCTATTGCTGAGGATGAAATGGAAATGGCAGGCGATGCATTCCCTATGGAAGCTGCTAAACCTAAAATATCCCAATTAATCAAAGCGAAAAGAAGTCGTTTAAAAGCGAAAAAGATTGTTGCTAAGAAACCCTTAGAAAGTCATAAGATAACCGAAACCGGTACATTTAAAGCGACCCGCGATGGCAAGCTTATTAACGTGACTATGAGAGCTACTTATGAAAGTAAGTTCCCTAAGATTACTAAAACGGCAATCAAAGAAAAGAATAAAGTTCCTGCTACAGGTGCTCCATCTGCTAAATCATTAGCACAGACAATGGAGAGTGCAACAACTCGTCATGAGTTTATGAAATCTGGAATGGAAGCTCTTGGAAGCGCTTTAAATACACGTAAACTATTATTGAGTCTCTGGGATGCAATCAAAGAAAACAAACCAGGGTCTGCAACATCTTTACTTAATACTTTAGAAGCTGCATTGAAGCCTGAAAAAGCTCCAGTGGCAACTGCTCCTGAAGCAAAGAAGGAAGAAAAGAAACCGACTAAAGGAAAGAAAAAACTTGAAACCAAGCGTATTAAAAAGCTTGACAAAGTTGTTAAATTCTCTAAGTCCTAATATTTAAATAACAGGGTACTGAGCCGTCAATATACTAAGAGTGAACGCTTGGTACCCTGTTCTCTATTGTCCTTATAATTCAGAGAGGAAGAAAAATATGATAGATAAAATTATCGAAACTTTACTACTGAACAATTCAGTAACCCAGTCAGAAATACTAGACATATACTTACAATCAACAGATGAGTATGAGAGAAAATTATTGTCACTGATAAGCCGACTATCGAATCTTTTCTCTTTGACTTATACGGATGATTATACTATAGCTAAAAAAGGCGGAGAGCTCGTGGCTTGCTTCCGCAAATACTATACAGAAGAACCTACCTGTATATCCGTATCACATGCTAGCGATATAAATGAGTATCGTGTAACATATGAAGACGGCAATAGTATCGTATACATAAATCCAATTTATGTAGAGAAATTTATTAAAGAGTTCTACGAACACTAAAGGAGAAGCATGGCAAGAAAAGTTGTACAATATGTTAATTTAGCTAAAGACAAACTTGCCTGGTTGAATACTTCAGGACGTTGGTGGGCAAGATGGTTTGAAACCTCAGGTACGTTTAAATCTACAATTGAAACAGGTACCGCTCCGATAGAAGTTGATTCAACAACTAAGGTAGAGAATTTAAATGTGGACATGATAGACGGATTGCATATTCCGTCCATCGTCAACGAGGCAGAAAAAGTTCTAGCAGTAAATATAGACGCCACGGCTTTAGAGTGGGTTGTGCCAGGAACATCAGGTACACCAGACCATAATGACCTAGCGGGTCTTCAAGGTGGCACGACAGACGAGTACTACCATCTTACTGAGATAGCACATAACTACCTAACGCCAGAATTTGGTGACGCTAGTTGGATTTACGTGAGTAAAACAGGCAGCGATACCAATACAGGCACAGAGGAATCACCATTCCTAACAATCCAACACGCCGTTGATTCTATAAAAAAGAATAGAGTAACTAATATAACTATAGACATTGGCGTAGGGACATATAATGAAACTGTATTAATTTCTGGTTTCTATGGAACTGGTGAAGTTTATATTAGAGGTAGTATAGATTTCACCGAACCAATAATAACAGAGATAGACGTATACGACAACAATGTTAATTTTATAGATATTTATAATTTACAAATGGATACACTAACACTAATATCAAACACAAGCAATGTTTATATTCATGATTCTATAATTAATGGAACTGGATGTTATGACACTGACGCTTTTTTCTTTAGAAATTTACTTAGTAATGGCGTTGGTTTATTAAACTGTGTTGCTAAGTTTATAAACAATGAACCAGGTTCAACAGGTGGATTTACCTGTGGTGACGGTGCAGTCTTAGTTACTGACTTAAATACCCCAAGAATGACTTTGCCAATGAGTGAGGAGCTAATACTTCTTGGTAGGAATACGTCCTTGTATGTTAGCCCTACAGGCGATGACGATAACAATGACGGGAACTATGCAACACCATTACAAACTATTGGTATGGCGAAACAATTTGCAGTTAATAACAGAATAGAAGACTTAACTATATACCTGCTTCCAGGAGAGTATACAGAAGACGTATATTTTAATGGAGGTGACACGCCTCTTGATTTAAGTATGAACTGCAATGTAACTATAATGTCTTATAGTAGTGTCACAACACTAAATGGTCGCATTTTTGGAGCTTATATTAAATCATTATCTATTCTCAATATAACCATTGCGAGTACCACAATTGGTGCTGCTCCAATAGAGACATCTGGAATAGACAATGTATACATGTATGGATGTACTGCAACTATTAATTTAGATGATGTTGGCAATGAATTGATTGTGCCAATGGTTTATGCTTATGATTGTAATGAAGTTGAAGTAATGAACTGTTATATTGAAAACATGTCTCGTGCAATTGAGTCCGTTGGAATATCTAGAGTACATTCAGTATCATGGGCACCTGGGAGTTCTGTAATAGACTCACCAATCATGGCCAGCAGCGGAGCAATTGTAACCATTGAAGATAATCAGCCAACCAGCACGGTCGAAAATGTAGCAGACGTTGGTGGTGTAATAATAAATCAAGGAGTTTATTATCCTGCATCCACAGTACCGAATGTAACAAACCCACAAGACCTACTCATAGGAAACACTACCGGGGATGCGTGGGAAACCATTTCATTATCCAATGTGAAAGACCTTATTGATAAACATTATAACCATCAACAGATATCTTCGGCACAGTCATGGGTAATAACTCATAACTTAAATAAATATCCATCAGTTAGAGTTTTTAATGGATATAGTGAGGAAGTTATCGGAGACATAGTATACGATAGTATAAACCAAGTAACAATTAATTTTGTAAGCCCATTTTCGGGAAGAGCTTTTTTAAACTAGGAGGACATTAATATGCCTATGAAGTATTTAACAAGTATAGATTTAAATCAGAATGAGTTATTGAAAGGGGTATTTGAAAACTATACTGGAGCACCAACAGCGCTCGCAGGTAAAGAAGGCCAGGTTATTTATGACTCAACTGGTGACAGAGTTTATATTTGTACAACAACTGGGATTGCTGGTGGTACTGGTAACGGTGCTGGGGGCACTGCAATATGGACTGCACTTCTTAAGAGTGGTGAAGCTGGTTCCGGTACAGTAACTTCCGTTACTGGAGAGACTAATGTTGTTGATGTTGCTACAGGTACAACTACTCCTGCTATTACATTACACACTGCTTATGGGGATACAAAAAATCCATATGCCTCTAAGACTGCAAACTACTTTTTAGCTGCACCAAATGGAGCAGCAGGCGTACCTTCCTTTAGAGCCGTTGTTGCCGCAGACATTCCTACGTTGAATCAAAACACGACAGGAACAGCTGCAAACGTAACCGGCACTGTTGCAATCGCAAATGGCGGTACAGGTCAAACAGCAAAGACCGCAGCTTTCAACGCTCTATCTCCCTTAAGCACACTTGGTGATATTCTTATTCATAATGGAACAGACAACATTCGTCTTGCGGGTAACACTACCGCTGTTAAGCAAGTATTAGTTCAAACAGGCACTGGTGCAGTATCTGCTGCTCCGACTTGGAGTACACTAACTGCTTCAGACGTAGGTGCTCAACCTTCGGGTTCATATGTAACAACATTCTCAGCTGGAACAACTGGCTTAACACCTAGCACCGGAACCTCTGGTGCAGTTACCTTAGCAGGAACACTAGGTGCTACCAATGGTGGTACTGGGCAATCAACCTATGCTGTAGGCGACCTGTTAGTTGGCGGCGCAACAAATACATTAAGTAAACTAGCTGATGTTGCGGTCGGTAGTGTACTGGTCTCTGGTGGGGTTGGGGTAGCTCCAAGCTGGGCTACTGCACTACCTAGTAGTATTACTGCTACCACTCAATCTGCTGGTGATAACTCAACAAAGGTTGCTACAACAGCTTATGTTGATGCAATTGTTGCAGCTGCAGATGCTATGGTATTTAAAGGTACTGTTGGTGCTGGCGGAACTTATGAAATCGCCGCATTCAACTCATTAGTTATATATAATGCTGGTTGGACATATAAAGTAATTACAGCAGGAACCATTAAAGGTGTTGCTTGTGAAGTTGGAGACATGTTGATTTCAACTGTTGACAGGGCTTCTGGCGGTGTCAATGGTGACTGGGTGGTTATTCAAACAAATATTGATGGAGCCGTTACTGGTCCTGCAAGTGCAACTACCACTAACTTTGCTTCGTTTAATGGAACATCAGGAAAGATTATTCAAGACAGTGGAGTAGGCGCAGCCAGTTTTGCAACAGCAGCTCACCAAACCCACTATATTGGTAAAACTCAAGTTCAATCAACGTCTGCTTCACAAGCGGTAACGGGATTATTAAGTGCCACATTTGACGGCTCAGCTTCTGGGACAGTGCAATTAATTCCTACAGCTGCTGCTGGAACAGGCACAGTTCTTACAATGCCTGCCACTACAGGTACACTTGCTTTAACCTCACAGATTCCTACAGTAAATGCTGGTACACTTGGTGCTTCTGGTGTAACTGCCGGGGCAACGAACACCTCAGTTGCAATTAACTTTAGTGCCGCATGGAATGCTAATAGTGCTTCTAACATTACAATTAATCCTGTTGTTGGTCCTGCTATTGGTGACTACGTTGGTAAATTAACCGGCGGCTCATTAGGGTTCTTGCAGAAGACCGCTCAAGACGTCGTCACACTTAACACTGCTGTTACTCAAAAATATTCTACTACGCTATCTACATCGGCAACCAGCTATGTAGTTACTCATAATCTTAATAGCCAAGATTGTTCTGTTACGGTTAGAGAAGCATTGAATACGAATACCAATCCAGATTATTTCTTCTATAAAGAAGTATTCTGCGATGTTGAATTTACTAGTGCAAATACAGTAACACTTAGATTTGCTGTAGCACCTACTGCTAACACATACAGAGTAACTGTAATTGGATAATAGCTTATAAATAGGGAGGATTAATATGAAATTTAAAACACAGATACAATCCGATGTAGCGACAGGTACTGCTCCTTTATCGGTCGCTTCGACTACTATAATAACTAATTTAAACGCAGACAAAATTGATGGGTTAGACTTGCCATCTATTACAGGCAATGGTGGCAAATTACTTGCGGTAAATTCAGGTGCAACTGTTTTAGAATTTGTGACAGCCGAGTCTACATTACCTGCAAACTTAGTATATTCATCAGATGCAACCACAGGTACTCCAGTAGAATTAGCTTCCGCAGTAGATGTGAACATCACGGACGCAGGTGCCTATTATACAAGCACTAACGTTGAAGGAGCATTACAAGAAGTGGGAGCGTTGCTAGTAGGATTACAATCCGCACTCGACACTTTACTAGGATAGTACTATGAGAACAATTGCAGAAAGCATAGTAGAATTAACTACAACAAAAGACAAGTTAGTTCATAATCTAGAAGTAGACGGTCAAGTGCCAGAAGGTAAGACGTTCTCTCAGATGGTAGATATGCCATTCGACGCAGAATACGATGTAGATGATGGTGTCTATACAATAGAAGATTTTCCTATTGACCTATCTACTTGGACTGCTGATGGTGAGATAAGTTTCATTTACAGTAATAACTACGAAGGAGCAATCAATCATCAAGTAGGTACTACAAGTGGTAATTTCAGAATGATAGTACATGATGGTGTTAATGAAATATATAACGCATCATTTACAAGAGACGCAGTAGCAGGTTATAATATGACTAAGGGTAATGGTGAAGTTATATGGGCAGTTAAATTCTCACCAGTTGTAGCAGGACAGAAGTTAACATATTGTAGAGTTATTAAACCAGCAAGTGTTACAATGGCTTATTACAATATTGGAATGAGACTTGCGTATGTTAATACGGACAGTCTTACAACAATGTATTCTATGTTCAATCACGCAGGCAGTAGTAAGTCCCCATTACTTGAAAAAGTATATATTAAATCAACAAAGAACGTAACTAGTATGACATACATGTGTTATGATTGTAGAGCACTTAAAGTAATAAGTTGTCCTGATTGGGATACGTCTAAAGTGGTAACATTTACTTATTGTTTCTATCAATGTAATATGCTAAAATGGATTCCAATGACAACTACTACTAATATTGCAACAGACGTACAAGGTATGTTTAATGCTTGCTATATGCTCCGTAAGATACCTGCTTTAGTATTCAGAGAAGACGTTGCAGTTAACTTTGGTACTATGTTTAGTGGATGTTTCTCACTTGAAGTATTTCCTGCAAGAATGAATACATCTAAGTCAACAAGTATGGATAGTGTATTTGCAAATTGTTATAATCTAAAAGTAGTACCAGAAGGTGTCAGTACGGACAATGCAACTACAATGTATAACTTATTTAATAGTTGCTATAATCTTACAGAGATACCTAATTTTAATACTTCTAATGTTACTACAATGGCTTATACATTTAATGGCTGTAGAAATCTTAAGAAGCTACCTGCACTAAGTGATATATCTAAGGTAACACGAATGGAAGGATTTGCCACTGATGATTGTGCAATCAATGATGGATTTACTTTAGACCTTTCTACTGCACCAACCACATTACAGATATTTGTTACAACTACAGTAAATGCGTTAAGAGGTCTAATTGTTAATCCGTTAACAACCTGGTCTGCATCTGGAACAGTAATAGATATATACTCTTCTGGATTAGATAGAACAGCATTGATAGCATTGTTTAATTCATTAGGCACAGTAGTAGGGAAGACAATAAGAATAACTAATTCACTAGGTGCTTCGTCACTAACGGCAGCAGACCTATTGATAGCAACAAACAAAGGATGGACGGTTAATAAAACAACGTAAAGGTAGGGAGGGTAATTTATGCCAACATATATAAAGACTTTAGAAGATAATGTAGGAAACCAAATACTTCCTAGAACACAGATAGAAGCTGTCGTGGTATCTAATACTAACTTGGTTACTAATCTTAATGCAGACCTGTTAGATGGCCAACATGGTAGTTATTACTTACCTGCAACAAACTTTGTTGCAATAGATAGGTACGGATTTACGAATAACTCAGAAACAACTATATCTTTTGATGGTACAAATACGTTTAGTTTAACTAGAACAGGAGCGAGCTTCAGTTATTTTAGAGCGGGTTTATTATATACAATATCCGCAAATAAAACTGTCGTGCTGTCAGAGACTCCTCCAGCTGCTACTGGTACCTACTTTATTTATATTGATGGCACTAATGGGGATTTAGTTGTAGGCACGGGTTGGACTCTAGAAGACACCAAAGTTCCTGTTGCAATAGTTGCGTGGAATAACTCCTTGACTCCTAAATATTTTTTATTAGATGAAAGACATACTTGCTTAATCGACAGGGCAACTCATAAATATGAGCATCTTACAGAAGGGACTAAACTAGTATCTACGGGATTATTAACTGGTGGTACATTAGATACCACTGTGGATGCAAACAAAGTTATTGGAATTCCTGAAACTAAAATAGCAGATGAAGATTTGTTTAAGACCTTAGCTACATTAGCTACTCCTAACGGAGCTACAGCTGTATACTATAATTTATATAGAACTGCTGCTACGACTTGGGTATGGAGTTCAAGCACTATGCCATTCAAGTATACTACGACAGGGTTTATTGAGTACGATAACAATGGAACTATGACCCCAATTGCAAATATTAGATTTGCAAACACTTATATCTTTGCATCAAATATTGAAGGCGCAGGCCGATTTGTAATTCTTAGTGGACGTAGCGAATTTGCAAATGAATCGGCTGCGTTGGCTGAATCCTTTACTTCATTCGATATGACAGGGTTCCCAATACCAGAAGGTGTTGCAATCTATAAGCTTACTTGGCAAGGCATTACTAATGGTGGCACGGGTCAATGTCAGCTCGTAGCTATTACTAGAATAACTAACAATGTTATTACGTCTGCGGTAAGTCAAGTCGTAGACCACAATAGTCTTGCTAACTTACAGGGTGGTGCTAGTGGAGAATACTATCACTTACTAGCTAATCAAGCTATGCCTGTAATTACAGCTAATGCTGGTAAGGTACTCGCAGTTAATTCTGGTGCAACTGCACTTGAGTGGATAACTGCAGGTGGTACAGGAACAGTCACATCTGTTGCTGCTGGAAATGGTTTAAATTTTACTACAATTACTAGTGCAGGCTCCGTTACGTTAGGGACCCCTTCAACGGTTACGGAAGCTACAACAAATGCAGTTACGACTACAAGTCATACACATGCAGTCACTGGGTTTGCACTTACGGCGCATACACATAGTACGTACGATAATGCGACCGCATTGACAGGCGCAAGCGTGTATGACGAAGTTACGGTCACTGATGGGATTGTCACTGGACTTACATCTCGTGAACTAACATTCACAGATATAGGAGCCGCTGACGCAACACATACACATGGTAGTATCACGACAGATGGAGCTATTGGAACTACTGCAGGATTGATGATTAAAACTAGTACCGCTGGAGCGCTGAGTGCTCTTGCCGCAGGAACAACATCACAATTTTTACGTGGTGACGGAACATGGCAAACACCCCCTGCGGCAGCTAACCTTACCGATATATTACTTACACTTGGTAACTATACAATAGGATTTAATAGCGGTACAAATAAACTTGAAATCAAGTATATAGGTTAATCTATGGCAATTTTAATTACAAATGCTAACTCGAATATTATTGATACAACGCTAAGTTATTCTCTAACATTTACTGGCAGAACAGGTGCATATGCTATTGCATCCATAATAGTTAATGGGACAGAAATAGCGGCAACCGCCGGGCTTACTTCCCCAATTACTGTGACATATTCTGCCTCTGCCCTCTATAACGCGGCTGCTGGCTTTACTAGAACTGGGGCAGTTACTTTTAGAGTAAAAGACATGACTGAATTCGATACGGTTATTTCAAGTTCAGACAAGACAGGTGGGCTGCTCACGGTCAATTATAGGTTGACAGGATTCACTTTAACTGAACCAAGTACTACCGGTGGTCGTGAATGGATTATGGACAACACTACTGGTAATACTTTAACATCCAGCTGGAGCAGAACCAATGCAGCATTTTATGCTAGACTAAAAGGATATGTTTATAATCATACGTCTGCGACCTGGGTACTTGTATTTAATCGATATGGGTATACTACAAGTTCTAATACAGATATAGATGCACTTGGTTATCATGATGCAATAGTTGCGGAGATGGATTTATTAAGTCCCGCTGATTTTAGGTTACAATTAGTAACCCAGTTCAATGATGGGACTGCAGACTATGAGGACTTATCTCTAACCGGAACTACTTCATCTTATCAATTAGATAAGACTGGAAGTATTATCTATCATTTATATGACTTAGCAACAATTGCAATAAGTAATGTTACTCTGTATAGTTCTACAACAACTATTCCGTTTACACTAACGGAGCCTAAGGCCTTAACTTACACTGTGAATCTATATACCCGTAAAAGTGCAGTTGATACTTTAATAAGAACTGAGACGAGCGTGACCGCCAGCGGTAATTTTACCATAGGTGCAACAGAAAGAACTGCAATATTAAATGCGTTATTACCAAGTACTTCGGGAACAATCTGGGCATCGGTAACGACTGAAACATATGGGACCACAGACAGTACTGGGACAGCTACAACATTAACAATTGACGCGTCAATGCTAGGTGCGCCAGTGGTGTTGTCGTTTGATTCTTCATTACATATGAGGGTATTAAGCAAACTCGTTGAAAGCGGAACAGACATAACTTTGACAAGCGCAGGCATACTCACTGTTCCTAAAATAATAGAAGGTACAACGGTAACAATTGATTCTACAAAAAATTTAACTGTAGTAAAATTAATAGAAGGGGAGGCATAAACATGGCTGATTTATTAACAAATACAAAAATAGGGACCACAACTCTTGCACAAGGAGGCACTGTAACTGTGACGTTACCTGCAATTGCGGGCACGCTAATGGTAGCTACTTCTACACAAAATGCGGCAAATGGCTTACTTGACTATGGTCTTAGCGGGGGGGGTAACGGCGCATACATATTATGTTACAATAATGCAAGAGCGCAAACAATTGCAACTGCAACTAATACCATTGTTCAGGTAGATACTGTCGTATCTAATACGAACACCGCGATATTCGAGCAGAATGGCTATGGAATACAATGTAAGGTTGCAGGATTGTACGCGGTAGACGCTATGGTTGCATTCGCCACAACAGGCACAACAGGACGTACTGGCGTGAGTATATTTCAGAACTCAACACAATATGACTTCTCGTTTATTCCAATGCGAGATAATTATGACAAAGCGGTTGGGTGTACAACACTAAGACTTGCAGCAAATGACATAATATATTTTGGTGCATACCAGAACAGCGGTTCTAATAAATCACTTGCAATCGGTGGTTATGTCAGTGAAAATAGAATGACCATATCTAAGATAGCGTAAGGAGGAAAACTATGAGTTTATACAATAAGATAATCAGAATATACCCAGAGTTGACCGACCAAACCATCTGGGACAATAGGAAAATAGTTCTTATGGATGATGGCTATGGCCCCTATATAAAAGTCTGGGATGTCCCTCTCGAGCAACCAAGCGAAGAATTATTGGCAATAACAGAGCCATATTATCCAGAACAACTGGAAGAACTTAAATTACAACTTAGTTCTACAGATTACAAGATTATAAAGTGCTATGAGTATCAGTTGGCAGGGAAAGAACTACCCTACAACGTTATTTCTCTTCATATGGAGAGACAAGCGCTTAGGGAAAAGATAAATGAAATAAATAAATAAATAAGGAGGATGTATGATAAAAAAGATTGAGTTTTCAAAGTTAATATTAATAGCGGTCTATATCACTGCCGTGGCATTCTCTATTACCGCTGCCTACCTTACTTTTCAAGGGAGTGATGTAAGTTCTTTCGGCCCCATTGTACTAGCTATATGGGCACAGTTAGGGACATCATCTGCTGCATACTACTGGAAAGCACGCGCAGAGAATAAAATTAAATTACTTAAATCTGTACCTACTGAACTAGCCGAACAGGCAAAAGAACTCCTAGATGAAAGGGAGTAGAAAGAGGGATTTATGAACTGGATTATTGAGAATTGGTTTATCATTTTAGGAGTTGCTGCTATTATAGTTGCAGCCGTTATCGCTATTAGATTATTTTTAGGTTTGCCCACAAAGGCACAAATTGCTAAGATTAAAGAATGGATGCTTTGGGCTGTTACGCAAGCAGAATTTGAATTAGGCTCAGGCACAGGTATGCTTAAATTACGTTTTGTATATGACCTATTTGTTGGCCGTTTCCCATTAGTTGCTAGAGTTGTTTCTTTTGAAATGTTTTCAAAATGGGTAGACGAAGCTTTAGAAGAAATGAAAAAGATGCTTGCGGCAAATGATGCTATTAAAGCAGTCATAACGCCAATCGAATAATAGAATTATCAAGGAGGTATTTATGATAAGAGGACAGACATTAGTTAATTATAATGGGATAGAAGTTGCACTTCTACCTTTTCCGCGGCTTTTGGTCTCACAAGAGATGTATGCCGTAGGCACACCGAACGGAAGTCATACTGGATACAAGGCAATGGATTTTAGTGGGAATAGTTTTAAAAGCTACGACCTGTTTGCCCCATTTGCTTGCAAGGTTGTGGAGAATAATAATGAACCTTCTCACCGGGTTACCTATGAATCATTAACTGATGTTGAATGTGCGGATGGCTATATTGGCCATGTAATATTTACTCTAGCTCATGACTCAGATGTATCTAATTTAACCGTAGGTAAAACGTTTAAACAGGGAGAAGCAATCTACCAGTATGGTGGTTATGGAACCGTCAATGGGGTTGCTTCTGCTACTGCTTACCCAAACCACATTCATATAGAAGCTGCTAAAGGCTCTTATGTAAAGCCAGCTTATATTAAAAATGAAAATGGTAGATTAGCATTACGTGGTGAGGCTAATCCTGCAGATGTATTCTGTGTCAATGGCACAGTCATTACAACCCCTGGGTTAAGTACCTGGAAAACGTACACAGGTAAAACCTGGGCAGATAAACTAGCAGAAGATGCAGCGAAAGCACAGGCAGAACTAGACCGGTTAGCTAAATTAGAAGCTGAACGACTTGCTAAGTTAGAAGCAGAGCGTCAGGCTATGTTAGCGGAACAAGCGAGAAAAGATGCAGAAGCTATAGCAATGCAGGAAGCTGCAGCAGCGCAAGCCGCGAAAGAAGCAGCGGAAATACAAGCATTAAAAGATAAAAATTATTATATTACTCAACGCGGAGATACCCTTCAAGCCATCGCAATTAAAAAGAATGTCTCTTGGAAATCTTTATATGAAACTAACAGGCAACTGATTGGGCCTAACCCCCTAATCCTACCTATCGGAATTAAATTATTAATTCCATCTGGGGTTCTAGGTCAAATAGTTACAAGTATTCATGTTGGAGATGAAGTTTACTGGGAAGGTCACCTATACCGGGATAGCTTTGGTGCAGGTGAAACTAAGGCGTCTTTTCCTCGAACAAAAGGTATCATCGACATATTTAATAAAAACAAATTTCCTGTGCACATTAGGGGCAAGGGTTGGGTATCAATCACGCAAATTAAAAAAATATAAATCTACGCTGTCAGGCCGGCGTAACTATGCTCGCCTGACAGCTTCTATGATAGGAAGGATTAATTATGGAACAAATAACAGAAAAGCTAGCAATTCTCGCCTTGGCCGCAGGAGAGGATTTAATTGATACGGCAAAACGAACAGAGGACTCCGCGATTATTAAATCGGTTAGAATTATCCGATGTGACCCTCTTGTAAAAATAACATTTAAGTTTTTATCAGCACAAGAATTAGACTTATGTATAAGTTGTTCAGAAGACTTATTTGTTGACTGCTGCAGTATTAAATCTGCTATTGTTAGTGATGTTACTTCCATGCTAGTCGAATATTCTTTTGGAGATTGTGTGCTATGATTAAGATATACTTTAGCGGGCTTATACAAGCGTTCAAGGCAACTCTTTTTCACGATTCTTATAGCATGACAATAAGCGTTACTATTTCTACAATTGGAACCGTTATTTCTTATTGGCTAGGTGGTGTTGACTATGCGTTATTGATGTTGGTCAGCCTAGTTGTATTAGATTACGCAACAGGATTATTAAGCGCTGTCAAACAAAAGAGACTAAACTCCGACTCTATGTATTGGGGCATAATCAGAAAAGTTTCACAGTTTGTAATTGTAGGATTGGGTGTTGGCTTAGATAGATTAGTAGGAAATCAATCATTAGTATTTAGACTAATGGTTATATATTTTTATATTGGGATGGAAGGTATCTCTCTACTCGAAAACTTTGTGGTTTTAGGAGTACCTGTCCCAGAAAAATTAATAGATATTCTAGAACAAATTAAGAAAGAAGAAGTCTCTAACACGCAAATTAAAGATGATACCAACGCAAAATTAGAAGACTTTAGTATAAAGAAAAAACGTTATCGTAAAGATGACTGAGGAGGTTAATTATGTCATTATCGCAATCTACTAGTGGACTAGCTGCATACACTCTAGCTAATGCTAGTACCAGCACCTATTATAGTAGTACTATCGCTTCTAGTTTAACGGGAGGCCTTACCGTTGGTAGATATTACCGAGGGTTTGTACATGTTAAAGGAAATTTTGCTAACCCACTATATACCTCTAATTACGGATATTATGCTGGAGGTACACCAACGTTTAGTTGTTCAAGTGGCACTATAAGTAACTCCACGATTTTAACAAAAATGCAAACTTCTACTTATGTTGGAAGCAACGTTGTTAACTGGCTTGTTGCCTGGTATGAATACGCGAATCTAACCGATTATAATAATGGGGTGCATACACAGTCAATAGCTTCAACGGAGTATGCAATATCATTTGGGTCTGCACTACAGAGCGTTCTCTCTTATTCAATTAATAACGGAAATACATTTAATTTAGATACTTCTACCTCGTTCCCTGTCGCATATAGTGAACCATCTTCACATACCGGTTGGAGAAGCAGAATAACCTTCTATATAAATAATGTTAGTTTTGCAACAGCTAGCGGTAACACCGCGGCTTTTACCGCAACATTAACTGCCGCACAAATTCAGACTATATCTAATACTATGGGAAATACTTCCCCTGGTACTTTGAAAGTCAAGTATGAACTTGGGTGGTCTTGTACAGGTGGAGCGACATCTTTCTATTTTACAAGTGCCTATCGGGAATATGATGTGCCAATAACTAAAGAAGTAGTAACTGTTAATCCTGTGAATGTCGGAACAACCTATGCATTTCCTAGTCCATGGGCAAATTCTTATTATTACTTATATATTGCCAGTAGTGTGCCTTCCTCAACTGGAACTTATGCTTTAACAATTGAAACCTGGCTGTATAATCACCAGGCGATTAATGCAACAATAAGCGGGTTAACATGTACAGTAGACGGTGTGTCTGCTACGAAGACAATGAATTTATCTTCAATAAATGTAGCTTATGCAAATACACAAAAGCTAGAGTCATTTAATATTACGGTGGGACCATTTACTTCTCTTTCGCCGACTGTAACTCTTGTGTCTGGTCTTACCTTGTCAGGTATTGGTACATTGTCTGGACAAACTGCAGTAACTGCTGCGGGCAGACTGCCAAGTATTCCTGCGCTCACAGTCGATAATATCATTTTATCTTCTGTTACTAACGGGGCTATTGGTTCTCCTAGCACAATCTATACACAAGATACCTCAATGGAAATAAGTAATAATGACAATGATTTTTATAAAGTATTAACTTATGAACCATCTACAGGCACTATTGGTACCTCTGCTGCGTTCGGCAGCAGCACACTTTCTGGAACTTGGGGAACAAGAAGTCCTTACACTTTGTATACGTATACCTTCTCTATTTTAGGTAGAGATGGTTCAACATATGGAACAACAAATGTAGACCTTCGTTCTAATGATGCGCCCCCTCTTATTAATACTTTTACCTCCTCATCAAAGACTACCACTACTGTAAGTGTAGCTGCAACATGCACCGCGTTGTCTAGCTTGACTTTAACTTATGATTACTATCAGAAAAAGACTACTGCGCCTGCTGATGCAGATTTTTCACTAGCTGCAAGTAGTGCGAGTTCAACATACACTTACACAGGGTTATCCCAATACACTACTTATGATTTTAAAGTTGTAGTTACAAATGGAGACGGATATATTGTTTCAACAGGGGATGTCGGACAGGCATCAAATTTAACTGTTACAACATATTCAACTGTGCCAGTTATAACATCTTATGATGTTACTCCCGCAGATACTTCTATGTATCTAAAAATTTATGAAACTCACGGAGCCGGGCTGACAACTACCTATTCTTTCGGAATATACACAGGTGGGGCATTTGTCTGGACAGCTTACCAAGCTGGTGATGACTATACATACGCAGGACTAACTAGTGGTATATCGTATAACTTCAGATTAAGAGTTAAGGATAACACAAATAATGTGACGGAAAGTTCTACTATTACCTCGTCTACCCTATATACAAAACCCGTAATTACTAATGTAACTGCAACTGGGATTACTACTAATACTCTTACGTTGCGAGTAAGTACAGAAAATAACCAAAGAACAAGTATAAATAAATGGAAATTCAAAGTGTATAAAGATGGCAGTGCTGTACCAGGTAGCTGGACAGAAAAAACATCCGATGTATACTTTGTTACAGGGTTAGACTCTGGTAGTCTATACCACGTATTAGTTGTGGTTGATGATAACCAGACTCCTATTTTATCGAGTGACCAGTTTACAACTACTGCAACTACTGCAACAGCTTCTGTAACTGCCTTGACCAAAACCGCAAGATTTATACGAGCTACAAGTTCAACTATGCCTAGCCTTATTAAAGACGGAACATTCATTATTACAACAGATAATGGAAATATCTACTTAGACGAAGGCACGGAAAGAAAACTAATTAGCTATGGAATGAAAGTATATGAAGTAGACCGCGATGGAAGTGATGTATATACCATAACTACAAATGATTTTGATAACATTAACTTAGCTACAGACCGCACAATCTCTTTCTATTTTAGACCTGTAAGAACCTCCATTGGCTCTACTCCACAGATTAAAATAGTCGGTACCATTGTAAATCTACAAACAGCTTTATACACAACGGCATTTACTCAAATGGCAGTAACTGCCAATGCATTGTATCTAGTAACATATAATGATAATAACTCGCCTGTATTTATGCTAGTTAATTACTAGGAGGCAATATGGGACCAAAAGTATTTTTAGAGTATAGCTCAAAAGAATTAATTGAGCTGGCCAAAAAAGATACGCCAAAACGATATGAAAGACGACTAGAGCTTGGCCCAACAAAGGTCAGCTCTGTGTCGTTGGATTATAAGACGGGCAATGCAGTTATCTTATTGACAACACATAACCACGAGCAACATGTGGAAATAGAAAATTTTATTGACCTTGTTGCCGCAGAAATAATTGAAAAACATGCAGACGGTATCCGCAGAGAGGACTTAATGCGAATTGTAAATGTTGCTATCCGACTTCTATTAGAAGAAGGCGACATCCTGGTTGACTGTGATTGTGAAGATTATCAATACAGATTCAACTGGATAGCCAAGCAATATGGATTTGCATTACTAGACCGAATCCGAGGATACGATTATGCACCAGACCAATCTAACCCTAGATATGCTGGAGGTATCTGTAAGCATATAACAAAAGTACTTACAAGAGAATCCCAATGGGCAGAAATGGCTCAAAGAAGATTAATAAATGAAATTCTTAAATATAAAGAATTTAATAATATTCCTATCTTACCTGACAATAGCGTGCCTGAAGAAGAAATTATTGAGGAGCCTATCGTAGAGGAACCAGAGATTGCTGAGGAAATACCTGAGGAACAAGAAGACTTAGATGTAAACTTAGACGACCTGGATGAAGTTCCTCCAGAAGAAGAGGAAGAAACGGAGGACAAGAATGTCAATATCGACGAAGACAAGCCAAGTATCGGTAATATATAACCTAACAACAAATTCGGAGTTAGTAACTGCCTACAATAAAAATGTAGAAATATTAAATTTACTAACATCAAATCAGTCTACGGGCCTCATAGGAGACCCAGGTAAAGTTATCTTTACCGTTACAGGCGTTGACACAGAGCTTACTTCTAATTTTAACCAAGGGCTTGGTGATGGCACAGGTGCAACATTAGGACTAGAGGGTTGGTCTTTTTATTTTAGTAATACTAAAACTTTAGTAACGGTTAACTCATTACCAGCACCGATAGCTCTATCTGTAGATTCTGGATATATCTATATAGATAACACTGGGACTGCAGTTATTGTATCAGAACCTTATTCCGCATACCAAGCGGACAAAGTAAGACTCTTAAAGTTTGAACAGAACTCATTAGGATATTACTCTATTATCGTTATGCCTGAAGTATCGGGCACACCAAAATATTTACGCTCTATCTCTTTAACTGAACCGCTTTTACGAGTAACCAGTTTTGCAATTGAACCTGTTCTGTTAAAACTAAAAAGAACAAATACAAAATGCTTAACCGAGGGTGCAGGATGTTATTCTGCTTTCGATGCTAATGTGCTTATATTCAGTGATGAGGATGAAGTTCGTTTAGTGGATGAAGCTAGCAATTTAGAATATGACACAGTAGATACAGGTATTGCCTCTGGCTTATACAAAACAAAACAGTTTTCATTAAGTTATGATGGTAAGCTGGTTGTACAAGACGGGATTACAGAATATACTTCGTTAGAGGAAGCTGTTATTGAATTGCCTTATGAATCTTTCGATGCAGTAAACGGTGACACCGTTGGAGAGTATTCTCCGGTCGTACGTATTGCATACTTAGAAGGTACTATCGATTTAGGTGATGACACAGAGGCTTATATCCTAGACATGACAAAATCTGTTGGGCTAATAAGAACCCCTGTTTGGTACACTAAATAGCGCGTAACTACTAAAAAAAGATGCTTATATGAGTGTATAGAAAGGCAGGTGAATTAATGGCACAAGATTTTCGTCCGAGTAGATTTGAGATGCGCAAGCTTAGAAAAGCTATGTTGGAGCATGCAAAATTAAATGGTCGTGTATGTAAATTAATTCAACCGACCACTAGAGTACTAGGCGACTATACAACATCAGATGTATATACCTACGAAAACGCAGTTAAATATCCATACTTTATTCACTTTCAAAGCGAACCACCTAAAAAGATGTTAGAACTTTTTGGTTGGAGTAAAGAATCAACAGACGCAAAACCTCTTTTAGCTGATTGTCCTATGTATCGTTATCCTCTTTCTGGAGAAAATCCTGCAGTACTAATAGACATGGATGGAGTTAAAATAACCCCGGCGGTCATTAGCGAGGGATGTTTACTTGAAGTAGAAACATATGATTGGACAGTGGAGAGTATTCGTATTGAAACATTCGAAGTTGAGAAAGTACTCGGTGGAGACGATAAAGTTAATTACATAGTAAGTCTTGTCGCACATAGATTACTTGATACTGGAGCAACTGAAGTAGAGAAACCTGATTCAGGTTCAAGCTTCATAAAACAATCCGATGAGTAATATTACTGTTACTATTAAAAAATCTGAACTAGCTATAGAAGATATACCAAATGATAAGATTTATCGGAAAGTAATACTAAAGTTTGTTGTAGGAATGAAGTCTTTATTTGCGGAGTATATTACCCAAAATTATGACATATCATATAAACTCGCAATGAATATTCTTAGGATTAAAGAAAATGAATCTACATTTGCTATCTCCATAGAGTCACCAGAAACGTATAATGGCAAGACACAAAAAACTGTGGCTACAATTATGAAAAACGATTTAGGGTCAGTGACAGAGAAAATAAGGCCACTCTATACATTAAAGGTTGCTAGTGATTTATTATCACAAAGTGCACCAATGATGTGGATAGATTATGTGGCAGTGAGAGACAGAGGTGAAGAACTATATGAGTAACAATGTTACAGATATAACTGTACGAACCTATGACGAATACCTAGTGAAGAAAATAGAAAACGCTATTATAACAGACGTAGATGGCAAACCACTTATTCCTGTTATATACAGCCCATTTGATTTAGCATTTGAATATGCAATGAAACGGCAAAAAACCGAAAATAAAAATCAAATTAAATTCCCGCTAATAATCTGTCATAAGTCTGCAGGGTTTAGTATTTCTGATATGACCCATCGTGTTCTCAACACGAAAATTCCGGTATATTATGTGGATTATACGTATGATGGTACACCAGCTCCTACACCTGAAGTTCCGACTCCAGAGCCAGTAACTGTTCGAGTATCAAGGTACGTTCAAATCATTAATGTTGATATACCATATAATATTGAAATATTAACTAAAGATGAAAATCAGGCATTTGAATTGGCACAAGAAATAATCTTTCTCTTAATCAGAGACCCCTTTATTGAAGTTCCTAAATTCAGAGACTTAGCAACAATCCCAGAAGTAGAAAAAACTAATTTTATTTTTAGTTTGATGATGGACAATGAAGTTGCTGATAATACTGCATTAGAAACTGAATCAGAGGTGGGTAAATTATATCGAGTGACTATTTCAGTTACAGTTAATGACGCAGCACTTTCAAGGGATGTTAATGCGCGTATAGCAGACACTATTCAAATTAATATTGAAGGTAAATCGCCTGACTTGGAATCAGAAACAATATTCTCTGAAACCATAGATATCCAATAGAAATTATCCCCAGAATTACAGGAGGTGCAATTAATGGGAAATAGCCGTATTATTATTAATACAGTGGAAGATACTCTAGTATCATCTTCATCTACGTTGCCTCTAGAGATTGGTATTGTACTTAAATCTCCAAAAGGCCAGATAGGGTCACCTATCAAAGTAACTACAGAAGCAGAACTCTTAGAAAAGTTCGGGACTCCTACATCATCATATCCAGTATTGGATGCCGTCAAATCCTTCTTAAAGGTATATGGCGGGATTACAATCAGTCGTTTAAAATTTAGTGTTGATGGTGCAGCCTCAGCTGCAGAATTAGACAACACAGGCGCTGCCGCTTCAGTTGATTTGTTTGGTAAATCGTTCTCAGATTTTGAAAATGGATTTAGCTTAATCATCACAGAAGCAACCGCTAACGACTTAACTCTAGCTCTCTATGATGCTAGTGATGCTTTGCTAGAATCGATTCAAGTTGCAGCAGCAGTTGCAGACTTTGTTTCCGATGTTAACGCGAAGTCATCTTTCTTCAGTGCAACATTAAAGAATGGTGCTACTGGAAACATCGACGTACAAACAGTAGATTTTGCTGCAGGCGTTGTCGGGTCACAGTTCGTTCTTCAAGACGTGCTTGATGCATTAAGTGTATTTGATTCTCCTATGCTAGGCAGATTAGACGTAATTGCTGCTCCAGGTCTTGCTGAAATTTCAAGTCCTTCTTCATGGGCAACATGGACCGCTAACCCAGTCAGTACTGCATGGACAACAGGTACATTGTATACTATTAACTCCAAAGTCACTTATGAAGGCTCTATCTATAACGCAGTATCTGAACATACTTCAGGGACATTCGCAACGGATTTATCTGGTGGGAAACTAGCTTTAGTACAAGTAATTGTTGCTTATAGTGTTGGAGATTTAGTTATCAACTCTGGTATAAAGTATTCTTGTATAACTGCACACACTGCTGGAACCACTTTTGCTTCTGCAAACTTTGTTGCATCTTCAGAGATGGAAGAAGTTGTTAAAGCTTTAGTTATCCTAACAGGAGCCAGACAGGAAGCAATTGCCTTAGTAGACTTTTTAGAAGACAAAGCAGTTGCAGATATCGTAGCACTGTTTGGTGCCGACGGTACCTGGCCAATCGATAGTAAGATTGTATACTATCACCCTGGTGTTAAAATGAGATTATCAAGCGGAAGCGCTGTTGTAGTGCCTGCCTCAATGGCTTCACTATTTGTTCACGCTGCGGCATCCAGAGTAAGTCGTTGGGCTTCACCTGCAGGATTCACTTCTGCTATGGCGATTCCTTATGTAAGCGATTTTTATAAAGTCTTAAAACAAGCAGAAGTTGATACCCTCTACAATGTAGAAGGTGCTGCCCGCCCTGCAGTTAATCCTATTGTTTATGATAATAGTGTTGGCTGGGTTATTGATGGACAACGTACTTCCGCTGCCGTTACAGACATTAGGCGCAGCTTATCTATAGAAAAGTTGCTAGATGAAATTGCTTATCAAGCAACTATCAATAGTAAGAAATACCAATATAAACCAAACAACCAAACCACATGGGACTCTTGGAAACTAGACATGATTACATATCTCAATAGCATCTTAACCGATGGTGGGATTAGCTCATTCCAAGTATTCATGGGTATGAATACGATGACACAAACAGACATTCAAAATGGGCTGTTAATTGGTGTTGTTAAATTAGTTCCTACATTCACTATTGAAGAAATTCAGATTACTATAAATGTAAATCTGGAAGCTTAAGGGAGGAGTAAACACTATGTCATTTAATGCAAAATTCTTAGACGCCAGACAACATGAAGTGCAGAGACAGTCTCACTTCAAGATTGCTATCGAAGGTTTTGATGAGGAATTTTTACTCCACATAAGAACCGCTGCTTTGTTAGAAAAATCTTTTCAACCAATTGAAACTAGATATTTTAACGACTTAGTTAAGCAAGCTGGTGTTCGTTCGTTTACCGATATGCCGTTAGATATTCATGATGCTATTGGACCAGATGTTGAAAGAAAACTTCACGCTTGGCAAGAACAAATCATGAATAGCGTAACTGGCTATATGGGTTATGCTGCGGACTACAAACGCTCCGCAAAGATAACTGAATATAATATTAACGGAGAAGTCCGTTCTGTATGGCAATACGAAGGTGTATGGCCTGCAACAATTAACTACGGTGGATTGTCAAGAGAAGATGTTACCAAGAAATCTGTTAGCGTAACGTTGTCTTATGACCGCGGCCGTCTATTAAGTCAAGCAGAAATGTAAGTTGATTGAGTTCAAGAAAGGGATGAAATAAACTATGTTTAAAGTTAGTGTACCTGAATTAATTGTTAAGTTGCCTTCGGCTGGATTGTTAGATTACTCTCCGGCCGAAGTCCGACTTCGCGCAATTACAGGCAAAGAAGAAATGAAGATGAATAGTACTAATTTAATAAAGTACATCGATTTAGTTATTAAGGAATGTGCGAAAGATGCCACCACAGGTCAACCACTTGAGATGGACAAGCTTTCCTCAGAGGACAAGGTATATTTATTTATTATGCTACGTTCACTCTCCTACGGAGATTCTATGGTCGCTGGGTACACATGTAACTCATGTGGAACTAATAATGACGTTAGCTTAGAATTATCTAAGCTGCCTATTAAGAACCTGACTAAAGAAATGTTATCAAATTCGACAATTACGTTGCCAGTGTCTAAAATTATTTTGGAGCTTAGAATTATAAGCGACCACGAAGTTTATGAACTAGATGCTGAAGCACGAACAATGGAAATAAAAACAAAGAAGGCTTTTAAAGAATGTAAAGACCTTTTATTAAAAGTTAGAAGAATTAAAAGTGTTACGTTTGAAGACGACGAGAAAGGCTTAATTACAGAGGAAAACTCCGCTTCAAACCGTTCTATCTTTCAATTGCTTGTAGAGAACCTAATCGGTAAAGATTTGGCCTACATCGATAAGAAGTGGAATGAACTGAATGATTATGGTATCAACTTAACTGTTGACCATAAATGTTCTAATTGTGGCGTAGTCTCCCCTATAGGTGTTGACGTGACGTCCACCGAATTCTTTCGTCCATCAGACTCTGAGTAATGCCCTTGATATCCGAGAAGAATATTTAAACATGTTAAAAATGAACCCAGACTACTATACTGAAATGAATATTCTTGAAAAGCTCAATAAGGTCAATGATACAATTGAATCTTTGACTATTGACAAAAATAATCAATGGTATGAATTGTCTGGGTTTATTTATGGTTTAATTAAGCTTGGCTATGATGCAGATTATCTTTTAGAACGTGCACCTATTGAACTTGTTTTGATTTCAAATAAAGTAAATGAAATAGAAACCGCAATCATGGAAGAACAACTAAGTAGACAACAAAAGTCATTATAAGAATTGTAAGGAGGCACTATGACGCTAAATTCAGGTAATAAAAAACCAAATTCTCAACTAGATGTTTCCGAGCAACTTCTTGAAAATACTATTAAAAGAAGAAATGAAGAAGAAAGAATTTCTAAAATAAAAGAAGAGGACCGCCTCGCCGATACCAAGTATTTTAAAGAAGTTAAAGGTAGAGGTAAGAAGGCAGCTAAAGAAACAGAATTAGACCATCAGCGCGCAGAGTCAAGAGGCTTAGGTGCGGATGGGTCAGTTCGTGGAAAAATATCTGCAGTCTGGAAGGGTGCAAATAATCCGGAGTTTGCTGCTAAAGCACTAAGCACAGGCGGTCAAGCCGCTGCAACTATGCTGAAGGCTGCTGCTGGAGGGTCTGCTACTTTATCCAATGCTATGGGCCTATTAACAGGCGCAATAAATCCTACTACAGCTGCATTTGGTGTACTTGCTTGGGCAACTGAACAAGCTATCAACGCATTTGTTGAAGGCTATAAGAAGATGCAGGAAATCCAAAAGGAAACTAAATATAAAACAGAATTTACGTCTGCAGAAGCGGGTAGACTCAGTGGATTATTTATGAATGCTGCCGGTAAGATTAATGACCTGACCTCGCCAACTGGTATAGAAACCATCGTGAGAATAACAAATACAGAAGCCATGGCAACCTTTCAAAATGTGCTTTCACAATTTAAAGGGTTTATAGAAATGCAAACTAGTGACCGACAAATATTTGCGGAACTAGCAGTAGGGTTAGAAGAAATGGGATACAATATCTCTGGACCTATTGGGGAAATAATGAAGACCCAGTATTACAGGGATAACTCATCCGTTAAGAGAACAAATGAGTTACTCAATAACTTAGTCGGGCTTTCCAAGAGTTCAACTATGTCATTGGATGAACTCGTAGCTATCGTTGGTGACACCAAAGAACAGAATTTAAATGCATGGACCTTAATGAGAGCGGGTAAGTCTGCTACGGAAGCAACAGCATTGTCAACAAGTTATGGTACCTCAAAAGCAACCGTTACAGCTGCTGCAGATACACTAGGCTTATCTAAAGACGGTGTTGAAGCTATCTATGGTATGATTAACGATATTATTACATCCGCAACTGACCCTACAAAATTAGGGGATTTAACTAGAAAATATCAGGTCGGTGGAATGACTGGTGGTAAGAGCATAACTCAAATATATGATGAGCTCGCCGCGGGTAACTTTACAAAAGTATTTAAGGATGCAGTTCAGTCTGCTGCTAATATGGCAAATGATAAACAAGGTTTAGGCTTTGAATACTTATCAAGTCAGTTTGGTAGTAACATCTCTACTGTACTTGGGTCGTTTACTCCAACAGTAATATCTAAACTATTCACCACTATAGATGATATGAATTCAAATATATCTACAGAGGGTAAAGGAAGTTTAATAATGAGTGAGATAGTTAATTCTATCGCAGCAACGCCTATTACCACGGAGAATATCCTAAATGGCATTTTTAATGAACTTACGGAAATTGGTGCAAAAGTTGCTACCTTCTTCGCTGTAGTACAAAATGCATTTGGATGGGGCAAACCAAAATCAACCTCGGATAAGGAATTATCTGCAGGTGATGTTTTGGGTGCAATATTTAATGTGCTCACCGGGAAAGGCTCCGTTACTTCGGACAGTACAAGTACAACCACTACAGGGACAAACCTCTTAGCACCATCTACAACGGGTAGTGCAGGGTCTACTCTCGGTAGTGACGGACAGAATAGTGGATTCACAGTATCTGATTATTATGCAAATAATAGTTCAGGCTGGTTTACAAACAATGATATTAAAGGTACCTCGCCGTTTAAAATTACAGCGGGATTTATGGCACCGGCTTATAAGAAACAATTTGGTAGCGACCATACAGGCGTTGACTACGGTGCAAAAACTGGAACGCCTATCACTTCACCTATTGATGGTAAAGTAACCGATGTTGGCTATAACAGTACTTCAGGGAATTACGTAGAAGTGCGTGATGCTACAGGAAGAACACATCGATTCCAACATATGAGCAGAGCGTTAGTTAAACCTGGGGACTCTGTATCAGTTGGTATGCAACTAGGTACTGTCGGAGCAACAGGTAAAGCTACAGGTCCACACGTACATTATAGTGTTAAACAGAATGGTAAATTTACTAACCCGAACCAATGGGCAGGAACATCTTTTGGTGGACTTGCTGCAGGTTATGGTGGAGTTGGTGCTAGTGATACTGGCAATGGCTATAATGCTGTTGCTAAGTCAAACACAGAAGATACCAGTTACTATAGCTCGACCGAAATTGTTAATTCAATTAATGATTTGAACGGTATGCTAAGTACCAAGCTTGATATTATTATAAGCAAGATGATATCAAATAAAGGATTAAATCAATTTTCATATAAATAAGGAGGGATAAGTTATGGCACCAAAAATGACACCAAGTCCTCTGTCCTCTTATACGACAGAGCTTTCAAAATTTTATATAATGGACTTGCGTACTAATGAAGTTTTTGACATTCCGTTCCCTCCTATAGATATTAGTGAGAGACCAAATCAGCCAAGCTTTACTGGGGACACTGTACTAGGAAGAACAAGTCAATTTGTAACATATACTTCTAGTGATAACAGAAGCGTTACAGTACAGTTAACTATCATAGATGATTATGTAGCACGACCTTTATCGGAAGTGAGAGATTTGCTCGCGTCTATGGCAATGCCTATCTATGAAAACTATGTAATAAAAGAACCTAAGGTTCAAGTAAAACTCGGGGCGGTAACTCTACGAGGGGTTATTACGGACCTCACATTTAGTTGGGGTGGTATATTTAGAAATGGATTATGGAACACTCTCAGCATAAGTATGTCATTTAAAGAAGCTCGTCAAATACCATTAGGCGGAACTGAAGTAAGAGCTGGAGGCTGGAAGAATGGCTAATCCACGTGCGGTACAAGTTTCAATTTCAATGGGTATGGGTGATAACGCGGTATTTTTACACAGTGTACCTCCAAACAATCTAATGAGACTTTCACAGAAAAGATATGCAGGTGAGCAAGGTAATACTATGACCGCAAACTTTACTGACCATACCGCATTTGATTTAGAAACCAAATTATTATTTTTAGGAAATGCTGTAACAGACAGAGCTATCCATTATCAATATGGGTACTCCTATAGTTTAGGAAGCATGTCCAGATTATATTCTGGTTTTGTATATGATTACACACCATCTATTGCAGGAAATATTATTAATATAGAGCTTACCGCGGTGAGTAAAGAATCAAGCACCATGACAAATACGGGTGCAGCAAATTATAGTGATGGTACGGATTATATTCGTGTTAGTGATATTGTAAAGAAAATTGCAGCTGCAAACCAGTGGAAACTGGGTGAGATAGAAGATACAACTCAGATTAAACGTTCTTTTACAAATTCTTTCTTATCACCAATGGAATATATAAATTCAGACCTTATCCCCTTTGCATTATCTGCAACTACAGGTATAGGTTTCTATTCGTTATATTTCACAACAAATATTCAAGGAAATACAGTAGTAAATTTTAAATCTATGTTACCAGGGTCAATCTCTGCAGGAACATTTAGTTACATCGATACAGGCAGTTCGCAAGTGTATAATCATCCAATGTCATCTATCTTGTCTTGGAATCCTACTTCACTCGGCTCATACTTATTATGGGGTGGTGGTTTTACAGAAACTAATACAATGACAGAGGCTTATGGAGATACATATACTTCGGTGTCTACGCAACTAATAAATCCTACACGTGATACCAATAAGACATGGTTATCAAAAAATAATTTTTCTCAATTATATGTTTCATCTGCAGACCGCGAGGCAGCAGATAGTGCAGTAAAAGCGGCTTATTCTAAAGCGGCTAGCTTGCAATATAATGCATCGTGTGAAATGATTGGTGACCCAAATAGACAAGTTGGAGAAACTTTAGAATTTAATATCATATTAAAAAACAAGGTGCACTACTCTTCAGGAAAATATCTTGTACTTGGTGTAGAAGACACTGTGGATAGCAGCGGATACAGAACGAGTCTCTCTTTGGTAAAGAATGCTTCATTCGCAGGTTCAGCATCTTCTGTGATAAGTTCACCTGCTACAGATGTAATAACAACCACAAATTCATCACCTTCAACTGGTAATGGTTTTGGAAATAGTTCAGGAGGTCATTGGTAATGTCAAATAGACGACTAAGCATAACAAAAGATACCTCTCTTGTTAGGGGTGTTGTTGTTTTGAATGAAGACCCCGAACGACGCGGTAGAATAAAGGTAAGAATTCCGTCTTATCATGGAATACCAAACGAATCCAGAGTATGGATAAAAGATGAGGAATTACCTTGGTGTAACCCGGGTGTTCTGATATCTGCTGGTAATGATATTGGGCAGCGTATAATCCCGACTGTGGGCACAAGAATATTTGTAATGTTTGAAGATGGTGACTTAAGTAAACCTGTGTATTTTGGAGGTATACCACAACTCATTCGTGATACTAAATATTATAATGGACAAGATGCTTCAATACTTGGCGGAAATGCAATACCAATTACTACCGATGACTCTATGTCAGACTTTTATGATACTGAGGCACAAGCTGCACAAGGTGTACTTTTTAAATCTTTAAAAGGATTTACAATATATTACAATGATACTGATGGTCATGAAGTCGTAAAGATAATTGACCAAGCAGGACAGTTAATAAAAATGCAATCTTTAGACCCTATCCTAACACGACGAGGTAATAAAGAGTATACTTCAACACGAAGTAATATTTCTGTACAAAGTGGAAATACTAAGCTAGAGCTAGGAGAGATGAACGAAGTTGGCGGTGATGGCGAAGTAACCTTTGAAGAAGGGTTAGTTATCACTCTACCATCTTTTACTCTTGGAGATTAAGGAGGCAACATGCTTAAAGATTTTATGTTTTCTAATGAAGTAAATGTAAGCAAACTAAAGTCTATTCCAGTTGCTACAAGTCGGTACGATTCTAAAGTTGTTCTTTCTACAGAAGAAGGTGACTATACTCGTGTACTACGATTGAACGAGATTAAGAGTTCTTTGTCGAGTACAGATGGTTACATGAATGTAGATTTATTGCACCAATATGACCCTTACAGAATCGCTTATGAAGTGTATGGAAATGAGTCACTGTATTGGGTAATACTTGCTGCAAATGATTTATTCGATATGATGGATTTAGTTGAAGGAATGACTATTAGAATTCCTAACATATTAAAGATTCTAGGATATAACGGATTGGTGGTGACTGGCGATGAGTTCTAATAAAGGAATGGGAACAATACAGCTAACAGAACATACAAATTCCACTGCGGTATTTGCTGACCAGAAAAAACTATTTGAAGATATTAAGTTCATGATTAAAACTCCGCGTGGGTCCATTCTAGGCTCACCAGGCTACGGTTCAGATGTACTTGAGATGTTATACATGCCAGGTACAAAAGCTACCCAGGAGTTAATTCAATCTGCAGTTTATGACGTATTAACAACATTCAGTGGAGTAACAGTAAAGAACGTTACAAGCTCACTATCTACGGACCAGAAGACAATAGTTATCAGATACGATATAATATATAATGCAACGCGGATATCAAATGAATTATTAATTAGTACGGAGGCATAACATGATTGACACAAACATTACGCATAATTTACGTACAATGGAAGATTGGAAAGAATACTTTAGAGTAAAAATTCCAGAACTTAATCCAAATTGGACAAATACATCTGACGAGGATTTAGGAATGGTTTTAGTCACTTTGCTTAGTGCAATGGGTGACCAACTCAATTTTAGATATGACATGTCTATCTTGGAATCTTTCCTAGGCTCTGCACGTGAAAGAAGTAATGTGCAAGCCTTATTAAATCTTATCGGCTATACATTAAGCACTTATAAAACAAGCAGTGCTGTGGTTAATATCGGCTACGCTGAAGATGTTAACCCACCATTTGATTCTAGTTATATAATTCCTAAATTTAGTTATGTAACAAAGTCTACTAATCAAGATATAAAATATTATAACTTAGAACCTCTTACTATACCGGTAGGTGCTTTAAGTGTTGAAGGTACTTTCTATGAAGGTCAATATGTTACTGATTTCAAAACAAGCCGTGATGTAGATAAATATGGGAGACTTTACTTAACATCTACTACAAATAATATTGCTAGTAATGGAGTTTTATTAACCTATGATGGTACTATAATTTTAACTAACGTTGAAGACGTTTACCTCTCTACTTCATCGTATGAATACGAACTATTAGTAGATACTTATGGTAACTACTATATTCAATTTGATGCAAGCTGGAAAGATTATATTAATCAAAATGTTCCAATAACAATTCAGATAGATTATCTAGTTACCTCTGGCTTAGCTGCACAGGTTCAAGCAAACTATTTTGATACTCTTATAGGGGGTACTGGACCCGCAGAAATAACCGTTAATAACGTTTTAGCTGCAGCTGGATACCTGGACCCAGAGACAATTGAGAATGCTCGAGCAGAAGCGCCAAAGTATGCAAGAACAATGAAGACCGCTGTAACCGTGTCTGACTATGAGGATTTGATTGTTACCGCAAGCGATGAGTTTGTTGATGCAGTTGCAGTTGATATGACCTACAATGGAACACCAATTGCTTTTACAACATTTGATGCATGCCGCATTGCAACTTTAACTATTGCGATAAACGAGGGGTACTTAGTACCACCGCTCTGTATTGATTATGTCTATGAAATAATGGCAGAGATTAATACAAGTGATTTAGAAAATCCAGCCACCCTTGCAGCACTACAGGTAAAGTATGAAGAATCCGGGATGCTTGGCACTCATACAGTAATTGAGATTTTTAACTTGATGGATAATAATGAATTTCTGTCAGCGTTTAATTTTATCATTATTGAACTAGTCGGATTAGCGAGTGGATTAGCTCCTGTTCCTTTAACAACATGGATTTCTGGTACGGTGTATGCTGTCGGAAATACCGTAGTATACCAAGACCTTATATATGCTTGTCAGACTGCACATACAGGAAACTCTTTTGCAACAGACTTGTCAAGCGGAAAGTGGGTACTATTAGATAATTCTAATCCTTATTCTGATTTAGAGGCGTTGTGCGGAACTACAATAATTTCACAATTTGATGAATTGCCCTTAACCGGAGACAGTGGAGTAGGTGCATTAGTTGCAGCTGTGGAAGCGTCAAACACTGGAACAAGTGTTGTAGATTTAGAACCATATGAATTGTTAATTACAGTTTTAACCCTAGACTATGATTTAACACAACGACAAAAAACAATTATATCAAATATTCTTGACGCAGTAAAATTAGGAACAGTACAATATATCTTGCAACCTCCTCAAGTGGTGGGAGTAGATATCAACTTAACAGTTGCGGTGTCCTCTGCATTAAGTAACAATACAAATGTTATAGCAAGTATTAAAGCGCTCGTTGGTGCATATTTTGATACACTAATGATTGGTGAAGGGTTTAGATTATCCCAACTTCTTGCATACATACACAATAAATACGAGCTCTCTGGATTAAATTATATCTTACCATCTACATCAATTATTTCCGGAACCACATCGCCGTCGGTTGACTGTAGCAAGATTCAGATTGTTAGAAACCGTTTACAAGATGTGTTAAATATCGAGATAATTAATATATGATAAATACATCCAACTTAAGTAGTGAAGAATTAACTATTTATAACAAGTTGTTATCGAAGCTTCCAGAAACAATCACGGAGTCAGATTACGCAATCTTTGTTGCACTGCTCTCAATATTGATGGAAGGCGTAAATTATAATATTTCTGAGCTCTATAGACAATTAAATGTAGAGACGGCAGATGAACCTTATTTACGGCAACTAGCTCTTTTGGTGGGTTATACTTGGTTGGATACTTTGTCTGTTGAAGCAAATCGTGCAAGATTAATGTACTATGAATACTCTAGAAAATATAGAGGAACCTTAGACGCAATTAAAAATTTAGCACGAGCAAGCATTGACGAGGAATCTTTCTACAGCAATGCAGAAAATTCAAAGATAAAAGTATACGAAGGAAGTAAAAATCCTTATGAACCAAATACTCCAGGATATGTTATTACTTTAGAGTTACCTGATAGTTTTACAATTATGAGGTCAGACATAGAAGAGGTACGACCTGCAGGAACGCTTCTCAGGTTTGTTTATAAACTTATATTATTACTAACAGAAAATAACTTGGGTATAATTGGTAGCTTCGGATTAAAAAAAATTCGAATGTATATGGCTAAGATTGTATCTGAAACTATTGCGGGCGATGACCCTGCTTTGGTGGATAAGGTATTGCAAACTTGGGGATACTATAACACTTTAAATGACCGCTGGAATACCCCTCTAGTCTTGAGTTCTACCTCTCCCGGGGTTACTCAAACGCTTGCAGGAACGTATGAAATTGTACCACTTAAAGATAGAGTTACCATTAGTGGATTTATCTATCTAGCTATTAATACCGATTGGATTAGTGAATATCTTACACTGAATTCGTACAGTGAAGGGACTTATACGATAAATATTGAAAATGACAAAATAGAAAAAGTCACTTTGGAGGGCTCATAAAATGGCGGTACTTACCAGCAAACAAAAAACATTATTAGCAAATGCATTCATTGAACAGGGTGCACTTGTTATGTGCATCGGAAACCCAGACACCCTTACAGGCGCCTGGCCAGAACCTTACTCTGATAGTTATCCGCAACCTGAGATTTCGGATACAACCGAAATTATAAATCCAATTGCTTATAAATTATTAGGTGATGGCGCAGTAATTGACCCGGTTACACAGAGCACGATTGCGTTCGCAAAAGTTGATAACGTAAATGGGACTGTTGAATACAATGGGTCTATGTATGCAATTACTACTTCTTTTTCTGAAGCAATAAATAATGGATATACCTCTGTTTATGTTAAAGGTACTTTAATTAGAACAGAAGTTGACCCACTGATTGCTTACAGAATTGTAGGATTATTTATTCAGACCATAGGTATTTTTGACGGGGAAACAAATGTTGCATTACCTGCAGCAATTACTTCACCTGGCATACTTACCTTAATTTCAAACCGTAAACCTGTTTACAGGGATACAGACCAATCAGAAGTTATTGAATTAATTATACCGTTTTAAGCTTAAAATACTACGACAATAAATCCTGCTTAAGTGCAGTTACGAACCTTATTGCATCATCCCTTTCACGGCAGAGTGTTTACTTTCTTAAAAATTGTAGCACTCTGCCAACTTAATTTTATTTTAAATAGTATTTATTAAGGGGTAGAGGATGAGATAACTATACAATGATTAATGACCCCCTATTTTTGCACTGTATAATAGCAGTTACCCCCCCCCACCCCCGGGGGCATCTATAATAGGGGCTCTATAATAGACACCTATAATGAGCCTAGTTAATATAATAGATGATATACAGTAGATTATATTTAATATTAATCTATAGATATTTACAAATAGATATTAATATGATATAATGAATACAGTAGAGACTCATTATTGGAGGAAACAAAAATGAAAGATTATCTTATTGAAAAGACTAGTATTTATTTATCACAAATTGAAAAAGAACTTATCAAGGATTGTAAATTTATTGTATACTATAAAATAAATTTACCTTATTCAAAAGTTGAATATAAAATTAGTGACGGTACAGTAATTGAAGTTGCAATAGAAAATATTCTAAAGGAGAACAAATGAAAAGATTGATTTTAGGCGTAGAGATAGATGAAACTGATATTGCAAAACTTCTAGAAGATGATACGCCTAAAAATGAAAATTTTAATAACAGTTATTTTAAAGACCAATTGAATGAGTTAGAAAAAACAATTGAAATACTTTCTAAAGCCGGAAGTGAATTTGTTTCTGAGTATATTCAATTAAAAAGATTATTTGATGGATTAAGCAAAGTAGAGGAATGGTTCAGTAAATACAATTATACAGATACTTATTCGCCTGTTACCATTACACGAGTTACTAAGTTAATTCAAATAAAAGCATTTATTCCTGGAATAAAATATATGAGCAAACAGCATTTTATCAAAGTAGATGGCTCTGGAGTATTTGCCCCAGTAGAAATGTATATCATACCATTTCAAATGATAGAAGGCAATTTCGAAACCCCATTAGACTGTTTACGACATGTTTCGTTGAGCACAGGAATAAGCACCTATGGTGTGATAAGGAATCCATTCAATTTACCCTTAGATGCTTTATATGGTTCTACCAGAGAGTTGTCAGATACACACTTTGCAGTTATCTGTAGTGAACAGGAAAATCCTATTGCAAAGTTTTTAGACCGAAATATTTCTTGGAGATATATACTATCAAATGGCTCATCTTTATAAAAAGTGTTTACATTTCATCTTATTCATGATATAATAAAAAGGTATTCAAGAGGAGAGTGTAATGTTAAGTGAAAAATCAATAAGTCGTTTAGTCTGTGGGATAGCTGCCCAGTACGCAAAAGATTTAGTGGGTGGTCGTCATTGGAGTGAATATCGTTATGAAGAATATCGTCAAGAGTTATTTTTAGAAGCATATAAATTACTCAAGGCAAATAAAGATTTAGGTGAATCATATTTAGCAACTTGTTTATGGAATCGAGCAGGTGAAGTATATCGTGTTGAGAAAAGAATTCAAGCGCACGAGTTTCCTACTGACATGTATGAGGACGATGACAACGCCGGCAATACCGAAGACCAGGTCAGAAAAACATTTTGGAAAGAGTCTGTTATTAAATCAAATATTAATGCGGATAATGACCGACTTACAGATGTTGTATCACGTGTTCTAGAACTGACCGAGATGCAAGATAATGAAGATATTAAAACATTCATCATTGCAAAATTAAAACTGTGTGGGTATTTACCTTTGTCTATGTATCCTGAGGTCGAAGTAAATCAGCAAGAGTACATCGAAGCGGATATTACAGAGAATCATAAAATTCTATTAGACTTCTTTAATATGAACAGTGCGTTTTCAGGTGGAACAAATAAATTTAAGAACAGCAAGAGAAGATTATTCTTAGATTTAATTTCAGAGTTCGATATCGAGGATATGTTTAAGAGACGTTTTGAAGTAAAGTATCTCGACATTACTGGGACAGAAAAAATAGAGTTTATAAAAAAGTATTCAGAATTGGATGTTAAACGTTATTTTGCATCAAAACCTGAAGTAAAGACAATTTTATCTATCGCATTAGAAGAATAAAAAGAAAGGCGGCATTATGCAAACAGAACAACCAAATATAAAAGCCCAGTTAAGACAGCGTACCAACGAAGTTAGTTCAAGACAATCTTTTAAAAAAGAAGAGCGGCTAGTAAAGAAACTTATTAAGAAGTGTTTTAAGAAAGCGAATAAAGGATTGAGTGAGTATTCTTTTGACTTAATTCCTTATTATTTTTTTTCTACGCATGAACGATATCTAAGTGGTGAGCGATATCTAACTATACTTCTCCACGCGCAAGGGTTAACCCTAACTCGAATAGGTACCGCTTCTTGGAATTCGCCATGGCGCTGGTATATTACATGGTAAATTTAATACGCAAAAACAAAGCTATTATTTTTCTTTTATCTTTGGGTTTATTTGTAGCATATTTAAACAGCATAAGCACTGTCACCCATGTGTATATACTGCAAAATATTACTCCACATATTCTGTTAGAAGACTTATTGGAACCTACAGAGGAAGTAGTAGAGATTCAAGAAGAGCAGAAAGCTCCTGTACAGAAAGTCATAGATATAACGCTAACAAGGTATTATCCAAGTGAGAGTGATAGCTGCACGTCTAAGATGTGCATAGACCAGTTTGAAGTAAATTCAAAAGGGTGGTTTACCTATAAAGGAAAAGTGGTGATTGCAGCGGCAACATATCTTTGTCTGACTGTTGACCATGGTGGGTGTGCAAAAATAACAAAAGCTCATCCATTTCCTAAAGACTATATTGCATATAATTTTTATGATGAAATAAAATTTATTGTAGAGGGCACTGAATATATCGGAGTGGTCTTAGACAGTTGTGGTGCTTGTATGTATAAAGTAGACGGTGAAAATAAACCGCAGCGTTATGATATTTTCGTTTCTTCCTGGGATTCTTCATTGCTTACAACAGGGAACATAGGCAAAACAAGTGCACAGCTTGTTATTAATAAAGAGGAAGCAAAATGAAACAGTCCGTTTGGATACTAGCCTTTAATTGTAGTGGTGGTATTATAGCAGTGTATTCTTCAGAGGCAGCAGCTAAACAACATCTTCTCTGGGCACTTGAAAATCAGGATAGTGCTATAAAGAAAACAGAGGACGACTACTATATTGAAGAACATCAAGTTGATTACTATATTTAAATAAATGTGTACAATATCTATAAAATATGATATAATGTAAAAAGAGGAACACAAAATGAAAAAGATACTGCCCTGGGCCTATACAGCAACTTACTTATTTACCTTCGTGGTATATACCTTTTTAGGCGAAATTACAGGAATGATTTTTTGGGGTGTTATGTTTTTAGCATTATTGATGCTTGCGTTAAAGGAGATTTAAAATGACAATCAAAGAGAAATTAAAATTTTTATCCGACCGTATTGATGATAAAAGAGAGTTTACACTCTCCGGATTTACTATGGTGTATAGTATTAACGAAACAGGGCTCTACAAAAGATATGCGGGAGAACCCACAAAATGGCAAACAGGATTAACTGTTAATGAAGTTTTGCTTTCTACCCCAGAGTTACTCTAATGCCTACTAGAACGTTTACTAACGAAAACCTTTTACAGGCCATGGGTCTCCAGGTTAAAAGTGAAATTATCTGGAGAGGTCACCGATTGAAAGTGGTCTATTATGAGAATGAAGGTCTAGTTTTTGCTGGACTTGGAATTATTTTACGCCCACAAGACCTATTAGACGAACCTTATGAAATCTGTGACATACCTGGAGAGAGATGATGTATAATAATGACATTCAAACACTTATCTCATATGCGCAAGACGAAATGCGGAATAAAGAGTTTGCCGCAAAAAACGCAGTCATTTACGATATGGATAAGTATTCACAACTAGTTAGAGAGTTAGGTCTTTTACGGGACATATACAAAATTTTAACAAAGGAACAATTACATGGATACTATAAAGATTGACCAAGCAGTAGCTTTTATGTATTTCTTAGCGTGGCAGCATCTTAAAGATAATTTATGTGATGAAGCAGAAGTAATTAAAGTAGGAAAACTTGAAATGAGTTTAACCGATGCAAGAAATACTATCTTGTCCTACTTGGAAAAACAAGGACTACTATGAACGCAGAAGAAATGTTTAGGAAGTTAGGGTATAGTCTGATTAGACATGACGATGTTTGCGTAGTATATAGTAAGGTTGTAGATGATTATAAAAATAAGAAGCACGTTATATTTTATGACCAAACCCAACTCTATGATGTATTCTATGACGATTATACAAAAGGAACAACACAAGCGCCAGTAGACGTAAGCCTTCATCTTGCAATTACACAACAAATGAAAGAACTTGGGTGGATTGATGAAAACTAAACAAGAGTATCAAGACGCACTAAACAAGATTGGGAATATAGACATAGAGATTGGTATTTCGCATGGTCACGAGCTTTATGAAGACATAAAGACAATATATGGTTCAACTTTTGATATACTTCAAGAACTGATAGACAACTTACCTACTAAGAATGTATTTGAAACTTTCAAAGATGTTCCTAAAATAGTTGAAGATGAAGATAGAACAAAAGTAAACGAAATACTAAAAAGATTAAGTAAGGAGAAAAATGAGAACTAAGGAAGAATACGAAAACGCATTAGACGATTTTGAAATTAAGTATCAAATATATTTAGTTCACGTTAAGAAGGAATGCCTTGCACAGTGTGAAAAAGACCTTGAGCATAATCTTGAATTGTTTAGAGAATTGATAGACAGCGTAAAGGAACTAGTTTGGATTCCTATAAAAAGAGAATATTGGGGTGGCGAAGTTGATGGCGAATGTCGTTGTGGTGCTTGGGTTTCTGATAAAGAAGACTACTGTTGTTTGTGTGGAACTAAGTTTGACTGGGAAAGCAAAGACCCTGCTGAGGACAACACATGAAGAAACGCAGATTAACTGTCAAATATATTATAGAAAGGCATAGAAAGCACACATGGTATAATTTAGATTATGTTGCATGCAGAAAAATTAAAAACTTGGATATTATATTAAAAAGACTTGGGTTAATTACAGAGGAAACAAAATGAAAAAAGAAATATCGATTATAGTATTATTAGCGGTTGTTCTTATGAGCCTTCTTACGTTCGCTCCGAAGCGAAATGATATTAAAGCTGTCGATACATCTGGAGAACGTTTTGAGATTTTATCTTATCAAAAGGTAGGTTTTCTACAAGTACGAGTTGTATGCGATAAAGAAACAGACGTTGTATATACATGGTCTTATGCAGTTGATAACGGTGGTACTATTGGTGGTATCTCCATTGAACCTTTACTCAGTTCCGGTGGGTCTACCCTATGGCATATCGGATGTGGAAAATGAGTGCTTTGCCTCAAGAAAAACCTAAAGACAGTTTTGATGATTCCTTTCTTGAGTATAATGACTGTGGTTCTAGATACCCCATAAAAGAATATGACAGCATGACAGAGAGTAGCGTCAGTCAATCCCTATATAAAAAATATTTAGAAGACAAAACAATAGCTAACTTGAAAAATAAAAAAGGAGTATTTATTAAATGAAGGTAAAAATTAGGAAGACACGTACTAAAATGACAGATGAAGAACTGCGAAAATATTACGAACAAGTAAAAAATAGTTCAAAAATCTCTCGTGTCGAAAAGAAAAACAGACGTAAACAAAAGTACAGTAGTGAAGAGATTTAATGAAAATTTTAGCGATAGACCCAGGCAACATCTTTTCTGCTTATTGCGTTATAAACTCAGAATATGAAATAATAGAAAAAGGCAAAGTACCAAATGAAAGTTTATCAATATGGCTTAGGCACCGAGACCAGCTACCTTTTACTTTAGATAAGGTTATTATTGAGATGATAGGTTTTATGGGTATGGGTGTAGGTAAAGACGTGTTTGAGACGTGTGTATGGATAGGAAGATTTATTGAATGTGCAGAGACATTACCCGTAGAGTACATATATCGTAGACAAGAAAAGATTGTATTATGCGGGACTATGAAAGCAAAAGATACAAATATTAGAGCAGCCTTAATTAAGCGCTTTGCCAAGTTTGATTTTAAAAATGGTAAAGGAACTAAGGATAACCCTGATTTCTTTTATGGGGTTAAGGCAGACATTTGGAGTGCTTTTGCAGTAGGTGTAACTTATTTAGATTTAGCTAAGCAGGTCAAAAAGCCCTAGGAGGACATATGAGACTAATTAAAAGATTTAAGGATATAGACTTAAGTATTATGGTATTAGTGCCAGGAAGCATCTGGATTGCTCCAAGCATGATTTTAGAACCATCGGGAGAGTATCTAGAACTATACCCAGCAGCATCAGATTATATTGCGGATATTGCAGGCTTACCTAATACTAAAGCAGCAACTAAGTTAAGTTTATTTAATCCCGTGAAATGGGAATATTTTACTGATGCTTTAACAGGATGGTCCGCAGAGTTAGAGAACCATCCAATGTATACAAACGGTGATGGGACCGTTATTTATTCATTCTTAGAAAATCCTTTAGAAGAGGAAGTCTCTGAACTAGCACTGATGTATGAACAATTTGCAGAAAACCAAGTACAAGTACGAACAGTACTTTTTGATGGTACCAAAGTTGGATTACTTGCAGTAGAAACTCGACACACAGAAAGCTATACTATTGATACCATTAATATATTCTTTCCTGAAACCGCAAGCATAACTTGTTTCGCGATTAGAACAGACACTTTAAATAACGTTAAAGTTTACAAGGTGTTCGATGCTAAACTTATTGGTAAGAAGCATGCATTTTCATTATTGGATGTTGACTTCTCTGGTTATGAGTACAGTATAATTAATATGCCAGAATTCCAACCTGAAAATGATGAATCATTCCGTTTCTCTTTATTTGAGACCATTCAATTACTTAGAACTATGCAATCTACGAAACAGCTAGCAACAGACGCTGCGCAATGGTTAGGAGAGATTATAGAAGAATATGGGTTTATTGACCCATCGTTATCAGAAAAGATAACCAATCTTTATGAAAAATTGCCTGAATATTATTTCTACTACGATAACACAAGAACAACGGTTACCGACCCAGACTTAATTCATGATAAACTGAAGACTGCGAAGCCTCATTTGTATTTCTCAAAAGACCTCACTTATAAAGATATGATGGATTTACTAGGCGAATTGACTCTTGTAGAGTTTAGAAGAGTTATACATGCGAATGCTTTTGAGCCAGAAATCTTAAAGCTGTTGGCATATCTAAATACAGCTTGGATTGTAGAGAATAAGCTTGAGTTAGATGCACTACAAATACCGTTCTTTTGGGACGGGACAACTGAGTGATAAAGATAACAAATACCTATATAGTTATTGATGAAGAGTATGCAAACGCACATCAAGACTTTGTACGGGATATTTTAAATTACTTAACACTTACCGACCCTCAAACAAAAGAGAGACAACAAATGTTTATTTTAGAGGAAGGCTTAGTAAAAATTCCAGTCGGATATTTAAGTTTTTTACCTTTTGATGTAACAGACATACTAGACCTACGTACTACAATGATACCAAGAGTATTGTTTAACAACGAATCAATCACAAAAATGTTAGGTAGGGTACAAAATATCCTACCTAGCGTAGTCTTACGTAAAGACCAGGTTATCTCAGTATTATATGCTCTAAATGAAAAGAGCGGGATATTTCAACTCGCAACAGGTTCAGGTAAAACAGAAATCATTTGTGCAATCATTAAGTATTGGCATAGTGAATTAAATTACTATCCGAATATAATAATTCTTGAGCCTACTGTGAAGTTAGTTAATCAGACTATTGCACGACTTAAAAAGTATGGGATAGAGTCTTCAGAATATAAAGCAGACCGTACAATTGACGGAATTAAGGTTACACATCCTGCATCACTCTATAATGACCTAGACAAAAATAAAGACAGTCTAGCAACATTAAATTGCATTATATGTGATGAAGGACATCACCTATCTGCAATAACTTGGCGCACGATTTTAGATAGTGCACAAAACCTAGAGGTTAAGTTAGCATTTTCCGCATCAATCATAAGTCAAGATAAAGTAAAATTTTCTTCTTTATTAGAGTTAGATTTTGATGAAAGTTTAATTGTAGGGGTTGCAGGTAAGCTGCTTATCAATTTCCCACCGGCCTACTACATAAATCAGGGAATACTAGCAACGCCGATTGTGTTTAGAGTATATAACGCGGCAGACGAAGAGCTTCCAAAGAAAAAAAGTAAGAACGCCTATAAATATAATGGAGTGGATTATCAAGCAATTAAAAAACACCGAGTAGGCTCCATTACCCGAAGTAAACAGTGTGCGCTTTCAATATTACCCTTTATAAGTACCAACTGCAAAATATTAATCCTAGCGGAAACAAAAGATTTTGCATTCCAGATTTTAAATGAATTATGGCAACTTGGTTTAGGTAATTTGTCAAGAACTGTTTTTGGCGGAAATGAATACTATAAACAAGGCAGTACCGGTGAAATTGAAAAAGAACCTGATGACCCAGTTGAAATGCTCACTCGCGGTGAAATAAATATTGTGATTGCAACCTCCGTAATGTACGAGGGCGCAGATATCCCAGTGTTAGATGTTGTGGTATTATACTCTGTTGGAGTAGAACAACGAGTGTTTATTCAAGGTATCGGTAGGGTTTTAAGAAAAGGCAAGAGCGGCAAATACGCATACATAATAGACTTTACAGATGATAAGGATACAATTCTAAATCGGCACTCTGTAGCTAGACGAGAAATGTTTCTTAATATTATTGGAGTCAAAGAAGAAAATATATTTGACTCAATACAAACTCAGAAAATTTTAGAGCAGTATTTATTATTGGAGAAAGCAGAGGGAGCCAATGGCAATTCAAACCAGCAGTGACTTACAAAAGATTGTATTAACCGCTATACTTAATGATTCGAATTTACTTGGAAGTATCATAGATGACATGAAAGACAGCTTTTTTAGCAGTAACAATTATCAATTCTTATATAAAGTAATTGCACAATACTACAAAGCATATCACAAAGTGCCAACAGAGCCTGAGCTGCATTTCTTATTGAAACGAGATTATAAACCAGAGCTTGGTAACTTATCAGAAATTATTGCTGATACCACGGAGGTATTAAACGCACAGATTTCTAACGTTCCATTTGTTTTAGCCTCGATTGAAACTTTTGTTAAGCGGGCTAAATTTGAAGAGTTAATCTCAGACGCTGCACAAAAGTCTACAAGTGACAAGACATATACTATTGATGGAATCATGGAAGATTTCTTGCAGGCATATGATTACCAAGTAACTGATGTAAAAGCTATGCGATTAGACGACTTCTCAATGTACTCTGAAATAAGAGAAGAACTATTTGGTTCAATTGACCAGAACAAAATTATAAAATCTAGCTTTCCAACGCTAAATCAGCACTTAACCTATAAAGGGTATAAGCCAACAGACCTCGTTACGGTTGTTGCTGCCCCCGGAACCGGTAAGACATCCTTCTTAATTAATGAGGGACTCGCTGCAAGTTTCCAAGGATTCAATGTATTCCACGTTTACTTGGGAGATATGAATGAAATCACCGCAGGTAATAGATATATGGCCAGACTAACAGGGATGCCAATCGATACTTATGCGCTACATCCGGAAAATTACAATAATGTTTTAATGAATGACCCTCGTATTAAAACTATGAAGATATTTAATAGAATATTTACAACGCGTTTCGCCCCAGGTGAAATGTCCGTAGATAAGCTGCGAGCAATTATCAATAAGTTACAGGATAAATATGAAGTACACTTTGACATGATAATTATTGACTACGCAGATAACTTTGCAGAAGAGCACGAAGCCTTATATCAAAACGGAGGTAAGATTTATGACAAGCTAAAGGCAATTGCAGTTAATAATAGATGTGTTGTATTAACCGCATCTCAGCCAAAGAACGCATACTATGACGAAGAAGTAATTCCTTTTTCTGGTATTGCGGAATCCTCAAAGAAACTTCATATTGTAGATATCACACTTACAATTGGAAAGATTAAACGAGAAGCTGACATTGCGACTATGTTGCTTGCAAAGATAAGAGAAGGCACTACGGGGGAATGGATTAGACTAAAATTAGAATTAGCACAGCAGAAAATTTCCGAAATGAGCGAAACAGATTATGCAGTGCGAAAGAATGAACTTTATGATATTGCAAATGCAGCCGGATTCGGGGAACCAAAAAAATCAAATTACAAAGGAAAAGAGGACCGTTAATGATTACAACCTATACTGTAAATGAAGAGAAGAGAACTGTTGTGTGTAGAATTGAGTATCCAGTAGACTATTGCGAAATGCGAAAAGTTATTGGTATTGCTTACTGTAGTAAAGATGATGTATGGAACGAAGACCTTGGGCGTAGACTCGCAGCAGCACGTGCTCAAGCGGAAATGCATTTAGCTCTTAGAAAGATAGAGCTAAGCACTGCAAGAGATTATCAGAGCAAAGCAAAACAATTTACCGACAAAGCAGCGCGTCATGACAAAATTCATAAAAATTATCGTGAACGTGTTAAAAAATTAAGACAAGGCATCTTAGAAGACTAGCTTGTAATTTATTTTAATAGTATTTATTTATAGGAGAAAAGGTATGCCAAATAACTACAGATACACAATCATAACAAACTTTGGTGAAAACTATGTTGATGATACTTCATCTCATGATTTACGCTATGAATGTCCCCACTGTAAAGAATTAGGGAAAACATATGAAGACCGTAAACTGTATGTAAGTTATGATACACTTATGTTTCATTGTTTTCGATGCGATTGGAAAGGCAAGCTTTCCTCCGATGATTATTTACAAGAGGGAACTACTAGCAAGTTTTTTAAGACGCTGGAAACATTTTCCGGAATATCTACAGCAGTTGTGGAATCCACGGACCCTGTGTTTTTTAAGATACCTACGCAAGTACCTTTACGAGATGACCCTGCGGTTTTATATTTAAATCAACGTGGGATATCTTATGAAGATGTCTTATGGTACAATATGAGAGTGCCTACACGAGAGGATAATATGAGATTTTTCGGGCGTATTGTTATTCCGAATAAAATCATTGCAACTCAATGGACAGATATGTATTCCGCTCGCACTTATACTGGATTAGAGCCAAAGTATCTGAATCCTAAGAATAGTCCGAGAGCACGCACAGTATTTAATTTGCATAATCAAAAAGAAAACTGTGAACAAATTATTATAAACGAGGGAGTACTAACTTCTATCGCTGCAGGATATGATTCTGTTGCGACTTATGGAAAATCTGTAACGGATGAGCAAATACGCCAGATTGTAGGTAAAAACTCAAAACGTATTTATGTATCACTTGACAATGATGCAAAACCAGAAGATGGTATTATGCGTGACCCTACACAGTATAAAGTAGATGAACTAGTGGGCAAGCTATTAAATAACTCTAAGTCAGAGATATACTTAGTAAGAATGCCTCCAGGAAAAGATGCCGTTGATGTTGGCCGAGACTATTATAGAAATACTCTTATTGCCAACGCTGTTAGAATAAAGAATATGAATGAGTATATGTTAGTCTCATTAGGATTGTAAAGAAAGGAGGAACATGGAACAATTATTAAAAGATTTTTCAGAAGATGAATTGTATATTAGACAAATGCAAATTGAAGTTAGTTTAAACGAACTAGAAGTACAACGTCAGTTATTAGAAGCAGAAGCTGGAAAAGTTAATTTAGAATATGCAAGACGTCGTCTAGCACACGCAGTAGAATCAATGGCAGGACCAGAGCCAATAGCTCTAGCAGAATCAAAAGAATAAGTAATACAACGCAAAGTCATAGGAGGAAACATGACACAAATCAATTTTAAAAACCTAGAATCTAAGTTTCAAACGACGCAGGCAAATGCGTCAAAATCACAGGGGTCAGGCCGCAAGTACCCCTACCGCGCAGTATTCGTAAGACCGAATAACACTGCAAAGTTAAACGTGCGAATTTTGTATAATGTCAAGAACGACGCAGTTTCGTTCCCATACACCATTCACGAACTGTCCGACGGGTCTAAAGTATCTTGCGGACGCAATAACAAAAACAACCCTACATGTGAACTTTGTGATGCATTGCAATCAAAGTTTAATTTGACTAAGGTTAAAGCACAAGAATCCGCTAAAGGCAGAGCAATTATGTTTGCTCAATATATTAGTTCCAGCGGCTATGACTGGACAGAAGAATTTCCATGCCCAGCAGTTGGGGAAACTATTTTAGTTCTTGGACCTACTTCATTGCATACGAGTATTAGTGAATCCTTATTGAATGTTGGTTTTGAAAACTATTCAAAACTTATTGCAGACCCAATTGGTACAATTGTAACAATTGCTCGTGATGCACAAGGTAAACAAGTTATTGTAATGCTAGACCCATTTAATAAGTTTAATTCAGGTTATGATGCACCAAACATGGAATTGTTTCTTGCGAGCTTGCCTTCGTTGGAAAGCGTAGCATTCTTTGGTGGAATTACTGAAGAAGATTATACAAAACTTCGTAATGCAGCTACTCAAGTTATGAATAGCTTACGCCCTCAGCCTACTAATATTTCTACGCCTACTATGAATCAGATGACAAATCAAGCACAACCCCTTGGAGCAAGTATTGTTCAACAAGCTGCGCCTCAGATGATGGCGCCTGGAGTAGTTCAAGCACAGCCTGCACCTCAGCAATTTGTACAATCAGTTGCTCAGCCTGCTATGCACATCGCTCCAATTGCTAGTGACCCATTGCCTGTGTTCAATCCAGCCATGCAGCCTGCAGTCGTTGCTGCGCCTATCCCAACTACGAATGTGCCAATGCCTACTACTGGGTACCCTAGTCAAGTAGCTCAGCCTACTGTAGCACCTGTTACCCCTACCTTTGATTTAGGTGGAATTAAAGATTTTATCAATGTAGATTGTGATACTCATTATGACCCAAAGAAAAAATCTTGTGATGACTGTTTAGCTGAAAAATTCTGTCCCTATAAAGTAAAACCATCATTCTAGGAGGCTCATGGCTAAAAAAGAAAAAGTTGTAGAAGTAGATGCGTCTCTAGACCTTGAGTCGTTTATAAAAGGATTGGATGGAGTATCAATTCTATCCGATAATCATATTTTAAATACTCGAGGAAAAGTACGTAGTAGAATAGAAGTATTAAATTGCTTACTCGGAGGTGGCAGACCATATGGCTCGATTACAGGGTCGTTTGGTCCACCTTCTGGTGGTAAATCCACCGAAGCATATGAGTCTGCTGCAGAGTTTCTTAATCAGGAACCAGATGGTATAGTAATAATACTCGACCAGGAGTCATCTGCTGACCCCAGTCGCTTGGAATATCTTGGGTTAGATTCACACCGAGTAATTCGTGTAAAGTCCAACTCGATTGATTCTGGGTTCGATACGCTGCTTAAGCTTGTTGATATGACAAGTAAAAAAGAATCAGCTTCTGGTAAACGCATTCCATTGTTTGTAGTATGGGATACGATTACTAAAGGTAAGGGTGAAGAAGAAGAAACAGCATCACGTATGGATGCTAGAAATCGCGCCCGTGTTATTAAGTCAAGAATGAACGACTTGAATCCATGGTTAGAAAAGATTGATATTATATTGATTCTTCTAAACCAAGTTATACTCAGTTCCGACTCTTATGGAAACTTAATTGTTGGTGCTGGTGGTGGCGTTGGATTAAAAGCGTAACGTAACTGACAAACTGTATCGCTTATATGGTAGGAGGAATTAACATGCCAAAATGTTTAATTTGCGATTACCAATCAGGAAATATAGTTTATCACTTAAAGAGTGCGCATAAGCTTACTACAAAAGAATATAGAAAAGACTATCCGGAAGCTCAAGTTATTTCCGATATAATGATACAGCATGCATCAAAAACAATGACTGCAAGAAATAAATCGGAAAAAGCCCGACAGACCACTCAGGAAATGAATAAAAGTATCACACATATTGAAAAAGTAAAACAAGGGTTAGCAAAGCCTAGCGCTAAGACAAAAATGTCAGAGCGAACTGCTAAGAATAATATCAAAATGTGGGAAAATCCTGAATATAGAAAGAGGCGGTCAGATGCTGCAAGAGCTACCCAGAATAAACTAAATAAAAATCCAGAGATTATTAAAAAGAAGTCGGAGTTATTCCGTAAGTTATGGAAAGACCCTAAGGCTTCTTCAAAAATGCTAAATAGTTATAAAAAAAGTATATTTGGCAAACCTGTACGATACAAAAACTACTACTGTAGGTCACAAGGCGAACATGAGTTAATCCTTGCTCTCGAGCAAATAGGTGCAACTGATATTATACAAGAACACCGCCGAGTACCTTATTATATTAATGGGGTAGAGCATACATATGTCCCAGACATAGAGTGCACATTAGAAGGTCAGCAGTATCTTATAGAGGTAAAGTACAAAGAATCTGCAGCTGAATTTCCAGACAAAGTCGAGGGCGCCTTAGAATATTGCGCGAAAAATAGTTTGAAGTTTTGCTGGGTTAGACGATTTGTAGAAATTCCGGTAATAATTAGTACGAAGTCATTAAATTGTAGTATAGTAAAATAGGTCCAAGTAAAATCAGTTTAATTGCAGGAACGACCCTTAGAGCTTAAGCAACTAAGTTAATATAGGAATATATTAATGGCAACTAGTAACGGAGTTGGTATAGTGAAATCGCTTAAGATTGGGCAACCAAGTGCAACCAATTATCTAGACCAGATAAAGGTTCAACGACTAGACCGTAAGGTCCACGAAATACTGACACTCAATAGAGTGATGATATAGTCTACACTAGATATGAATTAACATATCGATGAAAATGGGTAAGAGCCCTAGAGCTTAGGATAAAGAGCCTAAGGATAAGAACAAAGGTAAAACACGATGAGCATTTACGTTTGTATATCGACAAGAAGAAAACAGAATATGATGAGAATACGGGTATGGCAGTAAGAGATTTCTCCGCTGTAAGTTTAGATAAGACAAAGCTTAGTCCTAAGATTAATAATATCCCAATTGTGTTTGATAACAAACTAGGTGGACGTTTAGATGAAGCTTATTCCTTTCTAAAGTATTTTCAAGAACGAGATTACTTAACCTCTAACGGCGGGTGGTGGCATATTAATCCATTACTTACCGCTTCCAAGGAACTAGATTTAACTGGAAAGTTCTATTTTGAATTCCTTAATAAGTTTGCAGGTAATAAACGATTTGATGATTGGATTGAAATCATGCGTACTAACGAAGTATTCTATTTAGTTATGAGGTTAGTATTTATGGATATAGTAGGAGACAAATATTCATTACAAAAAACAGTAATGGAATCTTACTATAAAGCATTGACTGAAAGAATCTCTGTACTTACAGAAGGAATGACGAAGGGCTGGTAAGCATGAATTTGTTAGGGAAAATATTAATAATAGATGGGTCGAATTTATTACACAGACAGCTAAGTCAACAAGAGCTTTGGGACTTAAAATACCAAGGCAAAAGAACAGGTGCTGTGTTTGGATTCTTCCGGTCGTTACTAGTTGCATTAAATAAATACCCTACTCATTATCCGATTATTGTATTTGATAAGGGGCGAAGCGCTAGACGTTTAGCCCTTTATCCTAATTATAAGCATACTGAAGATGTTAAACTTGAGAATGATAAAAAACAAAATGATATCTCATCAGGGCTAATAACAAAAGATGCAGCGGCAAATGAGTATTTAGATGAATTGTATAGACAGGGAGACGTAATAAAGTATTTACTAAGTGTTATGAGAGTACCTGTAGTATCTATTCGTGGTTGGGAAGGTGATGACCTTATGGCTATCCTTTCTAGAATTGCGGACAACGGAGTTATTGTAACAGATGATAAAGACCTTTATCAATTACTCTCACCAACAACGCAAATCTTTAGACCTATCAGATTGGATGAAGATGGAAATCGGGGTGAAGTGGTTACTTTTGAGAAAGCAAAGCACCCTGTATTCAATGATGCAAGAAGCTACGTAGTTCACAAGGCAATCGTCGGTGACCCATCGGATAATATCCCGAAGGTTGCACATGGTCTAGGAGACAAACGTGCGGAAGTATTGACAGACTATATTATCTCTGCCCATGAAAATCCAGAAGCATACCTCCCTATTATGTCAGAGATGAAAGAACCTTATTTTAAAAAGTTTATAGATAATCACGAACAGTATCTGATTAATAAACAGCTAATAGATTTGTCCTTAATTGATATGGACCCGATAGTTATGTCAGAATTAATCGGTGAACTTATTAAGGCATGTCAAACTCCGATGTTAATTGATGTAGTAAAGGCACTCAGTTGTGAAGGGATAAATTCTTTCGATTATACTAAAATGATTAGTCACGTATCACGTACAAGAAAGGAAGCAGGAAATATAAACACCTATGCCAAATGAAATTGTAGATAATCGTATTAATAGTATGGTAGAAACAATAGACTCTGAGATTAAAGCCACGGCTGGAGTAGTCTTATCAGATTATGAGAAAAAGATTATTTTAGACGGGATAGTATTTGCTAAAACACAAACGGTAAATAATTATGCGGCAGTCATGGACGCAATGGAAACATTGACTATGTTAGAGTCAGAGTTTAATTATTTGATTTATAGTTTGCTTAGAAGCTATGAGCAACTAACTTTGGAATTTAGGTCACAATACGACCCTATCTTTGCATCACTCACAAGAGCAGGTAGACCGAATCAGGCTGCGGTAGAAGCAGAAGCAATGTCAAAAGATAGTAACAAGCTGCTAAATATGAAGAATAAGATAAATCGTTTAGAGCAAGTTATTAATTATTTGAAATCTGAAGTATTGATTTTAAGAAGTAAGAGCAAAGTGTTTGAAGCCAAGCGCTCAAATACGTTCTAAGGAGGAACATGTTCCATATAGTTTTTACTGCAAATGATGTAATTACATTTACAATTATGTTTATTTGTGTTATAATGATTATAGGCACTTTAGCGTATGCTACCGTGATGGATATTATACACCGCGTATTTAATAGAAAAGGAGCTAAATGAAGAAAGAAAACATTAATATTGCTAACTACACCTGCGACAGGCTAAAACGAATTGATGATGAGTTAAATGGGTTAAAAGATACATTATCATTTAAATTTCAAAAGGAAAGATTTTCAATTAGAGGAAGGTTTACATCACTCGATATTTATATTAATGACGATAAGTTAAACAGTTATATTAAAGAGGAGCTTAAAAGACTTCTTCTAGAAGAAAAAGAAGAGTTACTCAAGAAATTGGAAACACTATAATGGGAGCTAAAATTTTATATTTCTCTACAGGTTGGTGTGCGCCTTGTAAGATTCTATACCCAATTGTAGAGCAGTTGTCTAAAGAGCATAACATTGAGTTGATAAAGATTAATGCAGAAGAAGACCTGTTTAAAGTTGCGGAATATAACATCATGTCTGTGCCTGCCTTGGTATTTCTGAAAGATAACCAAGAGGCTGGAAGAATTATGGGGTACACGACAAGAGACAAAGTAATTCAGATGATGAAGAAAGCTTTTAACTCGTAAGTATTAATTAGAGTATTTATCTATGAAGGAAGGGTAAAACAATGACTATCAAAAACAGTTTAGTAGACGAAAAACTAATAGATGATATCGACCCTCTGTTGGAAGATGTTGAAATCGAGGAAGACTTGGAAGACGAAGATGACGAAGACCTTGATACACAAACAGTTGCAAGAGAGCGTTTTACCTTTATTGACACTTCAAAGTTAATAAAGCCAGAAACATTAATTAATAACAAGAAGCTGTATATTGCGCTTACAAGTAAAGACTTTGAGAATTATGTTTTTACTAATGTTTCTAGCAATGAAAATTATTTAAATACAGGTAAGATTGCGTACGATATTGAAACTAATGCAGAAGACCCAAAGTCAGCCAATGCCAAAATCATTGGCTTTTCTGTTTCTTTTTCAGAAAACACAGGAATATACATAGTAAGAGAGTCCTTAGATTTTGTCTTATCTGATTCTGAATGGGATAGAATTATCAGAGTATTTAAAGTATTAATGAAGAAGAGTAAGCATATTATTGTACATAATAGAAAGTATGAGAACCCATACACGATTAATTGTATGGGCTATGAAATAAAAAATGACGTAATTGAAGACACGATGATTAAGTGTCGTATACTTTTTACAGGGGAAGCTGCTGGGTTAAAACCTGCCGCTGCCCGCTTACTTGGATATGCGGATTGGGATTCGGAGCTTGCTATGTATACTAAGGCAGTAAAGAATATTATCAATACACTACTTTATTTAAAAGCAGCGAAGAAACTAAAAGCTGAACGCTTTGACGATAATATTATTTATGAACAAATTTTTAGAGACAAGACGCTTACTGACACAGCAACTATCTACGCTAATTTAGCAGCGGGAAACTATAGAGAGACAGAATTTGTAATTAGTCTTATGTCAGTCTTGCAAGTACTTGCCTTAAATGATTTAATTGAAACTCCTTTATTTGGTCTTCTTATTGACCGTATTAATGAGATAGTAGAATTAGGTGGACTTGAAACCGATGTAATACCTTATAGTATGATTCCTATGAAGATTATTTCAAAGTATGGTGCGCTAGATGCTATAGCAACTTACGAATTAAATACTTATTGCGATTCTAAATTTGATGAACGTTCTCAGTCTATTAGAGACGTATTGCATTCCATTTCTGGAGATAACTCATATGACTACTTTGATTTTAGAAAAGGGTATGAAGGAGTTAAAGCTCAGTTTGATGCTGGCATTAATTTGGAAATGTCTGGGGCACATTGGGATGATGACGTAGCCTCAAAGGAATATGTATGGTTAAATCGCAAGGCAATAGACTCTTGGTTTAACCTTTTTGATAATCAAAAGTTTGCCTCATATATTAAAGAGAAGAACAAATTGGATTTATACAATAAAATTATTGTTGATGCCGCAGAGGAACTTAATAACATACCAGAGGAAGAGGATTACACGAAAGTTGTAAAGTTCGTACCGCTATCTCGCGCGGCGGAAAAGCTACATAATTTCTTTTCATCTAAGGGAACAAATTATCTTCAAAAAGTACAGGTTAAGTTTCTTGATATTATTGTAGATAATGGGGATACAGGCACGGCTTTATCTGTTAGATTTAATCGTCTATATGAAACGTATAAAGAAGAACTTGAACCTTTGTTTGAACCAGAATTTGAAGAGATGTTTAACCGTTTAGTAAGCAGAGATAGTATTACTGTTTACTCTGACTTAAAGAAAATCTTTAATCCAGCAAAATCAACAAAGGAACACTTTGCATTAATAAATACCGTTCTTAATTCAGAGGACTTAAGATTTGCAGAACTGTATGTTGCTTGCGTAAAAGAATCAGGTTCAAATAGGTACTGGGAAAACCCTGTATTCATTACACCTAAAACTCAAGCCACTATTAAACTGTTTGCTTTTATTGATGCGGTTAAAAAACATAATGGCGAGGAGTCCGTTAAAGCAGAACCAAAGTTCTTACCAGCAAGAAAAGTATTTAAAACATTTAAAGAGTACGTTAGTAAGATAGATTTATCCGAGGACCTGCGTTTTGCTGAGCTGTATAATACAGAAATGACAAAAGAGATTACAGCAATGCGCGATGACATCATGATTAAGATGCACCAAAAGTTTAAATACCTCGGAGTAGAAATCGAAGATGAATCGACATGGACCCCAGAGTATGCATGGTTAGTTAATTTTAGAAGCTATAAGAAATCAGTAAAGATGATTACCTCCTCTATTATTGGGTCAGTAGGAAGAAAGTCAGTTACTGTTGTAGATAAAAATGCTATAAGTGATTTGTTACCAAAACGTATACGTAAGTATAACGATGTAGGAACATTCAACCCGGAGACCGAGGACATGTTGCTATCAGTTGACTTCGGAATATGTACAGCTGAAACTGGGCGTTGGAGAAGTGGAATTCACACCATACCTGCGGGCAGTACAATTAAGAACATTTATACTTCAAGATATACTGGTGGGATAATTTGTTCTCCAGACTATTCTCAGATGGAAGTCCGTGCGTTAGCTGCTATTGCAAGAGAAACAACTATGCTGGAAGCCTTTATGAATAATGAGGATATCCACAAGAAAACTGCGATGGCGGTATACCAAAAGAGAAAAGAAGATATCACATCAGCAGAACGTGGTTTCTCTAAAGCGGTTACATTTGCTATCCTGTATGGGTCAAGCGTTAAGAGTGTCGCGGAAGATATTATGGGTGGAGATGTACAGCGTGCCCAAGAACTATTTGATAAGTACTATTTAGGATATCCAAAATTAAAAACTTGGATTGATACAATGCACAAGCTTTGGGATATGACAGGTTACGTTACATTAATGTCCAACCGCCTTATTATGATTCCTAAGCCTGATAAGCACGATGAAAAATATAATGGTAAACGCGCTAAAGGATTTAGATGTTCTCAGAACTACCCTATTCAAGGGTTTAGTAATGATATTGCGGGGGTTGTGCTATTCAAGATTATTGAGTACGTAAAAGAAAATAACTTCCTATCTAAAGCATTCTCGTTTGTCCATGATGCATTATACTTTGATATTCATCCATTAGAGCTGTTTGAGATGATTGAGGTCATTGCGAAGACTATGAATGAGTATCCAATGCAAGAATACCAAGTGCCTGCAACAGCTGACATCGTGCTTGGAATATCTATGGGGCAAGAATTGAAAGCTACAGAAATTACACACAGTTCGAATACAGTAGGCAGTATGGTTTTGAGTGGCCCAGAAGAGGATTTTAATTTACTCATCGAGAACTGGAAGAAAGTTTATAAATCCGTGGAGTGGGTAGACGAAGAAGAGCCTAAACCAGTATACGTTCCTAAGGAAGATTTGTTTACTCCTAAGAAGAACATTAGTTACCTAACAGGTACACATAGATTAGAAGTTACACGTAAAGTAAATATCGTAATAAGCTAACTTATAACTTATTTAAACAGTATTTATTTGTATGGGAACAGAGGTGAAATATGCCAGAAATATATGATAGTAAAACAACAAATATAGCAACATTAGCAGAGCTTGTACAGAATAGTGATATCATTATTATTGAAGGCTTTGAGTTTGTTGGAAAGAACTATTTAATCAAAAATTTATATAATGTTTTATACGAGAGAGATTTAATACAAATGGGCCGTGGGCTAGATATGCCGAGAACTTTAGTATATCGTCCGGACTACGACTTAATTGAATATGAAAGAATAACTAGTGTACAGAACAGATATGTTTTACGCCTGCCAATTATGGAGTTATTCCCAGAAATATGGAGGGCATTTAGACCACGCAAGCTTCGATTAATTCTGGACAAGTCCATATTTAGTGATGCAGTTTATAGTAAGTTAGTTGCAACAGAAGACGTAAGTATTGATGAAATGCTTTCCGTCTACCATAGGCTGGTTGAGGGATGGAGTATTGCAATAATACATGTGTCGCCATACACCTCAAACCCCCACCAGTTAGTTAATGCAGAAAGTATTTTAGGGAAGTTCTCTAGTTTTGAAGAGTACTTTATAAAGTTAAACTCAGCAGAGATTTTATTTAACGATGTATACACAACCTATATCAATATGTTTTCTAAGGATAATGTTAAATTAATAAAATACTATATCGACATAGAAATACCGGAGGAAGAATAATGGAAAAACTAATTTGTATTAAGTGCGGCGGAACAGCTTGGACCCTTGGTAAATCAATGGTCTATACTGTCTTGCCTGCAATTCATTCTCAAGAATATATTTGTAGTGGCTGTGGTTATAGGCATACGGTTGAAACCCGTGAGGCAATGATATCAAACACTCCTAAAGAAGTTTTTATTGATTCAGTTCCAGAAACAAAAGACAGTAAGATGGAAAGTGATATTTCTAATTTGATTTTAAAACCAGGAACGACCGTCTCTACAGATACTACAATAACATTTAATAAAAAGAAATAAACTTATGAACAAATATCAACAAGCATTCGATAGAACTTTTAATTATAAAACATTAGAAGAAATAAGGGAAGACAGCCACAACAATGATACAATAACCCATCTTGTATATGACATCTACGACCAAGAAATATTTTTTGAGGACATAGTTTTATTTAAGGGGTTAGTAGACAAAGCAACACCGATGAAACCTGTTAATGGTAAATGTCCTGGCTGTCATGAAACTCACGGCTTGACACATGATATATTAGAGCAGGACATAGACTATGATTATGAAGAGAATATGAAGATAAGTTATTCTGTTCGAGAAGAGGAAAACGACTTTTGTTCGAATTGTGGCCAAGCACTAGACTGGAGTAAAGATGAAATACACACTTGAAGAATTACTTGAATTGCTAACGCATCATGATACAGTTATTGCAAGGCTGACAGGCCTTGGGGAAACGGAACTGTGTTCAGCAGAAGAGTTATACAAGTTATTAGACAAAGCAACTGTAAAGAAAGTATTGAACATTAGAGTATATGAAAGAGACATGTTCAGAAACTATCCTACTATGTGGAGGGGTAGATGCCCATGCTGTAATGACTTTGTTTACAGCGATAGAGATATTCATTTTCACGAAAAAGAAGGGTGCGGTCAAGCAATCGCTTGGAAGAAGAAAAATGAATAAACATCAAGAAGCACTGAATAAATTACTTAAAATCGCAGGTGAAAGTCCTAACGCATATAATATAAAAGTTGAGTATAACGTGCTCCAAGGGTTAGTAGATAGGGCGACACCAAAGAAATATATTATGTGGAATGATTTTCCAAAGTGTCCCGCGTGTTTCAGCTTCCTAGTGAATGACTCAAATGGCGGGTATTATGATTGTTGCCAAGACTGCGGCCAAGCAATCGACTGGAGCAAGGATGAATAAGTACCAAGAAGCACTAGATAGAATGTCAAAATTTGAATATGTAATATTTATTACACAAAGGGAGCGGAGTGTAGATTATGACCTCTTAGCAAAAGATAAAGCATTACTCCAGGAATTAATAGATAAGACCATCCCACAAAGTATGACATACGATGGTAAAAATCTTAGATGTCCTAAGTGTGGAATGTGGGTATTATCGGAGCATATTAAAGTATGCCCAAGTTATGAATGTTTACAAGCACTAAAGAAACCAGAGGTAACAAAATGAGGCAATTCAACGTTATTGAAGTAGTAAAATCATTAGCAGGTGATTTAGAGATTTACTGTGAAAGTAGTCATGATAGAGAAGTTCTTGAAAACTTAGATACGTACGAAGAGTTATTAACACACTTGTGTGGTATGATACGAAGTATGTCGAAACGGGATACAGACGACCGCGGGTCAGCAAGAGAGATAGGCAAAAAAGCAGAGCGTATTAGACAAAATCTGCTTGAATATTTAGAGAGGTGTGAAGACAATGGGTAAAATGACAGCAGAGCAATTCTTAGAACAATTGAGAATAACTATATGGAAACCTTTTAAGGTTGATGATGACCTATTTGCCGTTGATGAAAAATATAATATTATGATTTGGACAAAGCACCACTACGATTTAGGGTGGACTGATACTGCATACCCTCTTAGTTGGCTGCTAGGCAAAGAAATTAAGTCGGTACCTCAGTACAAACTTACTGAAGACGAAAAGGCAATAGTAAGATGTATTTCAAAAGAATATAAGTGGATTGTCAGAGATAAGATTTACGGATTGTTTGTCTGCACAGAAAAACCATTTAAGGCAAGTAAACAATCTCTTGATTGGAGTTCTAACGATGGTAATTATCTGTATATGAAAATGTTCGTAAATGTATTCAATTTCATACAGTGGGAAAATGACGAACCTGTATCACTTGATGAATTGAGAAAGGGTTTATAAACAAAATGACAACACAAGAATTCCTAGACCATCTTGGAATAAGAATAGGTGCAGAGTTTAATTGCAGATATCCTAACGGATTTACTAGAAAGATTAAGGTTACAGAAAATCCAGTTACATTACATTATTTCAATCCGATTAAAAAATCTTGGGCGGAAAGCGAAGATAACTTAGGGAGCTTACTTGATTGTGAGATAATAAAATATATTCTATCAGACGCGGATAAGGTTATCCTTACCAAGTTACTGGAGGGTTACTGTAGCAATGATTGTATTGAGCGAAGTCCTAATGGTGTAGATTTATTCATTGTTAGATTCGCAGGTATGAAAGACGAGGAAGAACTCGTTTTATTCCCACTTGCAAACGTATTTAATTGTATTAGATGTGGTGAAAGAGTCCGTATCCACGACTTAAAGAGGTACATGTAATGAGCAAAATAACAACAGAGCAGTTCTTATCGCATCTTGGAATAGAAGTAGAGCGAGAGTTCACTTGGAGCGGAGATTGTTCCACAAAATACAGAATATCGAAATCATATGTTCTGGAATTATATTCAGATATTTTTCAAAAATGGTTAAAGTCTGCAAGTGATATTAAAGATTTGCTCGATGAAGAAATCACACCACTCCCTAAATACACATTGACGGAAGACGAGAAGGCAATAATTAGAAGCATTAAGGACCCAAGATACAAAGCACTAAGAAGAACTGATGATTGGGGGTTAGTACTACTTGAAAAAGGTGGTGACAGAACATCATTTATGGTCTTTCACGAAATGTTTGCTTTTATGGATAAAGGCAGCGAAATACCTCTCGATGAATTAAGGAAGTGTCTATGACTTTATGGATGAGAGCTACCCTTACTAGATTATTTAAATCTAAAGTTACAGAGCAAGCTGTATTAAATCGAATATTGAGCAGACAAGGTGTATCTACATTCTATTATACATTAAAAGATACGCATCAAGTTAATGAAGCTATTATTGATGAATTAAAAAGATTACTGGAAAGCAGGTAACATGAAAATACTATTTGAAACAGACCCGCATTTTAAAGAGCTTGGCTCCTTATCTAATGAGGCTAGACGAAATTCTAAATATAGTACTCGGCTTGATTTAATTATCGAGTCTTTTGCTTGGTTTTATGAACAGGCGAGAAACTATAATGTGGACCTTATTGTTCATGGGGGAGACTTGCTAGATAAGCCAATGATTATGGCAAGGGAAGCACACGCGATAGAAGAGTCCTTTGCAAAAAATACTACGAATATCCCAGAGTATGTTTTGGTAGGCAATCATGATAGAAAAGACACAGCAACAAACGCTTTAGCTATCCTTCGTAATTATTCAAACGTAACAGTTATTGATACTCCATTAAAAATTAATGAGGTATCTTTTCTACCTTATACGTCAGAGATAAATTTAGAAACCTTAGAGGCATTGAGAAATAAAATTTTATTTAGTCATGTAGATATTGTTGGAACACAGTATGCAAGAAATATATTTTGTACAAGTGGGTTCGACCCGGTAATACTTAAAGATTACTTTGAAGTAGTTTTTAATGGACATATCCATATTCCAGACCAGCTAGGTATTGTAATGAATACGGGTTCTTTTATCGGTAATGGTCTAGGAGATGACTATGCAAAAGGTTTGCCTTCCGCAATCTTAATTGATACAGAGACTGGCGATGTTACAAGAATTCCTAACCCATATGCCGTACTATACTTCACTATAGAGTCTAGCGACCTGTTACAGGTTAAAAAAGGAATTGAAGACTTGTTACTTCTGCCCAATAATTTTTATTTAAGAATACAATGTATGAACGAAGCAAAACCAGAAATACGCTTATTGCTCGACAAGTATATGAAAGAAAACTCAAAAATACTTTCTTCTATTATTGTAAGCAATGCAAAAGAAAACAAAAAGATAAATAATGTTGATGGCTCAGTTACAAACATTAGATTAACATCAACCCCTGTAGAAATTCTTATGGGCTTTATAAAAACAGTTCAGGATGCAAAGTTACCAATGTCCAGAAAAGAAATGGAAGCGATGCTGCTTAGTGATTATATTACCGGAGGTGCCGAATGAAAGCTTACAAGAAGATAGTATTTGATGATATAGATGATGCTCTCAACTGGTTGAATAGTAATGATAAGTCAGAATACAAGTATCGCGAGTATATTAATCATAATATTAACTTTAATCTAATAAGTGTAATACAAATTGATGAGCTGGACTGGGAAGATAAACCTTATCCTAAGATTATGATTATATTTACATCAGAGGACTCAAATGAGTAGCATAGTTAAGAAGGTATATAATTTAGAGTCATTAGCATCGACTGTTCATATGCTTACTAAGCGGAAGATAGACTATAGAATAGAAATAGAAGCTCTTGAAGGTACTGACGCTTGCTGCTTCAATGTTATAATACCTGTTCAGGATACGGAGGATAAAGATGAATAATATAATATTTAAAAAAATAGTATTGGATTCGTTCTTATCGTATGACCACGAAGAGCTTGAAATAAACCAAGCAGGTGTGGTTTTTATTAAAGGAGAAAACGGGCAAGATTCTAAGTCAGATTCTAATGGGTCTGGAAAGTCCGCTTTAGTATCTGAAAGCTTGTTATGGTGCTTAACTGGTCGCACAAGTAGAAATGCGGATGAAGTTAAAAATCTGTATCTACCACGGGGCGCATCGGTGACCGTGGTGCTTGAAAAGAATGATATCGAGTATACTATTACTCGAGGCACTATTGGTTCAGCAGCGGCTAATGGATTGACTATTATAAAGAATGGCGAGAACGTTACGAAGTCAAAAATTCGAGAAACAGAAGAATACTTTGAAACTGAATTTCCTGAACTCACCTGGTCTGTATTGACTTCAATTGTAATATTATCTCAAGGACTCATTGGGGGATTATCTACAATGAATAACAGAGACCGCAAAGAGAAATTAGAAGAATTATCTAAAGTAGATATGATTTATAATAATGTTAAAGGACTAGCAGACACTGTAGAATTAAGATACCAGTCAAAATGGAATATCTTACAAAAACAAATTTATGAGAATAGCATAAAGTCTGGAACTAATGATAGTATGATTAAATCCTTGTTAGATACTATTACAAACATTAAAGCAAAGAATACCACGGTGAGTTTAGCAAGTGACGCTGATGCCGGGATTAGTGCTTACGAAGACCTGGTTAAAGCTAATGTAGAAAGCTATGAGAAAACTCAGCAAAGCATTTTACAGAATAGTGACCTTAAAGAAAAAATTGTAGCAGACCTCCGTGATTTGACCACAACGTATAATCTTCAAGCTGCTGAACAATCTTCTCTAGAAATGGGCACGGCTAAACTTCGTCAAGAAATCGCAAAGTTTACTGAAACTATGACGCGTACGCGACAAGAGCTAGATGCACTTAAAGATAACGAATGTCCTACCTGCCATCAAGAAGTTGACAAAGACCTTACAGATAACTTGCGCAAGCAACTATTACAATCTTTAAGTGATACAAAAGAATTAGCAACAGCCGATGTTCAGAAAGTACAGGAATGGACAATCGCTTTAGGAATAGTTAAAGAAACGACACAGTTCTCAAAATCGCAAGTTGATAATTTAGAGCAACAGAATTCGCAGTACTCCTCAATTATCCGCGACCTTAATACAGAAAGTCGTCGGTTAATTATGGACAGGGAAGAATTAAACAATAAAATAAAACAACTGTTAAATCTTAAGGCAATTAAAGTTGAGAGCACAGATGCCTATGAAGTAAAGATTGTAGAATTAACGGACAGTAATAAAGTATTACAAGCAGAAGAAGTGAGTCTGAACAGAGAAGCGTCTAAGGTAGAAGCTAAGTTAACAACTGCAAAGTGGTTCACTTCTCAAATGTCGAGAGGTCTTCGTTCCTACATGTTAGGAGGAGTTATCGAATTTTTAAATATGAGATGTGCGGAATATTCTGGATATTTATTTGATTCAGATAAAGTAGCACTCGTTGTAGATAATTCTAGTCTAGATATATTCCTTGGGGAAAAGCAAATTGAGAATACATCTGGTGGCGAACATCGTCGCGCGGATATAATTTTACAACTCGCTATCAGAGACTTAGTAATGAGTGAAGCTGGATTTGCTTCCAACCTTTTAATTATTGACGAGGTATTTGACCACCTAGATAGCTTAGGAGTATCTACCGTTTTAGATTTGATTACTAATCAGAAATCAACTATTAATAGTATCTTCTTGATTACACATAAGAATGATGCAGATATCGACTATGACAACATGCTGGTTGTTAGAAAAGAGAACAATATTTCCCGAGTAGTAAAATGAATATCTTAGTTAAGTTAGAATTGGATGTAAAAGCACAATTTGCTAAGAACCCTTACGATGAAAATATGTATGTGGTTCTTAGAACTTTGACTGAAAAAATACTTGTGGTTAAGAATCTAGTTACAGACCGAGAAGACGTTGACCAGGTTGCGCATGACTATGCGATAAACCTGTGGCTTAGATTGTGCAATGGAGTAGTAATTAATAATTGGACAAAGTATATTATGTTGAATGTTTCTTCCACATTGTATAATTACTATAAGGCGCATAATAGAACTCAGATAGAGACCACGATACTAGACCCAGTAGCAAAAGATTCTTTTATTACTAAAATGTACGGGTCGTCGAATCGCAATGAGTATATTAGAAAGTTTGAACTAGAAGATTATCTACAAACTTTATTTGAAGAAATTAAAGTAGATGTGCTTAGATTTAGTAGAACAACAAACATAGTTTTTAATCGTAAGTTATATCTATCTGTTATTGCAAATTTCTTTAATGAAAAAGCAGTTATAGGATTGTCGGAGGACTATGCCTCATATGTAGATTTTATTTGTAAATTAGTACGTAAGTCAATTTATGAAAAATCTATGGAAACCCTAAATAACCATGAATATAGCACACTGCAAGCTATAATTGATGCAGATGCAGCGGTGGAGAATTACAGCCATGCAAATAAGGGAGGGTTCGAGTGAGTCCAAAAGTCAAAAGAATAGATAGCACAAAATTTTATCATGCTGAGTCCCGGGATATTTTAGAGGATGTTAACTCAATTCCAGAACTATATTACTTAGCAAACCTTGCAATGTCCGTAAATATGCGAACAAAAGTAAGTCCAGAATTAGCTTTAATTATAAGTTATGAAGCATACTCTGAATTAATAAATTACTTTGGAGGAACAAGTTTATATATTCCAACAAGAGAAGAATTACAAAGCAATTTACTTGGGGTTATGAGTTATTACTATTATAATGTTAAAGGTCTTAGTTGGAATGAAGTAATGAAAAAACTCGGAGTTGCACCTACAAAAGGCGGAAGACGACTTCTTAGAAATCGATGGAAAGTATTTAAAGATATAATGGATGCAGCGGAGCACAAGGTGCCTGATATCACTGCAGTAGTAAAAACGGAAACACCTCCACAAGCCATTGCACCTGTTCATTGCCAAGATACTTATGTAGCTAAAGAACTGTTTGATAAAGTTGCAAAAACAATATTTACAGACCTACTAGAGAACGGAGTTATTTCTCCGGAACTTGCGGAAACTTTAACTACACGATATGAGTGATTTAGAAAAACTATTTAACCAGTCTAATGCGGTCCTGTTTAAAGAGCAGCCTGATTTCATTGGAGTAAAAGAAGTCCTTATAGAGAGATTAACTATGGCGCAGGCAGTCGGTATAGTTGATAATAATAACACTCAGTTCGATAATTTAATAAGAACTCTCGAGTACTCTCTAGAGATTGCAGATGATGCAACTATCCTATTAATATTAGGAAAGATAAATAATACGCTAGTTTCTATCTCGGATTCATTCGAGAGTATCTCAACAATAATGAAAAGATACACAAAGTGAAAATAATTGTTTACAAATAATTGAATCCATGATATAATGTTTAAGAGCGAGAAACGCCAAGGAGAAACCCATGTTAACCCAGACGCAACTTATGACAGTTCTTAGCGAAGTTAAACAAGATATCAGAGCATTAGGAATTAGCGTACCTAATGGAATCGAATATAAAGTCTCTAAGAGAATGACAAGAGCACATGGTAATTATTGTGAATTCTATCAAAGAGACTATACAATACTGGGCGAAAGAAAGTTTATTGTTACTAAGCGTATTATTAAAGTAAGTGCGGACATTCCAGTTGAACTTGCTCATGAGACCTTAATGCACGAAGTAATTCATGCGATTAATTTCTCTCAAGTAAAAAATCCTAGATACGAAAATCCGGGACATGGACCAAAATTTCAAGCACTTGCTAAATTAGTTAACAATACGTACCCTGGAAAATATCATATTTCTACATATGCTTCGAAGGATGAGGCTAAAGCGGTTAGTCAAGTACGCCAGCAAAAACGCGCAGTACGTAGGTCTACTACAGGTAATGTAACCTATATTCAAATGACAGCTGAGCTTACTGCATTGATGAAAAACCTAAACGGAGGAAAATAACAATGAAAACATTAACAGAATCACTACAAGTAAAACCAAGAGTAGTCAGTAGACTTTTAGAAATCAAGAGAACCATCGCTGCCTTAGAAGCGCAAGAGAAAGACTTGCTAAAGATTTTGGATACAGAGATGGAAACTTCACAATTAAAAACAATTGAAGATACTCTTGCAACCTTTACTAAGGTAGAAGGTGTAGAAAAGACTTTATTCGATTCTAAGAAGTTCAAAGAAGAACAAGAAGAGCTATATAACCGATACACAAAGACATCTAAAGCGAAACCAATATTAAGAGTTACCTGGAAGGTCGCAACCGCAGCTGAGATTATGGATGCGGATATCACATCCTATATCAATACAATTTAATTACCAACAACATTACAAAAAAGTTGAGGTACAAATTTGACAGAAGTTAAGCATACCGATGTAGTCGGGGAAATAGCGAGCTTTACCGGATTAAAGTTAGACGTGGTGAAGCTCGTTTTAGACGCATATGAGCTAGTGATTCTAGACAACCTTTTAGAAAGTCAGCTCTCAGATGAGGACATTGACTTTATTGAAGTTGGTAGTATCACTATAGACAACAGAGATTATCAAGATATTAAAATAGGCGCAAGCCAGTTACTCACAGATAGAATACATGATACGGTAAAACTTGGTCGTGACTTCCTGTCTGAAGCAATAATTACTCAGTTTAATAAAGAACTATTAGATAGATATAGTGCTGGAGATGTAAACTCCATTTTTGATGTAGACCCTAGTATTCCAATGGAGGCCAGCGATGAATAATTTAGTTAACATATCTAGTAGTAAAGCTATAAAACAAATTAGAGCAATCGTAGGTAAAGTAAAGTTTGGACCAGATGATATTCAAGCTATAACTGAGATGCTTGACCAGTCTCCTATGTTATTGAATAGCTTGTCTATGGAGGAGCTTTCAAAAATAAGTAAGGTAGGAGTAGACATCTCACGGTACCTTTCGCCAGTCCATGTCAACAATATTAAAACCTTTGTGGTTTTATATACGAGTGATAGTATGTCTCGCCTGGCGCGACTTGTGAAGACCATGGAGCGACTTGAAACAAAGTATTACGACACATTACTGAGTAGCCAGTATATGAATCCAAAAACAGCCTTGGCAATGATAGACCAGATTCAAACATCAATTACTGCAAGCGTCAGCTTAATGCTAAAACTAACAGAATCAGAAACGTTAATGAATTTATTTGTTGTTAATTTAAATAATATTAATGATGAAATAAGTACTAACCGCAACCTAGGGTATACATCAACAACACAAATATTATCGTTAGATTCTAGAAAGAAAATTGAGCGTATGACTACCTTGTTTATTGATGCATTAAATGCTGAGACCCCTACAGAAGAAGTTATAGTAGAGAATGTCATAGACGCTGAGTTTAAGGAATCTTAAAGAATGTTTTATGAGTATTTATTTATGAAGGAGAAAGAACAAAATGGATAAAGAACCTATAGTATTAACAGAAAGTTTAACAGCTAACTTTCCTTGGTATATTATTGAAGTAGTTAAGGGAGTAGATGTAAACAACGTCCACCGTGACGGGTTTGCAGAAGTTGGAGTAGATGACAAGTTTCAAGGAAAGTATATGAATATTTGTAGAATTATTGATGAACCATGCTTCGAGTCAATGGATTGTGATACCCCACCTCTGTTAGCAGAAGTAGGGGACTTAGTGTGCGTATGGGCAACAGCAGTAGAATCATTTAAATTATTCGAATATGGGTCGATATCCCTTGTGCGTAATGCAGATATCTTTTTAAAGATAAGTGCTGGAACAGCCTTATATAATAAAATAATGGAGGAAAACAAATAATGGAAGAACATCTAATCATAGAATACTTATTAGAACAATTGGACTTTGAGATAAAGGACATCAATCATTATGTTGAGACGGAGGACTGGTCTGCAGTACAAGTAGCTAAAACTCGACGTAAGATTATCGATATCTTGTTAGACCGCTTTACAGAACCTAAAGCTGAATTTGCTCCCGATGTAAGAGTAGCTTTATTAGAAAAAGAGTTAGAGATTCAGAAATTAAAAAATGAGCTCGAAAAAGAAAAGCATAATGTAAAAGAAAAGATTGTATATCTGCCACAATATCAGAATGTACCATTTGGCGGTTGGGACTATTGGAGATATCCTTACTATACTAATGTTTCTACTAGTGCAATACCAGAAGGTACTCCTATTACTGTAACCACCGCTGGATATCTGAATCCAAGTAATGTGGCAACAGACACTGGAGTATTGACATCTACGCCTGCATCTTCAGGTTCTACTATAGTATCTAATTCAACGAAACCATTAAATATCGCCTCGACAACTGCAACTGCGATGCCTAGTAAAAATGTTCATCCTTGTATGACCGGGGTAGAATATTGTAGCCCAGGAGAGTCTGCAGAATGTTGTTTTATGAGTAACACTAACCGCATGACAGCAGACGTGTTAGACGGTGTACATCTGCCTGAACATTGGGTTGCTGCTTCTAAGAAGAAATAAATGGCTTTAGCAAAGTATAAGCGTGGCTGGTATGTAACTAATACCGCTAATGGCATTAAAGGAAAGATTGTTGATGTTTTTATGACACCTCGTGGGATTGAATATACTATCCTGGTTGGGAGTTTAAGGTTAACCTTTTCGGAAGCACAGCTTATTCGAGAGGGCAGCCAAGGTACCAAATTTAATTTCAATAAGAAAGGTGGACATTTATAATGTTAACAAAAGCAACAGTTAAAGGATTAGTAGTCGTAGAAGAAGCCCCAATAGCCAATCACTATCATGAGGGAAAAGTATTTAATAGCGTAACAGTATTGTCATATCGTGGGGATAAGAACTCTAAAGTTGACCACCTGAGACTTTACTTTGAGCAAGGCAAGTTTGATACAGCACTGTTTACAGTGGGTAATTATATTAAGTATACGGGTGACTTAGTTAAATCAAAAATAACAGAATCCCTTAGCGATATCGCGGTGTCGTTAGAGACGGTTGCGATAGTTACTCCAGAAGAGTTAAAAGAAAACGAAGAGTTAAACCTTCATTTAGCAACCGGCTCCGTTCTCGATATGACAGGTACAATTATTAAAATAAGTCCAGAGACAGTGAGTAAAGATATTACCTCTATCAGTATTCTTGTTATGACAGAAAATGCAGATGGGCGTAGAGTTATTGCAAAACTAACAGGTGTCGGCCGAATGGCAGAAATCATTAAGACATTAAATAAAGATGATGCAGTTAATGTGTATGCAAAAGTCTTCTCTTATCCAACCAAAAACAGAACAGATGGCGCGAGTTATTATTTACATGATAGCCGCATCGCTTCCATTATAAAAGTATCGGGTGAGGTTAATGACTAATGTACCAAACGAAACTGCAGAAGCATTAAAGGAGACTATTGAGAAGCTAAAGCAGTTCCCAAAAGAGTCCAAAGAGAAGTTTAAACAAGTAATGGCGGAGCTGTCCACAAAGGTATTGAGTGAAGAACTGCTTAGCCTAGTGGACAGAATGACCGACGAGGAATATACTGTTTTCTTAGAAATCCTAGCGGAAACGGTTGAGGCTGGTGAATCAGCAATTTATAATAGAATCAGAGCAGAAGACTACGAAGAAATACCAGTAGATATCCGTACATTTATTTGTGACCCAGAATATTTAGGGAAATCAACAGATGGTGGTACTTCTATTTATCCTTACTGGATAAAAGTTTTAGAAAAGATATTTGCCCCAGATAGCAAAATTATGGAAGTAGTTTTAACTGGGGCTATTGGTATCGGTAAGTCTACCGTAGCTGTAATTGGTATGGCATATACTTTATATCGATTGATGTGTTTAAAATCACCTGCAGAGTATTATGGATTAATGGGTGGTTCTAAAATAGCGGAAGCAATATTTAATATTGACTTACAACACGTTACTGGTATTGGTTATGGCAAACTTCAAGCAACTCTAAAACAATCTCCGTGGTTTATTAAACACGGGATTCTAAGGGGTCGAACAGCAACCCTAGTTACAAATCAAGTACTAGCCGGAAATGAAGTCCCACAAGCTGCAATAGATGAATTAACTTTTGAACCAAGTAAAGATATAACAATTCTTATTGGGTCAAAAGTAACTCACTTTACCGGATATGATGTATTCTGTGCATTCTTGGATGAAATGAACTTCTATGAAAAAGGGAAGCAAGTACCAAATACTAATGAATCATTTACTGCAACGGAAATCATGCAAGTTTACATGGCGATTAAACGTCGTATGCAATCTCGATTCATGGTTTATGGAAAGATACCTGGCGTTATATTCATGGTATCATCGAAGAAAGCCGAGAATGAAGCATTGGAAATGTATGCTAACAAGTATCGTCAAGACCCTACTGTACTTATTGTTGATGAGCCAATTTGGAATATCAAAGGAAAGTATTCTGGGAAGCGATTTAAAGTAGCTGTCGGAGACAAGTACAATAGTACAAGAATACTTTCTCCAGACGAAGACTGGGCATTGATTGAAAGTCAGGGCCGCAAAGTCTTAGATGTACCAGAAGAGTATAGAAAAGATTTTGAATTAGATGCTGACAAAGCTTTAACAGACGATGCGGGCATTGCGCTGTCTTCCAGCTCTAAATACATTGATGCAAATAAATACGTTAAATGTATTAGTAAAGTTAGAAACAATATCTTTAAGGTTGAGGTTGTAAAATCCGGATTAGGTACTGCAGACTCTTTAGTTCCATTGGTTGACCTATCAAGAATACCGGATAATCTTAGACATTTACAGGTATACATTCACTTAGATACCTCTAAAAATAATGATAGAACTGGGATAGGAATTGTTGCTAGGTCATCGGAGTACAGAGATGTTGACCGGTTTGACCAAGGTATTATAGTCCGAGTTAGAGACTATACATACTATGTACTAGGTGCAATGGGTATAGAAGCTCCTGTAGGGGATATGATTCCATATAGAAAGCTATTAGAGCTTATTGTACATTTACGTAATGCTGGATTGAATATTGCATCAGTATCAACTGATACGTATCAGTCCTTATTCTTACAGCAAGAGTTGTTACAAAACGGATTTAATATGACGACCGTATCTGTGGATAGAACTCCCGTAGCATACCTAGCGTTTAGAAAATCTATTTATGAAGAACGCGTGGACACAATCACGAATTTACTTCTTGAAACAGAAATTACTGAATTGATTGAAGACAAACGTACAGGTAAGATAGACCACCCGATTTCCGGCAGTAAAGACCTTGCGGACGGAGTTACAGGAGCATTCTATAACGCTAGTATAAATCAGCAGAAAGTAATTTCAGCAAGTGAGTTAGCTAGAATACAAGAAGCATCTTTGGATGCACAGCTTGGTCGTGATACAGTATTACCAGAAGAATTTAATGGTAAAAAGATTAGACAAAATAAAGACATCTTTGACCAATTGGACAAAATGTTTAATGACGAATTCGATGACTAAAGGAGAAGAAAAATGAAATCACTTATTAAGAATCCAGAAACACAAATACAAATGAATGAAGGGGTACAGAAGGTAGCAGATATTGTCAGATGTACCTTAGGTCCGTATGGTCGCAATGTAGCCATTATGGACACCCGAGCGGAACGAAGTCAGCCGTTGCTTACAGATGATGGGGTAAGAGTAGTTGAGTTCGCATTGAGCACGCTTTCAGACCTAGAGCTGCTTGGAGCAAAACTAGTCTATACCTCCTCAAAGAAAACAGAGGAGGATGTAGGAGACGGTACAACAAGTACATATCTTATTGCAGCCAGTGTGATTTCAAAGTATATTGAGTTAATGAAGCAGAAGGAATTATCAAATCCGGTGCTTGTTAGAAAAGGTATAAATCGCGCAAAGGATTTAATTCTAGAATATCTCAAAAGCGTAGTAAACAAAGACGTGACTAAAGACATTCTTATTAATATTGCAGAGAGCTCATCTGGTTCAAAAGAAATTGGTAAGATTGTTGGAGAGCTACGAGATAAACTTGGTCCAGATGGATTGGTTAATATTCGTCTTTCTAGGAATAGCGAAGATGCAGTAAACTATTCAAATGGGTATGAGTTTACCGGTGGGTTTGCAAATCAAGAAATGTTCTCAAATAAACCTATTGATTGTATTGACCCCTTAGTTCTAATTTTAGACAGGATGATTATGACAACGGAAGATGCGTCGGCAATTATCAATACCTACGCAGCGTTAATTAAACGTCATGGCCTTACTTACGATACACCTCTTATTGTATTATGTAACAAGTTAGACGGAGAAGCACTTAAAGTTATTCATTACAATTGGTTTATGAGAACTGATAAAATAAGCGTACCGATTATTCCAGTTGAAGTTCCACAAACAGTTGACCATATGGGTACATTCCAAGATTTAAGCATAATTACGGGTGCAAAGATTATCTCAGCGCAAGTCTCAAAACTAGACATCAATGATTTAGTAAATGCAGTGGGACATGCTAAGAATATTAAAGCGAGTAAAAAGATTACTTATGTTGTGGCACAAGATACTCTAGAAAATAAAAAAGCAGTTGAAGACCATATTGCATTGCTAAAAGAAACACAAGGGAATATGACGGACGAAGGTCAAGCAGGAGATTTTGCAAACTTGGCTGTGCGTATTTCTAAGTTGAATGGCATTGCAGTTACTATAGAAGTAGGCGGAGTAACCGACATTGAACGCACAGAACGTAAGTTAAAATATGATGATGCAGTTCTAGCAACTCATGCCGCAAGCAAAGAAGGTGTTGTTATTGGAGGAGGGTATACCTACTTCAAAGCGTACTACTGGCTTTTGAAAAACTATGCTCAAGAAATTTCAGATATGAAAGCGAATCGTCCAAATGAATATATCGGATTCTTATTACTGATGGATTCATTACGATTACCCTTCCAGCTTATCCCAATGAATAGCGGCTTAGTAAATTATGAAGAGCTTGTAAAGACAGCAGAGGGCATGAATCACAAAAAACTAGAAAGTACTATACTGTATATTAATCTAGACACAATGAAATTAGAAGTATTAGATAAAGAAGATTGTAAAGTATATGACCCGTACCTAGTTGCAAAATCAGTTTTAGAAAACGCAGTATCGGCCATATCATTATTTGTTAGTACAGAAAACTCTGTATTAGTAGAACTGAAATAGGAGGTATTGTTATGTCATATAAAACGATTACAGATGTCTGGGGGTCCTATAAAGACCCTTCAGGGAAACTATTATTAGAAATAAATGCCGACCACAACTTAGTAGTGTATGATGCAATAAACAGAAATATTATTGCGTCATTTACACCAAAGATTAAAAGTAAAGTATTGTATGAGGTTGTAGAGTTGCTCGGCTTTACTAACAAGTTATGATTGCTTTAGAGAAGGTGCCCGCAGGGTATGGCGCCTATACAGGTATACACGACGTAATAAATAAAAGAGAGTCATTTACCACTGCGTTGATGGCTTACCATGATATGCCAACAGACCCTAGCTTTAAGTCTTTTGATATTACTTCACACCTAGATAGTTTAGTTAGAGAAGCGAAAGAGCTAAAAGATACTGATGATGTACTTAAGCAGACTTTAAAATTATACGACCGGATGATTCGACCGTTAGCAGTAAAAATTGATAGCCAGTTAGTCCCACATGTTATCTGTCATAATGACCTATCTTTAAATACGGTATTTCATAATGGCTCCGGAGATGTTGTAGCCACTTCAGGAATACTAAGAAAAAATGATTATGCGTGGGATTATGCAACTCTGCTTGCAAGAGGAAGTGACTCAAGAACGTACGTATCAATTTTAAATATGAATCATTTAGTAATAGATGCTGGTAATAAATACAAGGACCCAAAGTTACAAATTAGAATACTTATATGTATGATTTTAGCAGATTTTATGGATGGTTTACATATGTATCTAGCAGAATCAAAAGAGGAGTACAAGGAACACATTAGTAATTTTAGCACGGAAACGCACACTAAACAGTTAGTATTAAACAGAGTATTCTCGCTAATTGTACAGAGTTACACTACTATAGATTATTTCAACTATGTGTATCATAAATAAACTATGAAAAACTTTTTTAGAAATATTTTCGCAAGACTGCTCAATATTAAATTTATAACCATAACGGTTAAGGATTATAATATTACTCAAGGTAAAACCCCTAATAATATTTATCCAGGACGCGAATTCTTTGTAAGAGTAAACGTACCACAAGGCAAGCTTATTGACTTCAAACATTATCAAACTGTTAAAGAGTTTGTTGTGCTAGATATCAATGGGAAAGATTTATTATTTGATATTGTTAGCTTAGACTATATTTATGACTTGATGACTGGCTCTTTACTTGAGATAGTTTTATATAGTAATTTGCAAGCCAATAAAAATTAACAAGGAGGACGTATGGCACTTTATAAAAAGAGACCAATTATAATTGAGGCATTTGAATACTTTAGTGACTATTCCGATAACATGCCAAAATGGTTTGTTGAAGCTTGGCAAGACGGACGCGTGATGATTACGGCAAAATCGAAGAGCACTACTCTAACAGTTATTAGAACTCTTGAAGGAGACATGACAGTAAATGAAGGTGATTTTGTTATTCAAGGAGTAAATGGAGAATTGTATCCATGTAAACCAGATATTTTTTATAAGACTTATGAAGCAGTTGGAATTCAGGATTTACAAAATATTAAAAACACTAAGGAGACTAATGACTGAACAATTACAAACAGCGACGCTAGACCAGCGTCCGCCCGCATACGACATAGGACAGATTTTTAAGACAGTACAAGCTCTTGGATACAATATCTCTGGGATAAAGCTCAGTGAATCGGTACAGGAAGAAGAAACTGACCCATCTATCCTAACAATTACCTTTAATGTCACAGGATTACCTATTCCAGTGATGAGTAGCAACGATATGGATGTAGATATTGCGATTGGAGAGGCCGTTGTGCACATTTTTGCAGCAGATATTGGAGAAGGTGACGATAGATACTTTGTAGAAGATGTAATTATGAGCAATTTTATTGCAGATGAGGACCGACATGCACAAATGTCATATAAATCTTTTGCATTAGAGAACATGTTTCATGCATTGTTAAAAACTTTCTTAATTGTACACCAAGAAACAGAAAATAAAGCTTAATATCCGCCAAAATTATATTATAACTGTAAGTCTGTATAGCTTATATGTTGAGAACGATAGGTATGTTTCACGACATACCTATACTACATTCAAATAATGGAGGTAATGTTATGGCTGAACGCACAAATTGGAGATGGTCGCTTTCCCGTTTATTTAAAAGCAATGTTATTTCATCCACTAATCCTAGTGATGATTTTACTAAATTTTTAAATAAACCAGTCTCACAAGGAAATTTTGGGGAATTTATAGATTCAACCTCGTTAGTGAATCTAAATAAAATTATTAATGATTTAAGAAATCCGTTAGCCGTACACAACGATAAGTACAGCGAATACAAGAATATGGAAAATGAAGTAATTATTGCCGCAGCACTTCGTTCATACGCAGATGATGCAACAATATTTGATAACATTAAGAATGTTCCGGTATGGATTGATACAGAAGACCCTGCACTGGGGGCAGAGCTTACAAACTTTTTAAGTAATATTCAGATTGACTATAAGCTATGGGGTTGGGCATATCAAATTGCACAGTTCGGAGATTTATATTTAGAGAACATGTATAATAAACATGGATACTTAATCAATATAAAACCTGTATCTGTACCAGAGAATATCCTTCATCTCATAGACCATGAAGATGATTCAGAAGGATTTGTTGTAAAGAGAGACGACCGTAAGGTTGCAGTACATTCGCATAGTACAAGTGAATTTGATGCTTATGCTATAAACAAGTTTACCCACTTCTATCTAGATGATACGCCAAGAGTAAACTCTGTTGTCATCCAGGCAATAAATGAAGGTGGGACAATTTCTCCTTTAGAATTAAACATATTAAAAGGCCGTTCAATATTAGAACCTGTCCGTGTAAATTATCGTATCCTTCGACTTCTTGAAGATACTGTTATTACGAATAAGATAGCTCGTTCAGAATATGTACGTATCTTTAACGTTGAAGTTGGTGAAGCAACAGGTGAAGGCGCAGCAAGAGTAATAAATAAATTAAAAAGATTATTCGATGCTAAACCAAGATTTGATGGTGCTACTGGTGAATATCAGTCACAAAGAATTTATCGTCCAGCCGCTGATGCCTTGTTTAATTCAGTTAATAAAGGCGTAGGTGCTATTGACGTAAAAGAATTAGGCGGTAACGTAGAAACTCAATTTATTGTTGACGTGGAATACTTTAGAAGTAAGATGTTTGCAGGGTTACAAATCCCTAAGACATTCTTAGGTTTTGAAGAATCCTTGCCAACCAACCCTGGTGATGCGACACTGGCCAAATTAGATATCCGATATACCAGAGCAGTAAGACGAGTTCAGCTTGCATTACTCCGTGGTGTTGAAGACTTAATTGATGCATACCTTGTAAGTCGTGGACGTGTCTATGATACGAAGAAGTATGCAATTAGAATGACAAATCCATCAAGTGCAGAAGAACTTTCTCGTCTTGATGAAACTCTAAAGAGAATAGAAGTAATTGATAATATTGTAAAATCTGTTTCTCAGTATGGTCCAGACACTGTAAACTTGGTTCAATTATATACAGAACTTGTTGATGAGTATATGGATTCTCCGAGAATAAAAGAAATATTCGATGACCTATTAAGTAAAGCAATTGCAATCAGTCATTTGAATATAAATTCTCAATTGAATGAAGCAAGAGTTAATAGTATCAACACGGGCAAAACAATGTATAGTACCGTTCTAGATTTAAAAGTAAACGGACTACTTACAGAGAAAGAAGCTCAAACAGCAGACCAAGCTGGATTAGACCTAGAGGCACCTGGAGGTGGCATAGCTGCTCCAAGCTTTGGTGGTAGTGATTCATTTAGTATGGGTGGTGGAAGCCCGCTAGACTTGGGTGGCGAAGACTTTGGAGAGCTTGGGCAACCTGAAGAACTTTCAACGGGAGAAGAGACACCCGTAGAAACCCCAACGGGTGGAGCTGGCGGAGACTACGAACCTGGAGACACAGGTATTCCATTAGGGTCACTTTCTAAAGAGTATGATGAAGATAACCCAATAGAATCTTTTGGATTGTCTAAAATACCTGGCGTACAATACTATGCTTCAAATAGTAATAAACTGAAGTTAGTGGACGACCTAGAAAAATTAGCAATTCATGGGCCTAAAGATTATAGGTCTGCAGCAGAATCACTTACTTATAAATTTGCAGTTGAGGGATTTACAAGTGAAAACATTGAGCAGAGCGTTGCCTTATTTGAGGCAGTAAATAAATATTATAATGTTGCAGGTATGGATGAAGTTACCTATAGAACAGTAACAGAAACCTTATTAAGTAGAGACATAGAGCGCAAGAAACTATTATTTAAAAACTTGCTAAAACAGGAGGATTAACCTATGGCCCAAGGCGGTTCGTATGATAAACTTATGGTGGACCTTTTAGCTACGCTAGAACAACCCAAAACAGCAGTGAAGGAAGCCGTGAGTCAAGACTTTTCGGCCGGAAGAGTCAGTAAACTAAGTGGCATCCAGCAAATAAAAGAAAAGAAAAAAGAAGGTAATGACCATTCTGCAATGGATACTAATCAAGCCGTTGCGCGGAATCAGGACTTTGTGCCTGTATCAGAAGCTCAAGTTACAGGTGAGACCTCTTTTGAAAGCGTTTTTGAAATGATAAATGAAATAGAATCTTATCTCATAGCAGAGCGTGAATCAGTCCTAGGTGTTATTGATGGACAGGTGGAATCCAATCGAGCCATAGCAACACTACTGCGCGACGCTTATAGACAAGCACGTGCCGCAGTATCAGAGTTAAAAGGCGCATGCGAAGACTTAGAACATTTCTTAAAATAATTGTTTACAAATATTAAATTGTATGATATAATGTCATAGGATGAAAAATGAAATACCCGGCCGGATAGTAATACGTAATTGTAGAATATCTGGCCGCAGTATACTAAGGAGGATTAAATGCAAAGACTAATCTTAAAAGATAAAAATTTTAAAGTAATTGGATTTATAGAAGTATTCCAAGACGGTAAGAAAAGACTTAAGGACGTTAACTACCTTATTAAAGGATATTATGACCCAGAGACGAACATGACGAAAAATGCAAAGTTTATGTTTGTAGGGTATGGAGATTTGCTAACAACTCTACTGTAACAAAAGGAGCACAACATGCTAACAATAAAAGTTATGTTTGAGGATGTACAAAAAGCTTTTATGGAAAAGAATCCTAATGGCTCTATTAATCACCCTGGTTCAGGTTGGCAAGTAGATGCCGACGGGAAAAGAACTTACTATCCTGGGGATAAGACCAGAGTATACGTAACTTATTCTAAAACTGGACGACTGTATACATATCGCCCACAGAACAATCTAAGTTTAGCTCACCAGCTAGGCTTAATGATTGACGTAGGGTATGCATCAGATTTCTATCATCATAAATTGGAATTAGAGAAAGCAACTATCCGCTTAAGTGAACCAGAGCAAATTTCCTTGTTTGGCACAGAGCCAACTCCAATAGAAATTCTAACAGCTGAGTATAACAAAGCAAAGAAAGAATACGACACATATTGCGAAAGATTTACTAAGATTGCTTAACTTATAAACATTATCTATAGTATTTATTTATGAGGGTAAATTGGCAGCTTCTGCACGTGCTGAGTGGTTCAACTCCACTATACTGCGGTCGGTAGTCGGCAGACTACGGTAGGTTCAACTCCTACAAACCCCTCATCTATGGGAACTTGTCGGAATTGAAATACGAGCTGGGGATTAGACCCTGGTGATAGGAAGATGCGCGCTATAAAACTATCGTTGCTGGTTTGAGTCCAGCAGTTCCCAACATTTAATGTTAACAGAGTGATAACTGTTTACATATTCTTGATTACCTCCTTAGAAGGGTTGGCAACTTACCTAAAGTTGCACTTATTGGTGTTAACGGAATTACTCACCGTTTACATACTCCTGCATTACTTTTGATACTTGGTGACCGAGAGGTCCTGAGTCGAGGCACTCAGTTATCAAATGCCTCATCTGGACCATTAGCTCAATTGGCAGAGCTCCCGGCTCATAACCGGTTGGTTGTAGGTTCAAGTCCTACATGGTCCACCATGGGTTAGTATGCAAGTGGTTAAAGCAGGCAGACTGTAACTCTGTCCCCTGAACGGGTTCGTAGGTTCGAATCCTACCTAACTCACCAAATTTTAAGGTTCTTTATCAGTTTCATCTCCTAATTAAACTGATGATTCATGACATTGGTTTCCCACATTCCGTCAGTAACAATTGTGGCATAGGGTGATGCCTCCCTGTTTAAACAACAGGCATCATATGGACGAGTAGCTTAAGGGTAAAGCGTTGAGTGCTCAGTTAACAAGTTTAGGTATGAAGGTTCAACTCCTTCCTCGTCCAACTTATGCAACCATATTTTAATTAGAATGGCACACGTGTGATTGTGTGGAGAATGTGGGTTAAAGTCCCGCTGGTTGCTCAGTATTGACAGTACCTCAGATGCCTCTTAACAATGCACACTTACTGAGGGCAATAAGATTTAATGGTTCTGTATAATATTTGCAAGTATTATATAGGTAAAAGTAAGCCCCCTCATCTGGGGCTTACATCCGAACACCTTAGAAAGGATGAGTAATGAGGAAAGAAAAGCATTGTATACATTGTGGAAAAGAATTAATATACAAACACAGAGCAACTAAATACTGCTCACAAAAGTGTCAACTTAATTATCAATATAAGAGTTTTATTGATAAGTGGAAAATCGGAGCGGTCAGTGGTGCAGCAGGTGAATATTCAATATCTAGCCATGTTAGGAGATACCTATTCGAGAAGTATGACAGTCAATGTGCACAGTGTGGGTGGCATCAGATAAATCATACTACAGGTAGAATACCTTTGGAAGTAGAGCACATCGATGGACATCATGACAATATGTCAGAGGATAATCTAACATTGTTGTGTCCTAATTGTCACAGTTTAACTTCAACTTACCGGAGTCTAAACATGGGAAATGGTAGAGTAGGTCGTAAAAAATATTCAGATAAGCATATGTAGTAAATGCCCTCTTATGTATAAAGGCTATTACAGATGCCTTGTAAGCATCAAATCGGTGTTCGATTCACCGAGAGGGCACCATATCGGAAAGTAGCGATAAATCAAGCGCACCCTCATGGGAGGGATGTTGTGAATATAACCCTCTGCCGAGGTGAACCAGGTATATCGAAGATATGCCCACTACGGGGGAGTAGGGAATAGCAACGAGTGTTAGTAACCAATCTAACCTTTCCGACAATTTAATTTATAGCTGGGTAGCGCAGCGGTAGCGTGTCGGGTTCATACCCCGGAGGTCGAGGGTTCGAATCCCTTCCGAGCAACCATGGGAATATAGTTTAGTGGCAAAATCGTGAGCTCCAACCTCACTGACCTGGGTTCAATTCCTAGTGTTCCCGCCAATTTATTAAATAGTTATTTACAAAGTAACTAAAATATGATATAATGTTTTTAGAAAGATAAGGTACCAAGATGAAACAAATTACTGAAGTAAAACACACCGTGGTAACAACTATAACTAAGTTTGAGGCCAGTGACAAAAGCCAATGGAATACAAGAGAAGAAGCAGAAGAACGCGAAACTGAACTTAATGGGAATGCGTTTGATGTTTGCAATAAAATGAAACAGCATGAACTCTATTTAAACGGAGCTGCAGATTCTACTTGGTTGTATTATATTACTTCACAAAAAGACCTTGATGCCTTGCGATGGTGTTATGGGATTAATGGTCTGTCGAGTACTTACATAGCACCTAAGTGGATTTGCTTTGAGGTTAAAAATCATGAGGTTTATTCATTGACTGAGGAGCGTCTACTTAATTATGCGCGTACCATTATAGATATATTGGAGCCAAGTAAATGAGACTTTGGCACCAAGATTTAATTACTAAGTTACCACGACAACAGCTGTTAGGTCAGCATCGTGAATGCTGTGCACTTCGTGGAAATGGATGGGGTAAACCTCATGCAACAGTTAATTACGTATTTGAACATGATTATGGTTGCTTAGTTGGATACCATAGATTAGTTATGCAAGAAATGGAACGACGTGGTTATAATGTAGACCCTGTTTGGGAAGATAGTCGTTATCGCGGCAAGACCGCACCCATGCTTAGCTTAAGCACCGCATTAGTGATACCATACTGGCATCCAATATACTGTGAACATACTACTCAATATTTAAATGAATGTGTATTAAACTTAAAAAACAAAGGAGTCCACATATGCGACTGATGACAACAAAAGACTTTATAGATTCTCTTGGAATAACACTTAATGTACCATTCGAATGCGGAGACCACGGCATTATAACCATTTTAGAAATTGGGGATATTGGTACTATTAGGGTAAATTATAACTGGGATGGTCCTTATGTTTCATATTGGGAATCAGTAAGCTTACTTATGAATGAGGAGATTAGGCTGCTGCCTAGATATACCTTAACAGAAGACGAGAAGGTAATTATTAAATCATTTGATACTCCAAGCGGGTATTGTATTGCAAGAAGGAATGTAAATACTATTTTTGGTGGATATATTACACTTTGTCTACTTAAAGAAAATGAAAGAGTGCAACCCCTTTATTTTAAGGATAGTCTGTTCACATTTATTAAAGAGGGAGACTGTATATTAATTAGTGACTTGAGAAAGTGTCTATAAAAGAAAGAGGGCAACATGTTTGAACTAAAAGGAAAATACGCTAATGCATTAGTTACAACTGATAACATTGAGCAAGAGGCCATTGCACAAATTGCAAGACTTATTAGTCACCCTGCTTCTTTGAATTCAAATATTGTTATTATGCCAGATGTCCATGCAGGAGCTGGTTGTGTTATTGGAACAACTATGACTATTACAGACCGTATTGTACCAAATTTAATTGGTGTTGATATTGGCTGTGGTGTAGTTGCATATAAGATTCCTGCCCAGGATATTGATTTTGAACAGCTACAATCCGTAATAAACAATTACATACCATCAGGAATGCAGGTACACGAAGTAGAGAATTTTGATGTAGGATTCTTATTAGCTGGATTATCTACTCCTTTGCCCGCGAAGACAGCAAGTAGAATTAAATGTTCTATGGGTACTCTTGGAGGAGGAAACCACTTTATTTCTGTTGAATCGGATGGGACAAATCATTACTTGATTATCCATACAGGTTCGAGAAACCTGGGCTTACAGGTAGCGCGTCATCATCAAGATAAAGCAGAAGACTTAGTTAAGAATTCTGGAGTACAGGCATTAATCGCAAGATTAAAAGTAGAAGGCAAAGCTCAAGAAATTGAAAGAGAAGTTAAAGCTTATAAGGAAGCTCACGAAGATGAATTAAACCAAAGTAAAGACTTAGCGTTTTTAACAGGAACTGAAATGGGTGCTTACCTTAATGATTTGGAGATTGCGCAGATGTTTGCTTACAAAAATAGAAGAATGATTGCTGAAACTATTTTTAATAAAATGGGTTGGATAGTCGGACAAAAAATTGAATCAGTACATAACTATATTGATTTCAATGAAATGATTCTTCGTAAGGGTGCTATTAGAGCCTCGGGGTTATTCCTGGTTCCTCTTAATATGAGAGACGGCACGTTAATATGCCAGGGTAAAGAAAACCTCACCTGGAACAATTCTGCGCCCCATGGTGCGGGTAGAACCATGAGCAGGTCTACTGCTAAGAAAACCTTGAACGTAGAAGACTTCAAAGAAACTATGAAAGACATTTGGTCAGCTTCTGTAAATGAAAGTACTTTGGATGAAGCACCAGATGCATATAAACCAGCGGAAGAAATTAAGAAGTTGGTGTCTGAGCAATATGAAGTAGTAACACATCTTAAAACGTTATTTAATTATAAAGCACAAGACTAACAGAACACCTATAGGAGGTCACATGAACACATACTTTATCTCTGACCTTCACTTCGGTCATGCTAATATTTTAAAGTTCGAGAGAACGCAGTTTTCAACAATTCAAGAACATGACAATTTTATTATAGAACAAATTAATAAAGTAGTTAAATTAAATGATGTACTCTATATCCTAGGTGATATAGGCGAAGCAGAAAATGTTCGCAAATTGAATGGCAGGAAAATTCTTATTATGGGAAATCATGACAACAGGCCTATTAATGAGTACTATACTTATTTTACAGAAGTGCATGATAGACCTATTTATTTTACTAAACGCATTGTGCTTAGTCACGAACCCATCAAGGTTAATGACTCAGTATTAAATATCCATGGTCATATTCATGGTGCTAAGCTGGACAGTAGGAATCACTTAAACGTATCAATTGCTGTAGTAGATTATAAACCTGTTCCAGAGCATACGCCTGCAAATATTGTAGGCAGGTTGCCAAAAGAGAATTATCATTTCTTGGAAGAATGGTATGCTAGAGAATATTTATTTACTGTTACAGGTCGCAATGATGTAGTAACCGATGAGAATGGAAAGATTAAAATAGATGAGAGTATCCTATTAAGGAATACCCGTAAGAAAGATGCTTTAGGATATGTTTTAGATGTATTCGAAAAAGTAGACTAATAATATGCGGTCGTTATAATGGCCGCGTGAAATGGAACAAAACTGAGTAGCTCCGGAGCAAACCTCTCGACAAAATCCATTTACTACTTCACGGTTTCGCCACTTGAAAAACCTAAATAGTGTAAAGTAACATACTGGACTGTTAATCCAGAGACAGAAGACTAACGACCTTCAATAGGCGTCGCTACAGTATGCGTAAAACCGCAGGCGGAACCATCATTATACCAACCTACTTATCAATTAGCAGAGGCCCTGTCAGTAGTCGTCCACTCAATATGGGCGATGACCACGGGGGATGTCGGTGCAAGTCCGACAGTTGGTACCTAAATTGGTATAAACCACTATGTGGTAATATACAAGACCGGACACGTCTAAAAACTACCAATACACTGCTGTTTCCCTGGAGTAACATCAAGGGCAGCTCCTCTATCTAGTACGGGGTATATATAAAATGTGTTAACCTGAGCAAGTTATAAAAATGCTCACTCTATGGCCAATACTATAACCTCGCAAGGTCTATTAGTTCTCACTAACCATGTGAGTATGGTCTCAAAAACGAGCGAAAGTCTTCCAGAAAAGGGAGCAAATTTGACGCCCTAAGAAGCGTATTATGTTAAGCTACAGAATAAGGCTAGTGTTTGTAGGACAAAAAAGCGTAGACTCGCGAGGAACACGTAAACAAAATCTACACCACGATATCTTCGTATAGATACCACTAGAAGATAAGACTTTATAGTTCGCTGTGGCAATCCTGACGTATGAGCGGGATGAGGGACTGCAGATTAATCGCGATTTAATTTGTGGTTCCTTAAGAACTATACGTTGCTTACCCGACGACAGTGAAATAGGCGGTATTGCCAATCGCACAGTGTTACCGTGTGCCAAAGAGAACGGTATTAGTGATGGTACTCATGAAGCTTGAGTTTAAAGGGAGAGTGCATACACCATCATGATGAGAATGTGGCCACAATCCACAGACTATCCGACAAGCCGTGTCGCTAAACCAGCAACCTAGGGCTCGTAAATGCGCGGGCGAAAGCGAGTTATGGCTCGTAATCAACCAGAATAAGGGAGCAATCCTTTCATGTGAAACGTAAGTATTCACTGTCAGCCTATGAGACGGAAACTAGGTCAGATGATAGTATGCTATCTAGTCGGTCTGGAGACGATAAACCTATAACTAGTACTCTTACGGGTAGAGCTAAAATTCCCGATGCCACGAACTCGAATGATGGATAGAGTAAGGTTCGACATTGGCTCCCTCCGCCCCTGTATGGCGGCATGGCGCTAGCGCCATGCTAGAATAGTGATAAATAATCCAGACCATTTTAACGTTTAAGGCTCTTTCTTTACGAAAAAAGAGTCTCTAGTTGGACTACATATGGAGAGTATGTAACAAAGTTCAATGCATATGCCAGTATGCGACAGAATCGGATAACCATCCAGGAGTTGGGAAACACCCGAAAGGTTCGTCGATAACGCCAAGGTAACTCTTATAGGATTGAGTAAGCCAGCGACGGAAGTAGGATTGGAACGCCTACATTAATATTTCTTGTGGCGGAAAAGTGAGACGCAACAGGTTTGGTTCAATTTTGCTGGTGTGCTGGGACGGTGAACACCAATTAGGACAGCAGTGCAAGGTGACGATTCCTTGCCAAGAAATATTTATCTAAGGGCAGAACAGGCAGCTGCCACACCACGAATCAACAACGCTTATTACGGAGAATACTTTCAACGCATACATCGAAGAATACAGTGGTCTTAAAGAGATGTAGGGACATAGCCAACCTACTAGATATGGTGTACCCTACCAGTAAGTGGGAGCTAAGATTCTTCCATGGTGGAATAGGTAGACACACAGGCTTGAACGATGGTTCATACTGGTGACTCACAATAAACGTATATGGAGTTATTGTGTTTGGTCGACAATCGTGTAAGGTGCAAATCCTTACTGGAAGAAAACTATGTGCTAACCAGTATGCACTATAAATATAACTGGCTAGACAGTTAGCCGTTATACCGAGGCACATATCGGTATTCATCATTACGAGTTAACGAGTTATCGTTGATTGGTAATGGCTGAGCCGTTGGTTCGAATCCAACAGTACTTACAGGCACTTACCCTAGTTAAAGTATATGGTCAAGGGGCAGTCGGAGTTTGATGGTTGCAGTCGACGAGAAACCATAAGATAAGTAAGTCTTGACGAAGATACTTACTTACCGATTCTGGTATTGCGAATTACCAGGGTGAGAAAGCCTGAGCATGCTATCTAACTGCTCAACTTATGGGGTTGTCATGGTCAGAGTTACAACGCACGGTGTCTATACTAGTAGTGCTGTAAGTACGAATGTATAGAGCCAGCACAGTAACTAACACGAGTTCGATTCTCGTCAGCTCCACCAAATAAATCTATGGGCGTAGATAGTGCCATTAAAACTATCGGGAAGAGTTGGGAGTACTCTGCCATCTGGCGTCCAGACATAAAACAAGTGACGATTTCGGTTGACCACTAACAATTGAAAAATGTGCTACTCCACTAATTGACAGTAATGGTATGTTTGGCGACATACTAAGATTTAGAGCGTCTTGGATAAACGATATTACCAAGGCAAGCGGTAACCAGATTCAATATAGTCCTTCGGCAGATGAAAGAACTCTGCTTCTGGTGCATCTGACACGACCTTATATCAAAGGGATAGTGTTGCGCGTTAGGGGGACTTCTATACGCCTATAGCACAATTGAATAGTGCAGCTCGCTTCGAACGAGAAGGTTGAGGATTCAAGTTCTTCTGAGCGGACCAATTAAACATAAGTATCTAATATAAATATTGTTTAGGAAAGAAAATTTGGAGGTAAATTATGATTAAATCTTATGTAGTCTATAAACATACATTTCCTAATGGAAAAGTTTATATAGGATTAACTGGGGCAAAAATACCAACAAGCAGGTGGGGAACTTTTGGTAATAAATACAAAGAGGTTAGTCAGCCAAATTTAGCTAGGGCTATCCAGAAGTATAGTTGGGAAAATGTACAGCATGAGATTATAGCATCTGGCTTAACAAAAGAAGATGCCTGTGCACTTGAAATTAAGCTGATTGCAGAACATAATTCTACTAATTATGAGTTTGGATATAATTCTACAACAGGTGGAGAGTATGCCGCTCATTCAGAAGAATCTAAATTAAAAGCATCTTTATCTAATAAAGGTCAAGTACCCTGGATGAAAGGCAAATGTCATTCAGATAAAACAAAAGAGAAGATGTCAATTGCTCATACCGGGGTTAAGCGAGCACCTAGGTCGGAAGTGCATAAAAAGAACCTATCAAAAGCATTAACAGGGCGAAAACTTCCTCCATTTTCAGAAGAACACCGAGCAAGAATATCTGCTGCTCAAAAAGGTGTTATCCGTGGCCCAAGAGCAGGCAAGGTACAGACAAAACAGTAGTGGGGTGCCAATATAATATATGGAGGAACTATGCACACTAGAGAAAAAATTATCTACGAAAGAGAACGCCATATTAAAAAGAAGAAATTCATTCTAACTAAGATTTGGTCAAATGATTATCCATGGTGGAGAGACGATGGTAGACTAAGTAAGAACAAGATTCATTGCTCTTGTTCCTATTGCACAGAGAAGACAAATACTAAAACAATGCGTCGCTACTCTACTTATCATAAAGCGGGATTAAGACTGAATAAGAATTGGAAGATATCAGATTTAAAGAAGTTAGCAAAATACTCTAGCGAAAGCTAAGTATAAATTGGACGCGATGAAGTATTGTTTGTATATGGACACTTGAACAATATGAAGCTAATAGTGTAACCGACCTTCTGTCCAAAAGGAGGACTCATAATGAAAAAATTAGTTAGTATACTACTGCTTTCTGTAGTTGTGCTGTTATTGTTTGCACCGGCCGCAAATGTTAGTGCCCATGACAATGATAATTGTAACCATAATGAAAATGTACATAATGATGGCAGTAACCATCATGATGACCCAAAATGTACATGTGAACCAAAAATTATCTATGTAGACAAGATTGTATATATAGATAAAGAAGTCATTAAGACCATTTATGTGGACAAGCTTATCTATGTCGACAAAGAAGTAATTAAAAACATCTATGTAGATAAAATTGTATATGTAGACAAAGAGGTAGTTAAAACTGTTTATGTTGATAAAATTATTACTAAAGAAATTTTAGTAGATAAAATTATTTATGTGGATAAAGTTGTCGAAAAAATTGTTTACGTTGATAAACTTGTCTGTACCTTCTGTGGTGGAGGTTGGATGTGGTTTATGATAGGCACAATTCCGTTTTGGATTTTAGTACTAATTATTATTGCTGCATATTTGTTTAGAAAACGTACAGACAAAAAAGGAACAAAGTAAATTAACTTAGATTCTTTTTATGTAGTATTTATTTATATAGGGAAGAGATAATTAATAACAACAGAGGAGGAGTATCAATGAATAAGAAAGAAATTATAGGCGTTCTAGCCAAGGTCACATGTGACTTAAAAGCAGACGGGTACAAAGTATTCGTAATAGTTTTACACGGGTCTCAGAACTATAATTTAGATATCTACAGTCCAGACTACTCCTCTGATATTGATTGCAAGGCTTTTGTCTTGCCAGACTTCGATGATATTTATACTAATAAAATGGTCTCAAAAGTTATTAAGACAGATTGGGGCCAAGTAGAAATCAAAGATGTTAGGTTGTTAGAAGAGTTACTGGCTAAAGCGAATCCGAGTTACTTGGAACTCCTAGCCAGTAATATTTTCGTTACTGATTATTCAGATGAATGGAAACAAATTAGAGACTTCCTACCGGACATTGTAAGCGACCGTAAGGCACTTTTAATAAAATGTATATATGGTATGGCCTTAGAGAAACAGAAGGCCCTGAAGCATCCGTATCCAGCCACGCTCGAGAAAATAGAAAAGTTTGGCTATGACCCAAAGCAGCTACATCACATTGCAAGATTATCTCACATGATGGATAGACTAGTAATGGGAATAAGCTTTACAAACAGCCTGTGGTTTTCAGAAGGCCCAGCGCGTGATAGTATGCTGGACATTAAGGTAGGTAAGTTAACTTTAGACGAGGCAGAAGAAGCTGCAAAATATTTAATTGAAAAGTTGAAGAGGGAAAAGCAAGAACAGGAAGTCCTTTATCCAATTGAAGGTACTACTCTCTATAAAGTAAATGACCTAATTAAACAGATAGTTAAAAAAAGTATAGAAGAAGAGTTTACAAAAGAATAAAATTGTGATATAATGTAATTAAGGTTCTGTATGCCTAGCCTTCACGAAAAGACATTCTCATCGTGCTATCGTTTAATGGAAGGACAGTAGGTTTTCATCCTACCAATCGCAGTTCAATTCTGCGTAGCATGACCAAATCCGCCCCGATGGTATCGTCTACTAGCGGTTCGATTCCGCACCGCCTTAGTGGCGGAGTGGTATAGTAGGGTCTGTGGGTTCAATTCCCCTGGGGCGGCTTAATTATTAACATCGGAGGTATATTATGAATTATGGGTATATACTATTAGTATTAATTGGCATGGGGTACTTCTTTGTATCTCAAAAAATAACACAAGTGCTAAATACAAAAGTACATGGAGGGTTATGGCCTATATTGTTAATTGATTTATTTTTGTTTATAGGCATATTGATATCTACTTATTTAAAGTCACCTAAAAGCGATATACTAATCATCTTGCTGATTATTACAATGCACACAACTCTAGTTTATTTGTTAACCTGGTTTGCATACTGGAAAGGTCAGCACACTAAGTGAGCATAGTCACTGGTCAAGAGCTGTGCGGTGGAGGCTACTGTGGATATTGCGATTACGTAAATATGCTCTCCGCATGCGAAGAAGCTATTTATGGTGGGGTTGGAGTTGGTACTGGCACTTATGGTGGTGTGTATTGTCCTAACTGTGGTACAAAGGTTAATTTTGATAATTACTGGAACCATATGTATGAAGACGACTTTGCATTTGCTATTAGTTGTGATGATAAAATATTAGATGCTATTGATAGAAGCTGCGGATACTATTTTAATGAAGCCTACATTAATAGTAGAATTGAAATATTTAAAAGCGTAATAGACAAAGCATGCATAAATTTTGCGAAGGGTCACGATAATTATAATCCATATGGACTAGTGTTAATGACTAAATTAATGTGGGAGTTAACCCAGCGTAGGGATAAATATCAGGGTAAATTTAAGCAACATGATATGGGACCGTTAGACTCAAGAGGCCCAAAGGAGGAAGTACAATTTATGTCGATAATCGGAGATATCCTTAAGGATGAATTAGAACGGTCGGAAAGAATGTATGCTATATATAAAAATGAGTCAAATGTAAGTCCAATGTTTTTATCAACAATGTTAACAGATATTGAGAAGTTAAATAAGATGTTAAAAATAGAAAAACGATATGAGAATAAAAATGACTGAAAGATTTATTGAATATATTAAGAACTTTGTAAAATAAATGTTTACAAAATAAGCAATACATGATATAATGAATTTATTAAAGAAAGAGGACACCAAATGAAACGAGTTAACTATGCAGTATACCGTGCTAATCAGCGTATAAGTTATATGATGAGAACGAATCCTGCTTTGGTCATTGCACTATCAAGCCTAGATACTTTGTGCTGGGTATTATTGATAGTATACTTGATGAAGTAATATTACCCGTTAGTCCTTCGTTGGACTTAACATACGGTTAGATTGAAACGACCCTCTTCGTTGAGGGTCTAAATTTTTGTGGTCAGGAGGACAAGATGATAAAGTGTAGTAGTTGTGGTCGTGAATTACATATAGTAGTTGAAAATCATGCGAAGGTGTATTGCAATTTATGCGCAGAGATGAAAAAGAATCCAGATTATCCACGTAAGACGTTATTGCAGAGTTTAGACGATACCATTAAACGTTATGAGAGTGCGTTAAATAACGATATTGAGCGTTTCATTCGTATATCGAAGGAACCATTTAATTTTGAGCAGTCTTATGCATTGAGTGGTGCGGAAGGTCGTATCAACGATTTAAGAAATACTTTATATTGGCTAAAGCAGAACAAAAAACAACTTCAACCAGACGTTGTTGAGTCTATCGAATAATCAGCTGACCTGAGTACGTGGTCATAAAACTGCTTCAGTAAACGCCCGTACTGGTAGAATACAAAAAAGCGGGACCTTAGAGGTTGGGTGGTTAGATTAAAAACCTCTCTTTAGTCAGTTAGTAAACTGACCGGCTCACAACACTGCATGTTGTACAGGGCGCATGGTACCATGCCACAGCCAGTTCCCGAGGCAAGGAAAGACTGGCTATCTCTATTGAAAGGAAATCACAAAATGTTATTTTTAGTACTATCTATCGTATTTACCATTATTGGATTAGTTTTAGCTTCTGCTCGTATTGTTACAGACAAGGCGGGGAATGACAAGCTTACGTTTAAGATTCAAGCAAAGACTCTCTTAGGGTTATTACCACTTCTCTTAATTGCATTTGCCATGTATGCCTCAGTGCCAGTTAATTCTACCGGTATCTTGTTTAATCAAGTTACAGGTGAGACCTCTGTTATTGAACAAGGCATGCATATTAAATCCCCATTAGACACTTTGTATGTTATCTCTACTGAGGTCCGTGAGAAAACTGTTGAAGGGTTATATGCTCAAACTAAAGATTCACAATATGTAACTATTATAGTCAATCTAAAGTACAATGTCTCAGAACCTAGTGCTGTATTTAAAGGGTTTAGAACTCTAAAAGCAGTAGATGAGGTTCTTATCCCAGACTTACTACGTAAAACTATTTCAGAAGTTACGGTAAGGTATAACATTATCGATATTCTAGGGGTTGCTCGTGCAGACTTAATTGCTGAAGTAAATGTAAGACTTCAAGAGGAACTGTCCGCAGTAGGTATTAATTTTAAATACTTAACCTTAGTAGATACGGATGCAGGTGAAGCTATCGAGAGTGCTATTGTAAGAGAAGCTGTCGCTAAAAAAGATGCTGAAACAGCATTACAAGCGCAAGAGAAAGCACGCATTGAAGCAGCCACTAAAGTCATTGAAGCAGAGGCCGCAGCTAAGGTTACTTTAATCGAAGCTCAAACAGCTGCTGACGCAAATAAATTATTATCGTTCTCCATCACTCCAGAGATTTTAAAGAAAATGGAAATGGAAGCAAGAATTAAATGGGGCTGGGTAACTATTACTACAGGCTCAGCTATTGTAGACACAACTAAATAAACGGAGGGTACATGAGAAAGCTAGCAACAATTAGACAAGTTAGTGACATTCGCCCTATTGAAGGTAAAGACCGTATCGAGCAAGTTAAAGTTGATGGTTGGAATGTTATTGTGGTCAAGGGGCAGTTTCAAAATGGTGACCTATGTGTTTACGTGGAAATTGATAGTCAACTTCCACCTAAAGAAGAATTTAAGTTTCTTGAATCAAAACGTTATATTATTAAAACTATGAAAATGTCCGGGGTAAGAAGCGAGGGAATTGTGTTCCCTCTTAGTATCCTAAAGAAGAAGCATAAGCTTGGTGATGATGTTACTAAAGAATTAGGCATCATACAATATAACAAAGAAGTAGAAGTACGCAAGACTCTGTTAGGCAGACTGTTTTCTTTTATGATGAGATATCTTTGGTTTAGAAAACTATTCAAGAAGACTATCTCTAGAAAAAAGGTTACATCTAATTGGCCTGGGTGGATTCGTAAAACAGACGAAGACCGCATTCAAAATAATACAGCGTTTCTTAAAGAAGATGGTGGCTGGACCGCTACAGAAAAACTAGATGGTTCATCTGCTACTTATGCACTTAAGGATAATGAATTTATTATTTGTTCTAGAAACAATCGTATTTATGATGAAGATAATATTTGGGCAAAGATTGCTGTAAAATATAATATTAAAGGTGTCCTAACGTCGTTTGCTAGAACTACTAGTGCAAAGACCGTTGTTATCCAAGGTGAGATTATAGGACCAAAGATTCAAGGTAATAAGTATGGCTTGGACGACATTAGATTTTATATGTTTAATTTTATTATTGATGGTGTAAGCCTTGCACTAGAACAACCTAACTTTAATGGGCATGAGTATATTATGAATGTCCCGGTGAGATTCCCTTGGGTTAATATTAAGGATAAACAAGTTGATGACATCTTAGAGATGGCAACTTATCCATCTACGCTAAACAAGGATGTCTTAGCAGAGGGTCTAGTGTTTAGACAATATGATGATTTTGGTAGACTAGTGCGTTCATTTAAAGCGGTTAGTCCAGAGTTCTTAATGAAAAATAAGGAGTAGTACTATGTTAAAAAAGATTATGCATTACCTTTTTGAGAAGAGCGATGACAACAATATGGATGATTGGACTCTACGTGATGAACTTAGAATCTTACCTGGTCGTATCTTAAGGATGCAAATAAAAATTCCGCCCATCGATTGGGTATTAGACCGAATATTTGTTGCAAAAGAGTTGCGTGCTTTAGGTGCTACTCACTGGGATAGACCTACTAAGAAAACTGAGTTATGGGGATTAGATTATACTGTGGCTTGGAAAATATACCCGTTACTTGTACGATTTAGTAAAATGGAGAAGCATGGATGCCCAGTGGACTTTTTTGATAACACCGCATCATCACGTGATGAAGACCCTTGTACTGCTTGGGATAAAATAATAGAAGAAATGCTTTATGGCTTACAATGGATAATTGATGACAATTGTTATCTTACACCATTTAGTGAAAAAACATTTGAAGAACATAGAGATGCAGCTACTCGTGCGCAAGCAGGATTAGAGGCATTTGGAAAACATCTTACTGGACTTTGGGATTAAGAAAGCGAGGTACCTATGAACGGAAAGAAAAAGAAACGCTCAGTGCAGGCGGTGTGTAAAGAATGCAATAAGAGATTGTATAGTCAAACATCAAATAAAGACGGAAGAATAATCTGTGCATCCTGCGATAAGCAGCTTGCTAGAAATTTAAAATACTAAAATATCTCTCGTGGCGGAATAGGTAGACGCTACTTGATATAAGCAAGAAGATGTGTTCCCAGTTCATGTCGCACATGTGAAAGTGCATCAAGGCACGACAACACGACGCGGAACCCTTTGCATGTAAGGTGCAAATCCTTACCGAGAGAACATTTTTAACCGAGATATAATCTTAGGGTTATATCTAACTCTCAGACGGTGCTAACATCGTTGGAAGAAAGGCAAAAACACCCTAAAGCATAGTGAACATTGACAAACAATATTGTGAACTCAAGCAATATACAAAACAGTGCTATCACGAGGTAGGACCCGGACGAATGGGCCGGAAGTCAGCCTTGAGACACAAAACAGGCAGGCGTTATACCGTGCTTGGCAATGGAGACATTGTGCACTACGGTGTCCACAGTCCAATTACATTGTATGGGTTGGCTGGATAAGATAACTGTATCAGACAGTCCACAGGCATGTGGTAGGTGTTAAGCCCTTTGATGTCGAACAACAGTTATCTTATTTTTAAGTAAGGAGCGTAATGAAAACAGAACTAACAAGAACTTTAGAAGTAGCACTCCTTAATTACTGTGAAGAAGCAGGCCAGTTTGGTATAGAGGAAGTCACAATGCCCAAGCGATTAGGTATTGTCGATATGCTATCCTACCAACTTAAGACCTCACATAATGGCAGAGGTAAACCTATTACGTTTAATCCTATCTGGAGATGCTATGAAATAAAATCATCTAAAGCCGATTTTTATTCACGAGCGAAGAAAACATTTATAGGGCATTATAACTATTATGTTATGCCACAAGAACTTTATGAAATAGTTAAAAAAGACATTCCAGAAGACATAGGGGTGTTTGTTTTAGTATACGAAGCTTGGAGAAATCCCGCTCACGAACTCCCATATACGTTGAGTTCATTTAAACGCGCGAAGAGCGTGGAGCTTAAGCTATCACATGACGAGATTTATCGTCAGTATATCGGTTCAATGCATCGTGAAGTTAATAAAGCAAGAAGAATAATTTTAGAAAATAAACGCGCAATTAAAACAAAGTAATGAAGGCAGAGTGGCCGATTCTGGTTTAAGGCACCGGCTTTGAAACCCGGAGAACAAAACTGTTCCGTGAGTTCGAATCTCACCTCTGTCGCCAATTGTAACTTAAGAAAATATTCTAAAGTATTTATTTAGGAGGGAGAAAGAAAATGAAATCATCATTAGCAAAAGTAGTTGGTAACCTAGGACAGACTAGAAAAGCAGATACACAAAGCGATGTGCCAGTTGAAGATAACGATATTATCGAAGATGCAGAGCTTGATGAGTTAGACCCTGGATTTGAACCTGAGGAAAAAGGTGATACTGAAGAGTATGAACCAGAGGAAGCAGCAAGTCCAGAAGCAGTTAAGAAGGTACTAGATAAAGTATCCTCAGACCTAGAGACATTAGTAGATAGTGTTATGGAAATTAATAAGAAAAAGGAATATTCTAAACTAGTTCGTTTACTTCGTGCAGCAGCGCGATTGTCAGATGAATTAAATGAAACAGAAGACTTATTGAAGTAATGGAGGAAACTTACTTGACAATTAGAAAACCGAGAACTACCCTTAAAGGTGAAAATCGACAGAAGGCAGTAGAGCTTTATGGATACTGTATGGACGAAGGATGTACAATTCAGCAGGCGGCAGATTGTATTAATAAGGAACTAGGATTAGACTGTGAGAAGTCAACATACTACCGCGCATATCACTACGATTCAAGACCATGGGAAGTATCTGACACAGAGATGGCAGAAATTGTAGAAGATGTTCTGGAAGCCACGGACTCTAGTACTGAAATAGAGAATCCTAATCCAACAATCTCACAATCTACTATAGACCGAAATGAAAATATTATACAGAGAGCTGCCAGAGCTATGGCAGAGCTTAGAGAAGAGCGTAAAAGACTTGTGCTTGAGCGTGCAATAGTAGAGGGTTACGCCAAAGAGAACGCAACCAGAAGTGCTACTGTAGAGACCATGATACGCTTATGGAATATAGTGTTTAACCCAATTCCAGAGTTTGTTGTTTTGAATGTTGGCTCCGGACGTCCACCTATTTATGCATATGGTGATGTTCATTGGGGATATAGAAATAAACCTGACCAGACACCCTATAATCCAGAGATTGCTGCAGGCAGAATAGAGGCAATCTATCGAGTTATAAGTGAGCAGATTATACAGTATAAACTGAAAGAAATCTTTATTATAGATTTAGCTGATGACATTGAAGGCAGTTCATTACGTGTATCGCAGCTAATGCGTATAACAGAAGATATGACTGTTCAAGCAAGGGACTATTCTACATTCTTATCTGAAACACTTCAGAAGTTTGCAAAGAAACATTCAGACGTAAAGATTACCATGCTTCATGTTAACGATGATAACCACTCCCAGTTGAGAACATTTAATACAAAGAGAAATGAACTTGAAGACTCATTACAACTATTAGTAACAGCACGAATTGAAAGTGACATTAATATGGCACACAAATACAATGACTTACTTAACTTGACTTATATCCAGAAGTCGGAATTTATTTTAGAATTCGATGGGGCTACTATGTTAGTTTCACATGGACATAAATATTCACGGTCTGAACGCCTATTAGAAAATGGTTCAACAAGACATGACCGTCATATTAACTATTTCTTAGCAGGCCACTGGCATTCATATTCACACAAGAATAAAAATATGTATCGTGGTGTTCAGGAAAGTTTAATCTTTGCGCCTGCAGTAACAAGTGATACAGACTTCTCAGACCACTTATTCTTTAGCAGCATGCCAGGTTTCTTACGATTGAATGTAAGCAAATCAGGGAAGTATATCAATTCGACACAATACTTATTCGAGGAGTTAGAATCAAAAACATACCCGGGAGTTTAATATGGAAATAAAGAGAAGCCTAGAATTACTTGCTAAGTATGCAGGTACAGAAGAAAAGTTTATTATTAAGTACACTACAGGTAGAACATACGTAGCGCAGTTTAATTCGTATGGGACATTACTGTTATGGCTTGACAAACATTCTGTTCAGCTTGGATTGGTAATTATAGACCATATCTCTGAAGTCCTTCCTATAAAAGTGAACACACCAATAAGTATAGACAAGAACGACTACCTATACAAAACTCTACATGGCAATCGTATAAGAATTATATTTAGCAATATCTTAAGAAAATTAATTTATAAATTAGACAGTATATCATGTAGAGTTTTATAGGAGGACAAATGAAAAATAGACATGTATCAGCTGGGGCAGTTTGGGTATTCCTACTTACTTTAAGCGTTGGAGCATTTGCAGCACTTAGAGCAAAAAATATCGCAAGTACTCCTGTAAGAAATCCATACGTAAAGAGGAAATAACAATGGGAACAAACTATTATTTTATTCATAAGCATGACAAAGATTATAAGATAGATACCAAATGGGTTTCAATAAGAATCCATAGACCCTTCAAAAGAGTGTTTGACACTAAGGTGTTACACATCTGTAAGATGTCTATGGGCTGGGCGGCATTGTTTATGAAGTCAGACTACTTCAGTACCTATATAGAGTTTGAACAATTTTACTCAGAGAATAAAAAGTATTTGAAAGTAGTCGATGAGTACAACCAAGAACTTTCTTTTGGTGATTTGCTAGAGCTCATTAATTATAGGCAGTTTAAGGAACCAAGACGTCTGCATGCTAAGGTAGACTTAAATGTATATACCGACCCTTACGGGTATGAGTTTATGGAAGAGGAGTTTAGCTGATGCGTGACCCTAAGCGAATAAGTAATTTATTACGTACCCTAAGCCGACTATGGAAGAAATCACCTGACTTGAGATTTATTCAATTGCTTGGTGCGTTCCAAGAGTACATGCATGCTACCTATAGGATAGATGACCTATTCTATATAGAAGACGAACGCCTTGAGGAGTATTTAATTGAGTTTGAGAAGCATTGGTTTAAAGAGTAATGTTATACTTGGCGGGTTTAGTATTGTTCTCCCTGGGGCTCGGAATGGGCTATTGGTTGGCAATTACACGTTTAGCATCATCCGTTAACGGATTTGGAGAGATTATAAAAGGATTAGCCGATGCTATGGCGCAGTCTTCCGTAGTTACGGGTCAAATATTGTTAGCATATATGCAAAGTGAAAAAGAAGAAGAAGAAATTAAAGCACAGTAACAACTGTGCTTTCTCTAACTCAGGATTAAGATAAAGAGTATATATTAATGGAGAGTTATTTAAAGAAAGCAGGAACAAATGGATAAATATTTAAATGGATTATTGTGGAGAGTATCAGACGTAGGGAACGGTAAGATAATTGTTGAAACTTATACTGGGTATAAAATAGTAGAAGGGTTAGAATATTCCGTAGCAACTAAGATTACAAGTGAACATAACGAAGCTATCTTAAGTTTGTTAGAACCAATTGGTACAAAGAATAAATAATTATTTACAAATGTCAAAAAGCATGATATAATGAATTAGGAGATAAACATGACACAAACAGCTAGAACAAAATTTGAAGTAAAAGAATCTTCTGAATTAAATGCCTTAGAATTAGAATGTGTTAACACCATTCATGAATCTTATCGTAAAACTCGCCGCGATGCAGCACTTGCCTTAGGTGAATTTAAGAAGCATTCTTCTTATATCGTAGATACAGGTCACACCGAGGGATTAGAATTGCATACAGTAACGACTACAGGTGTGGTAGTAATTGCCAACTTAGTAAAGAAAGTAATTGTTACTTATCTTATTGCGAGAGAAGGCCAGCTCAGACGTTATGGAATAACGGACCGTGCGCTGCTTATGCTTGCTAGAGACCATGCCTCTCAAGGATTAAACTTAAAATGAAACGCATTATGAAAAAGCAACGTTGTACTAAAGAGGAAGCCTACCGCGTGAAAGACCCTCTGTCTTTTAAAAGCAATTTTCATATTACGTCTAGTCGGGATGCCTCAACCGTTTATAACCCCGCCCACATTTCTCAAAAAGAATACGCAAAACGCTTAACTTTCAAGGAGAGCAAATGAAAACTAAAGGCTGTTGTTATGATGATGCTGAAAGAATAATTGAAAGATTCAACGAAGAAGATAATAAACCTTTATCGGCTAAGGAAATGTTTAAGAAGATAGGCTGGGCTTTTGCATATGAGAATAATGGAAGCATAGCATATCAACAGGATGAGTGTATATTAACAATATCTAAGTTCACATATGAGTTTAAAGTTTGTTATATTGATAAGAAACATAAAGAGCAATATAGCTGGGTTGATATGCCTACATTAAAAGCAATTACACAACAAATGAAAGAGTTAGGGTGGATTGATGAGAACTAAAAGGGAGTATCAAGAAGCGTTAGAAAAGGTAAGCAAACTTTTTAATAAGCGTGATTTGTCTTTTGTTGAATATAAGCAGTTTGATGTAGCGATTATGAAACTAAAAGAACTAATAGACAACTATAAGGAGAAAGAAAATGAACCCAGTATCTAAAGCAACTTTGACTCATATGCAGATTTGTCACGGCTTAATAAGCGATGCAGAACGCAAAATAGCCTTGCTCAGGGAATATAGCGATTCTAAGAAGCTTAAAAAAGATAATTTGTATATTATAAAGAAGGAAGACTATCAGAAAGATGATACTTGGCAGTTTACTATAGGCTTGCCTGAAGCAAAAGCTATGATAAAGACGCTACACAAAGTAAAGAAAAACTATGAGAAAAAACTCGATGAACTTGCACTTAAACTAGTGGAAGAAAACACGCCAAAGGAGAACTAAATGGGGTTAGCTACCTATACAAAAAATGATGCAATAGAGGCTTATATTAGAATCTGTTATAGCACTTTCAATTTCTATAGGTTATCTGTTGCGAAAGCATATGATAAAACACTTGGAGAGATTTATAAGAAGGCAATGTCGATTCCTTATCAGGATGATATCACGTATACAGAAGAACATTATTACTGGGACTTGTTATCAAAAAATGAAGGCCTAAAGGTATTCTTGGAGCACAGCGACTGCGATGGAATGTTTACTCCTAAAGAATGTCGCTTAATCTATAATGAGTTAATAAAACTAAAGCTAGACCCGCTAGACGGAAGTACTGCATACTATATTAATCAAGACTTTATTCAAGCGTTTGAATACTGTTATAAGCACAGAAGAAACTTATACTTCGGTTAAACAACAAAGGAGATTAAAATGCCAACAGAAAAATCTATCGACCACTACGAAGGTTCCAAGAAAGAATTTCAAATGACAAGGAAAGATTATTTAGAACTAAGAAAGAACTTAGACGTGTCTAGAGATGCTATAGAGTCTCATCTAGATAAAATTAAGCAGCAAAAAATAGTTTTACTAGAGCTTGAGGAACAGCTGGGGTTACTTAACTTTTCTGAAAAGAGAATGCATGAAGACGTTATGAGAGCATTACAATTCCCATTTCTTGATGAGGAGGATACTAATGAAACACTTTGAGAAAGTATGGACTAGATTTCTGTTTTTACTTAGTTTAGCTTCGGCTGTTATTAGTTTCATTCCTATTTATTTAAACACAGGCAATTGGGGTCATATAATACAATTCCTTTTTAGCATCTTATATGCCTCATTGGTATGGTTAGAAATAAGTGAGGAGCAGCATGACTGAAATAATGACACAGGAGTTTACACAAGAAGAACAAATGCAGTTTTGCCTAATTAGAGAAGATGGAACGGAACATGAGTGGATTGACCCTGTTAGTAAGATTTGGGAAGAAAATGGATTTATATATGTAGAAAATTATTATAACCTAAATAACCCTTGGGTTTATCCTAATGATGTTAAGTTCAAATTGCAAAGGAGTTTAGACAATGACTAAAATTGCAGTATTCAGTAAAAGGGACCAGAAGATTATTTATGTTACTGATATTGTTACTTGTTTTAAGTTTGCTAAAATTAGCTCAACTTTAGAGTTAAGGGTAAACGAGATGCCCTATGCAATTAGATTAGACCAGTTAAATGAATATATTATCGGAGAAGAAGAGATGAAAGAAATCTTAATGATGATTGACAGAACTTATGAAACCTTGTTTGATGAGTACAATGACCTACTAAGAAAGGCGGCGAACTTATGCCTAAAATGACAACAGAGCAGTTCTTATCACATTTAGGAATAGAAGTAGGAAAAACAGAATTTATGTGCAGTGAATTTAATCTTGGTAAAAAATATAGAATTATTCGTGAGCAACTTAAAATTGAAGGTTATAACCGTATCACTGATGAGTGGGAATATAACGATTTTTCTATTAGCGATTTGCTTGATGCCGAAATTACACCCTTGCCTAAATACACATTGAGTGAAGATGAAAAGGCGATAGTTAGAAATGTATTTGAGGATATGGATGTTATTGGTGTTGACGCTAACGGTTCTTTGTATGTAAGAAATAAGTTCGCAATACCTACTTGGCTACCATTTTACAATGTGTTTCGATTTATCAAACTTGACACAGAAGTATCACTTGATGAATTGAGAAAGTGCTTATAATGAAAGGAAATGATATGAACGCTAAGGAACAAATATTAGACCTATATAAATCACTTCGCATGGGAGAACAGGAAGACAGCTATGTTAGAGATAAAAAGATTATCTCTCAATCTAAAAATCCGTTCGAATTATTTTTTAGGACAGATAAATACGAAATGAGTTTGCGGCTTGAATATCGCCAAAAGGTAATTGAAGAACTATTAGAAAAGTTAGTAAAAGAAAGTGAAAAAGTAGAAGAAGTAAACAAAAAGGTATATGACAAAATCGTTAATGAATTGAATATGGCTACAACCGACAAAGAACCTATTAAGACAGAGTTAAGTTGTGATTATATCCCTTCTAATAATGTAATGGTTATGTCAAGAAGAATATATGTTCAAGGATTTGAAATGGTTTACTTCATAGATACAAACTTTGAAAAAATTGTTGAAGACAACATAAAGGAGAACAGATGAATATATATTTAATCATATATTTTATTTTAGTATTTTTGGGTATGGGCGTATCTATGTCAGAACACGGCATGCCCAAGAAGGGTTATAATAATTTTTGGATTACATTTATTGCGTTTTTAATTCAAATGGGACTATTTTATATGGCGGGTATATTTGACCTGTTGATTAAATAGGTATCCCTATGGAATTTTTTAGAGGGTTTATCATTGCGTTATGCGTTGAGATAATTCTTGTTATCATTCTATTGTTACTAATATTATAAAAAAGAACGGAGGCCTATATGCCAGAGTTTGAATTAAGACAGGGTCCTGGGTACGATGTTAAGGACAGCATACTGATTAGAACATTTAAAGCGGACGACTTTGAAGAGATTCGTCTTGCATTTTTTGAAGAGATGCACAAGACCATGAAGGTGCAGTGTTTTTATATGCGCAGCTGGTTTGATGAGTACGGTAATACTTTATTTGATTATGGCAGTCACCATGACTTCTTTTATCTAGTAACAAAGGAAACTTGATGGGTCGCATAAAAAAAGTAGAAGTATCTACGGAAGAAAAGATAATCAGCTATGAAGTTAAATATCCACACATCGTATTAAAACCTAAGGTAGCATTAGAAGATATAGGAAAAGTTAAAACATTTCTTACTTCAGATGGTATAACAGATTTTGTCGGCAAGAGTATAACCTTAGTAGAGTCTGAAGACGTCTGGGTATGTTTACGTATAGTTGAAGGAAAATACTATATAGACCAGCCGCACCAGATTAAGCGGCTTACAAAAGAACTTATCGAAAAGTATTCGTTAGGTAAATATCTTAAGATAAAGGAGGAGTAGTATGTGGTCGCCAATAATTGAAATTGTTGAAGGGGTTACTGTAGAAGAAAAGAATAGAGTGATTGAGCAGAATCAAAAAGGGAGTGTAATGACACTAAAAGAAAAATTGCAGTTTCTGTTAGACCATTGGGAAACAAAGTTTGAATATAAACCATTAAATAGTCCTGAGTGGAAAGTTGGAACCTGCCATTTATTCCGTGGAATAGCATTAAAGAATATACATTATTTTGAATTTAGAGAGGTAGAATAACATGAACGCAGATGATATCAAAGAGCTATATAAGAACAACCTGATTAGGGCGAAGGGAGACGCGTTAGA